GGGCGTCGGGTTGCTGCGGTCGGAGTGCGATGCCGCCATTTCCTGATACGCTGCTTCCGCTATGTCCTGCGCCGGCTGCGGTAGTGAATTGTCCGTTTTTTGGGTCATGGTATGGGTCTTCCTTCAAGATTGCAGCAAAGTCATGCTTGGTGATGTCCTTGGATTCGATGCCATGCGCCTTATCGAACTCATGCGCCCGCTCCAGCAGCGACTTCGTATCCATGTCGATCACATCAACGGAAATCTTATCGTCCGGATGCGTCATCGAGCGCACCACATGCGCTGCCCAGTGGTGATGCCCATCGAGGATATAGCCTTCCTTGGAAGCAAGGATGGTCTTGTTGTGGCTGCCGTGTTTGATTTGCTGATACAGCTTGGCGGTTTTGAAGCCATCGATTTCGCTTTGCGTCGGCTTCAGCGTATTCGGATCGACATCATGCCGCGTGACAGCCACGCCAAGGCTCTTGAAGAATTCCGGGTAGTCTTCGGCAGGGATTTGCGGCATGTTGCCACGCGGGATGCCAAGGCTTTCGCCATTCGCAAAAATCTTTTTGCCGGCCACCGAGGCTTGCAGGATATTCGGGTGCTGGTCGGGGTTATGCCCCATCGCTTTCAATGCATCCTTGAATGCAGCATGGTCGGCAAACGTGAATTCCCCGGTATGCGGGTCGTGCCATTTGTTGAACTTCAAGACTCTGGCAATCGATTGCCGGCCTAGTATCTGCCGGGCAACCCGCTCGATTTCGTGCGCGTAGTCATTCGGGGAAAGTTTATCGCCATGGACTTGCTGCATGTGTGCGGTGACCATGCGCTCGAATTGATCTGGCCCGACTTTATCGAGCGCCTGTGCCATTGCATTGACGGTGGGCACGGCTTTGTGGCCCGGCTGCACCGCCCCATCCTTGGTGGTAAAGCGGCCTTGGTCGTCGTGGTATTTGTTGAACTTCAGGACTTTGGCAATTGATTGCCATAATCCTTGCTTTGCAAGGGGTGATCTTTGATCCACTGCTCCGCTTCCGCCAATTCTTCCGGCGTCGGCTCCCGCCCTGTCAGTTGCCGGTAGAGTTGCGCCAGTGTCTCCAATGTCTTCGCATCGGTCGGCTTTGCCAGCACCAGTTTCGGTTTGTCCATGATTTCCTTTCAATACACCCGATTTCGCATCCGGGTTGACAGTGATCGACTTGAAATTCTTCAAGTCGAAATAGGCGATCTGGTCATGCGCCAGCGCCAGCTTGGTTGCTTCTTCCTCCGAATCCTTTACTACCGAGACATCGAGGAAGACATTGTGGCTGGCCGGGTCATGCCATGCGCCGATGAAATGGTCAGGCTGGCTGAAGACATCGCGGTTCTTCAGGTAATAATCAACCAAATCCTTGAATTTCAATTGATCGGCGGGTTTGGCGAATGACTTCTCCGGATAGATCGATAACGCATAGCCCGCGCTCGGTTCGCTGCCGGTCATCGGTTGATAAGTAAAGCCGCCATCGGGCTGGCCGATGCGGTCGAACATGCTGTGCAGTTTGCTGCGGGCCGCACCCGATACCTTGGCACCATCCGCCGTGGTGAACTTGCCATCCTTCGGATCGTGATGCGAATTGAACTTGAGTACGGTGGCGAACATAGGGCGGCTCCAGAAAGTCGCCCAAGTATAGCCCAACAGCAACTACTCAGGTAGCAGCGGCATAGGCATCGTCACTTGCAACACCTTGTAGCTGGCCCATTGCAAGTCATCCGGCGTCGGATCATGCGGACGCAAGAAGCGCAGCGCAATCCTATCGGTCGTATCGTCGGCCCACACCACCTTGCAACAGGGCTCGCAGGAAAACGTCTTCGTGGCCCAGTGGAACATCCAGCGATGCCGCACTTCTGTCAGCACCATGCCCGGCATGCCATTCAAATCACGGTCATGACGGAAATTGCAGCCCACTACGATATCGCCCGGTTTGAACATGCTTGCCTCCAGTAATTCGAGGCAGTATAGGCTTCCCTGCTGTTATTTCCTATGCTCAACTTGGCAATTGATTGCCACGATTGCGCAACGACAATTCTTCCCGTGCCTGCTGCAACAGGTTCATATCAAAGTCATCCAGCTTTCCTTTGACCGATTCTTTGTACTCGTAGCCATCCTTCATCATGACGACGAACCATTCAGGGTAGTCCCGATAGACGAACCAGCCGCCGCGTATGGCTTTCCACATCACAGCAAAGGTCATGCTGATGAATTGCAAGAAGCGCCATGCATTAAAAATTTTCTCTTTCATGCGAGTACCCCGGTTGTGCCGCCGCTGGCAACGAATACCAGTGCGTGTCCCATCGGCTCTGCACAGACGACGACAATCGTGGCAGCGCCCATCAGCATCATCGGCAAGATCGAGCGGCAATCTTCTTCCCAGCAATAGGAAATCAGTTTGCCGAAGCCGCCAGACAGAGACATCATCAACGTGATCAATAGGATTGCTGGGATCATGGTTCACTCCTTAAAATTGGGGCCACGGGGCTTTGGGGTTACCTGCCGCGATCCGTTGTTTGCCACACTTCCGGCACTTATAGAATGCCCGCACCGAAAACTGCACCCGGCTACCATTCGGGCCATACTGGGCTTTGACTATCTTGTGGTTTCCCAGAAATTCATAGTCGTGCTTGCGGGTTGGACATTCAGAAATTGATGTATTCGTTTCCATGTTCATCGATCCTTCTTCCTGTTTTTGGATGGCGATGCCAATGCCGGGGCTCGTCTTGCGTATCGTAAAACTCAGCCCACTCAATCAGGGCTTGCAGCGCCGTGGTGATATCGTGATAGCACCAACGGTCTTCATACCCCCAGTTATTCAGGCCGGAAAGAATCGCATAGGTGAATGCGAACCGGGCGATGCAGCATAGCGAGCCATCCGGCATTTCCAGATAGGTCAGGTAAGTGGGGTTGCCTTCCTTTAGTTCCTTGACCAGTTTTTCATTTTCTTCATTCATGATACCGGCTCGCCCCCGGCTGCCCCTGTAATAGTGAATTTCGGCACATCGTCAACTTGCGTTGCACCCGGCCCATTGCCTTTTGTTCTTCCTTGTCCAGCCCAACATCGGCCAGAGATAGGACGGGATCGCGGAAGGCTGCTTCCACGACCTTCTGCAATGTCTCATATTCAAACACGGTCAGGTTCATGGCTTCTTCCTCTTGCGCAATTCCATCATCTTGTTGATCGCATCCACGGTGAACTTGTGCCTGTTCTTGTGGATCGATTCAAAGGCTTGGTGCAGCGGGGTGCCCGGCTCCGGTTCCCGCCGCTTCTTTGGCAATCGATTGCCAGTCATTGCTTCACCTTGAACGTGACGACAATGGTGCCTTCGTCATCGGTTTGGACATTGACTTTGCTGCCTTCCGGGCCGGTGAACAGCAGGCCGGCGAAGTCGAGGTTGACGCGCTTTTCGTGCTGGACATCCGAATCGATGATGGTTTCGACTTCGGGGCTGCGAGTACGGTGGATGCGGCGCACAGCGGTAATGGGTTCATTCATGACAGTCTCCGGGGCAGGTTCAGGTTTCGGGATGGGGGTATAGGGCAGGCCAGCCTTCCCATGCTTCTTGCGCTTCGGGGAAAGCTTGCCGACGCTATTGTTAGGCTCGGGCACATTTTCTTTGATGCGGTCGGGATTCCAGTAATAGCCGACACCGCGCTCATAGCCGAGCTTCTTGGTTTGCACTTTACGTGCCAAGCCAATGGTCACGAAATAATCGCAAGCTTTGCGCACTTGATAAATGCCCCGGCAGACTTCTTTGATATCAGGCTGGGCAAATGCTTCGGGCGCAGTCAGCGGGTCTTCAGCATCCGCGTTCTTCAGGTAGGTTTCGAGTCGTTGGTAAAACAGGAAACCAATCTTGATTGCTGTGGGCGGCGCGTTTTGCGCCACGGCTCCAATTGACATTGATTCACTCCATTGAGGTTGATTACAAATACTTCTTGGCTTCCCGCAATTCCCCCCAGACCGCTTCATATAGCGCCCGGTTCGGGATGGCACCCAGCGCTCCCAACACGAATACCTTGTTGGGTAAGTAGCCTCTCAGGAAGTCTTTCGAGGCATTCTTGGCGGCTCGCAGGTTCGATAGCATATCGGCAGCTTTCAAATTCTTGGCCTTCGGTACAGCATGGCCTAACCGGTAAGCGTCATCGAGTTTGCGGATCGATTTTTCTTCCTTCGTTTCCTTTGCTGGCCTTGGGTTGCCGGTGACATCCTTGACCAGTGCCGCGACTTCCGGATTGAAGTCGGCAGCGATACGATCAATCGTATAACCGGGGCAATCTTCCACCACATCATGCAGCCAGCCAGCGGCCAGTACATCCGGATCATCTTCCCCAAATTCTTTCAATATTGCGACGACTTCAGCGGGGTGGGTAATGTACGGCTCGCCAGTAAATTTCCGGACATGCAGTTTGTGGGCTTCAGCAGCGTATCTTTCTGCTTTTTCCACTAGGTTCATATGTCGGACTCCTTTCCTGACGAACCTAGTTTATCACAATTAAGTGGTTTGTCAAAACCTTTTAGAATTTTTCGCCGGCATCTTCCGCAGAAACTTCATCGCCAAAGAAAACCGGAGCAATTTTGTCACCGTCATACGGCTTCCAGCCCAGCGGGGTCTTGACTTCAGTTACCACCGGATTGTTGACCGATGCTGGTCGTCGGTAGAAGGCATTGTCATATTCGTAATATTTGTACTCCATGCTCCCTCCTTAGATGGATTTTTTCCATGCCGCGTCATACAGAGCCCGCGACGCTGCCGTGGCCTTGTTGAAGGCTTGCTGGTCTTCCACCGACCATGTGCTGCGGTCGGAGGTTTCCCCATACTTGCCGAGTAGACCCCGGATGACTTCATAATGGGGGTGACCTTCAGCTTTTGCAATCAGCATCGGCTTTAAATGCACTTGAATCTCGCCAATTGAGCCGTTTGGAAACTTCACGTTCAGCAGCGTATCGCGGTAATGCTCATTGGTCGGATTCTCGAAACGGTTTTTCGGACGCTTCGCCAGCACCATGCCGCCCTTCGTTAGCGTATCGATGGTTTGCCGCACTTGGTCGAGGTTATCCACTGCTATCGAAGCCCTTGTCACATCCAGCAGCTTCGACCAGTCGCCCTTGTAATCCTGCGCCACTTTTGTTGCGGCGCGGCCATACCGGTCTTTCAGCTTGGCGATATACAACTGGCCTCCGGGTTGGTTCATTTCGCCAGACTTGATTGCGTCATCCGGGCTGCCGGCCATCGTCTTGTACCCCATTTGATCCGCCAAGCCTTGGCCTTGATTCAGCCATTGCTTCAGGTATTGCAGCGAGGCTGCGGAAGCAGAATACAGCGTATCCGGGTCATGGAACGGTTGATGGGCAATCTTCGGCAGTCGCATTGCCTGCGATGAAAACAAGGCATGCACCTTGCCTTGTTCATCGAGGTTCTTGCCGCCACCTTCCCGCGTCCAGCGGCCTCGCTCATCACGCGGTTGCCGGGGATCGAATTTCAGCACATCGGCAAACACGATGCGGCGCAGCGGATTCGCCTTCAGGATTTTGGAAAACATAGGGCTGCCCTGTGGAAATTGTTGGCCCATTATAGGCGGGGCAGCCACCCCGAACAATTGGCAATCAATTGCCGGATTAGCGGATGTCGTAGGCGGGGCCGCTCATGCCATCTTCACAAATTGCGTAGGTGCCGCTATAGCTACCCTTGCCAACTCTGCGCTCGCGGAAGATGGCGATGCCGCCGTTCTTGTCGCAGGAAGCAATCAGGTTTTGCATCGCCTGTATCTGTTGCCGGGTGACGGCGCGGGCTTGCTCGGTAGTTTGAATTTCGCACCCCATCACCAGCACTACGGCACAAGCCAACAGGATCAGCAACCAGAGATTGACCCATGTAAGTTTCATTCCGTTCCCCAAGGATAGATAGTGGTGCCTACCACGGTGAAGCCGAGCCCGCGAGCGGTATCCAGCAGATTGTCTTTGTTGACGGTCTGCCAGCCGAACTGTTTCATGCGCAGCGCGATATAGTTCAGCGGCATGCTGGAGTCTCGGCTTTCTTTCAGGCACTGATTCAAATCCGAAATGGCTTGTTCTTTTACGCGCATCGTAGCCTCATAGATATTGCGCCAGCACCAGTCCGATGATGACGCCCAGCATGATCATGCAACCCGACCAGACCAAGGCTTCCCATGGCACATCGAGTTGCCCTTGTCGGATTGCGCCGTGGCGGGCATCCCGATCCCAGCATTCGCGGCACACGCCTTCATGGTTATCCACCAGCGTATAGTGCAGGCAAGCGATGCAGACGCCTTCGTGAACCATCTTCTTATCCATGAATGGCGATCAGCCGGGATACATAGATATGCGCTTGCAGGAAGTAATACCGATCCCGCGTCAGGTTCGCCAGATAGATATAGCGCATCGCTTCGCGCTGGCCCTTGTCGTTCGTGAACGATAGGACATCGCGCATCAGCGGATTGATGATCACAAGGGCTTCGGGCTCGGGCAGGATTGCCAGCGGCTGGAAGTAATTGAGTTCATCGTTGATATACCACAGCGCTTTCTTGGCATTCTTCAGCGGCCCCTCCTTGTCTTCGAGCCGCCAGATGTATTTCATCGCATTGCCCAAGTTGTTGCACATATGGCGCGTGATTTCAATCGTTTCCACGCCCGATGGGTGCTTGTTGTAGTGGGCAGCAACAGCGACCCCGGTGGGATCGATTTCTTTGCCCGTGGTCGATGTCACACATGCGTCCATGATTTCCCCCGTTGGATGTTTTTGTAAATATGCACGGTGCAGCCAGTCAGGGCCATCACGCGCTGACGCCGGATGCCGCTGGCAATCAATTGCCGGATTTCCCGTGCTTGATCTTCGGTGATCGAGGCATTGCCGCGCTTCGGTTGCGCTGGCCCGACGATGATTTGCGCCGGGTTGTTATCCGGCTGGTAGTACAAATTGCTGGCGCAGCAATTCATGTTATTGCCATCCTTGTAGCGGATTGCTTGCCCTTCTTCGCCCGGATCGAGGAAGGCGGCAGCCACCAGATAAGATACCGTTCGGGTGGTATTCACGCCATTCTCATCTTTCATGCCGACCAGCAGATTGCCGACCGCATTCAGGCTCAACGTCTTGATCTTGTAATAGCGGTGACCTTTTTCCTTGCGGATGAAGCGCCGCACCCGGCCCAGATGCGATACTTCGTAACCGGGGAAGCCGGCAATTGATTGCCAGATTTCCCCTTCGATCTTGTCACCCTTCAGGTAGCACTCCATCAATCCTCCACTGGGGTCATGCTGGCATACCAGCTATCGAGGCGGCGCGGCCAGATGCGCCAATCCGGGCCTTGATAGATGACGGTAACTGGGAATTTGTCGGCTTTCTCCGGGTCGGGCTCGGAAGTCACCAGCAGCACCTTGTACACGTTGCCGTTCTTGTGCTTCCACCGGCTGCCGATTGCAGGCGCGGCCATCATGCGGATACCCCCGCTTGCGGATGCGCTGCGATCTTGTCTTGCAACGCCTTATGCTCGGCAAAGCGTTCGCCTTCGCTCCATTCATCCCTGCCGAGATAGAAGCGGTAGGCATCGACGTTTTCCAGCAATTTGCGGTATTGCACCAGCCCGTTGCCGCGCAGATTGCCTTGCAGATCAGTGCCAGCAACCATATGGTCTTGCGCATCGTGCTTGCGCCGGCACGGCATCACCGTCTTCGTGAACAGCACTTGATGCTCGGTCGGGGAGGCATGCATCGGATCATCCCCGACAAGGCGTTCATGCAAATTCAAATCTTCATGCAGCGGTGCGGGAGTGCCATCGTGGCGGTTGTAGCTGGCGCGAGCATGCCGGGCCGCAGAGATTTTCAGGTTGGTCTTGGTATCAAGACCAGATGCGATGGGCTCGCCCACCAGCGGCAAATGCCATTCGCCATCCTTCAGCAATTTCGGAGTGCTGCCCAGCATCGCCCGTTGCATGTCGGCAGCCAGATTCTTGAATTCCGGCATCGCTGCCTTGTGATTGCGCAGCTTGAAGAAGTTTTCGTATTCGGTCGAAGTCACCATAACGGAAAGGTATTGGTATGGCTCCAGTCCCCTGTTCGCATATTGCTTGTGCAGTCCCACGCGATTCAGTGCCCATGCAAAGCCGCAGGCACAGCGGGAAGCGGCTTTCCACAGCTTTTGCGCCGCCCATAGCCGCCAGCCCTTCAATTCTTCCATCGACTGCATGCCGGGCTGATTTGCGCCCCAGAAGCTTGGGCCAGCCGGGTCATGCCAGACTTCACCGATGATCTTCTTCGTCGGGATCGCACGGCTGCTGCCGCTGCACCGGGAAAACACGCGATGCGTCAGCAGTTCGCCATGAAACGCTCTCCAGTAACGAAGCATGAACGTGGTGATGCGGGTGGGTTCGGTTGAGTCCGTGATGCTGTCTGCCACGATACGAACATTGTGATGGGCCATAATGCCTTCTCCTTTTTGTGAGTTGCAATCAATTGCCAAATAAAAAAGCCTGCCGTTTGGGCAAGCCTTGGTTTGGTCTAGTGCAGGTAGTATTCGCGGTTATTGCGCTGGTGATCGAGCATCCATTCCAGATATTCAAAATACGCCATCCTGAGTGCAATGCTTTCTTCGGATTCGAGCGGGGATGTATTGGCTACGTCATCGAAAGATGACTGGTCGGTAGACCCTTGCATTTAAATCACTCCTTTTTTGCGGCAACAGTCGGGCGTTCCAGTATAGGCTGGAGGAAATCAATTTACTACAGGAATTCATTGTCGTCAGTAAAGTTAACTGACAATCGCATTACAAGTGAAATTACTGTTCACTTCCAGACGTTTAGCGCACTCCTTGCACTAGATTTGAAGCGATTATACACCAAGAAGCGAGTTTGTCTAAGCAGAATTAAGCTGTCTGCACAACTTTATTTTGATATGAACGGTACTTTTGGCCCTTGCGGCTCTTTAATTCTTATGTTATTCGCGTAGGACATTTCCCTACATTAAGTGTAAGAATTAAAGAAGGACAACTAGTTCGCATCCGAGCCTATTTCTTCGCCGCATTTCTTAACTGCCCAAATATTTGTGTTGATAGGCGGGCAAGCGTCGTGTTCTCGGTAAATTTGCTGGCTTCCGAAAACAATTCCAGCAAGCATAGCGCCTCTTGCTGGCTTTCAACTTTAATGCTGAGTTCGAATGGATTAAAGGGAGCGGGCAGCGGCTTGATTTCGACTTCCATATTGACTCCGGGTTACAAGTGAGAAGCCCGCCTATATTACCAGCGGGCAAATTGTTCTGGCAATTGATTGCCAAATCAGGTTTGGGTTGTGTCCCGCAGTAGGGCGTCGTTCATATCGGCATGCTCGCGGCTCAAGCGTTCAGCGGAGCGCAGATAGTCTTTCACCACAATCAGCCGGGTGCGTAGCTGCGCGATCTGGTTTGCCATCACCTTCGTTGCGCCCCGTGCCTTGTCGCGCTCCCGTGCCAGTATCACGTTTTCTTCGGATAGCCGGTCATTGTTCTTTTTGAGCCTTTCATTGTCAGCCCGCAGCAATTCATAATCCTTGCTGAGTCGTTCATGCTCGGCTTGCAAATCATCGTAGGCAAGGCTGGCTTCAGCCAATGGCCCATGAATCGCTTCGAGCCGCGCCAGTTCTTGTTCTAGGGCTTCGGCCACCAGTTGATCCATCGTCTTGCCTTCGGCTTGCGCCTTGCAAAACAGCCTGCCGATGGTTTCATAAGGCAGTGTCAATTCGATGTCTTCGGTGGCTATCACTTTTTCTTGATCCATCAGGCTCTCCTTGGGGTGACTTCGGTGGCCGATTCGATGCCGCGCAGATGCAGGCTCAACAGCAGATGCACGAATTGGTCTTCATGGGCGATGACCTTTTCCTCGCGGCCTCGCGGGGCTTCGGCAATCTTCTCGTCCAGATATTTGGTGGCTTCGGAATCGACGCCGAAGATCGCGGCGCTCATATCCCGGTGATAGCCGAGAGTATCGTTGCTCATATTCACTCCTTGCGTAATTCAATACATTGAATGGGAACCATGTTGTGCAGCTTGACAAAGGATTCTTCCGGGTCATTATCCTTGCGCCATTGATTCAAGGCTTCCCATTCGGCCCTATAGGCTTTATCCAAATCTGGATCAGCTTTGCGCTTGTCATAGGTGGCGTGTTGCCATTTGATATTGAATTCCCGGCTGCGCTTGCCCGCTTCTTCCGAGTACACCGACTCGTGGGCACCCCATTCTTCTAGGGTTACTTCATGGTCACAGAGAAACACGCCGCCGACGCGGTAATCGGAGTATTCGCCCCACGAAAACTGGTACAGGTAATGCTTCTTGCCATTTAGGATCAAATCCATAATTTTCTCCTATGCAATGTAATAGGAAATTTCCCCGATGATTTCAACGGATTCATTGCCATCATATTCATTGATATGGAATGCAGTTCCTTTGGGAATCCAGCGTATCGTCAAGTCATCCGCCCCACCCAGATAGGTGTCTGGGGCTTTTTGCTTGGCAATTTCTGCGGCCCGCTTCAAGTCGCCATCCATCACCGCTTGGGCAATATCCTTATCCAGCGCCAGCAACTCTCCTTGCTCGCTGTTCCATGTACTCCAGCCTGCGCCAAAGCCGGGGGAATACACCACAGCAACTAGTCCATCTTTCTCCAATCGTTCTATCGTCATCATTTTCTCCTTGGTGGTTTATCCAACCCCAGCGCCCGGTCTGGTGGCTCGCTAGGGGGCTCATAGCGCGGTTGCGGTGGCTGGGTTGGTATGTCGGCTTGGGTCGGGGTGCAAACGGCTTGTGGCGGCGCTGCTGCCTTGCCCATCCAGTATCCTGTTGCTCCTGCCAGCAGCAATAACAATGCAGTCAAGCCCACGGCAAAGATCGGTGCCAGCACGATATACAGGCTGCTGCGGTGAATCAATATCATTGCTTGGCCTTCGGGTAATAGCGGCGCTGCCGATCCACCAGAACGGCGGCGATCACGGCAAACACGACTGCCGATAAGATATGGCCTTCGCTCATGGCGACGAGCATTAGGAAACAAATGCCGATGCCAGCGATGTCATACGACAGCATGCCGGCGATGCGCAGCAGTTCGCGTTTTTGCTTTCGTGTCATGATAAAGCTTCCTTTCCTGCCGGATTTCCAGCAGCTTGATGAATTTGCGCAGCGTACCAGCATCCATCTTGGCAAGGCGCTTGGCCCCGAAGTGGATGCATAGCCGCTGCCCCGGTGCTTGACCCGGCTGGTATAGCGTCCAGTACCCAAGCTGGGTCTTGGCAAAACGAAATCCTTGCTCTGCCGCTTGGGTCTGGGCTTGGCGGGCATTCATGTCAATCTCCTAGAAATGCGAAGCGCAATCGCGCCCAGAACCCCATGCGCTCATAGTGATTCAACCGAGATTGCAACGATTCGAGCAGTTTTCGCTGCCGATCATACAGGTCTTTCCATTTCTCGCATGTAAGGGCTAGGTTTTCTGCAAGCCCAATAACGTACTCCAAGTCCTGCCTAGCTTGCTCTTGGTTCATGTTCCCTCCATGGTTGGCAATCAATTGCCAGTTATGCGTACTTCAAACATTTGCGGCAGCGCCGGTATGGCTGGCCCCCGCCATCGTAATCGCTTTCGTATTCATGCTGGCAACTCGCTTGCTTTGCCGCCCAATCGGTCTTGTCATGGTATGGTTGCCCGGTCACTTCCTGCACGAAGTCTTGTTCCGCGCCCCGGTAGCCGCATTGGTAATCATGGTGATCCCTGCTGCCGGCGATATAGGGATTCCTATATCGGCCCGCATGGAAATCGCTGATGCCTTGGTCGTATGCTGTCATGTTCATACCGAATCCTTGATCCGGGTGATCACATCCCGGTTCTGGGCATAGTATGCCTTCGCTTGCTCCGACAGCAAGAAGCGGTAATCGTAATAGCCTTTCTTCGACATCACTTCATTGGTCAGGTGGCCGAGCAAATCCTTGATGCTGCCGGTGGCCGCGCCGAAACTGTATGCCATTGCTGCCAGCGTCACTACCTTGTCATCGCATTGGCGATAGGTGCGGATATCTTCGTTTTCTTGCCGATTGAAGCCACGGCTCGCATAGAAACTGCCATCCATGCCGACCGCATACACTTCGATGCCGGTCATCGTCGCATTCATGATGTCTTCGAGCGACAGGCTGCTATTGCCGGGGTGGTTATGCACCATGATCTTGGCGCGTTTTTGCAGGTCGGGCGTCATGATGACTTCGATATGATTTTCATCGCCATCGACAGTGAAGATGCATTTGCCATCAGCATCGAGCAATACGCCATGCTCATTGCCATCGACCGCTTCCCTTGCCAACACATAGGCGGCGGCTTCGCGCACCGCATTCGAGATTTCCATATTCACTCCATTGAATGGTTTCGTTAGTGGATCAGTGCCAGCGCCGGGGCCAGCAGGGTCTTCAGGGCGGCAGCGCCTTCAAGGCCCACCGCAAAAGTCACGGCGATCACGGCGACCGCCAACAAGGCATGTTTCAGCATTCGAGGCAGCCCTCCATGATCGCGTAGACTGCGACGCCCATGGCCCAGATTGCCGAGGCGATGACTGCTGCATGAAAGATGATTTCGTAACCCATTTTTCACTCCATTGAGGTTGGTTTTGTTACCGGGCGCGGTATGCCATTGCTGCCCGCACTTTGCGCATCTTGCTGCGCCGCACTTCCATCAAACCGTAAGCCATGAAGGCGGAAGCCAAGAAACCCGAAACAAGCATCATGAAATCCATTCCGATCTCCTTTTTCGTTTTCGTTCAACCCACGCCTTCATATTAGCACAACTAAGCTGTTTGTCAAAGAGATTTTGGCAATCAGTTGCCAGCTTCCAGTTTGGCAATCACCGCTTGCACGATGACATACCGCACGGCAGTTTCCTTGTTGGGGTGGTCGGCATGGTATTCGATCACTTCGGCTGCGGTTTCTCCCTCCGGGCCAGCCAACCCCACGGCAGCGAAAGCTTGTGCTGGGTCACCGAACATCACATCGACGCCATGCTCCACCATCAAGGCAAAGGCGGCGGCATTGTCTCTTGTCCAGCTAGGCGTCGATATGAGTTGCCACGCATTGCCAAAGGGGCGCTTGATGTGCGTCCTATCATTGACAAGGACAAGCTCATCATTTGGCTGTAGCTCGCCAGCCAATACCAATGCGGCCAGCCGCTTTTCCGCTTCGAGGTATTTATCCATCATTTCCACCCTTCCGTTGAGCCGGGCTCGTGGACTTCCATCAATTCCTTGATAAGTTGCCACATCCCTTGAATTTGCACAGCGGCTTCGGCTAGGTAATAGCCGGTATCGCCCCGTGTATCGTGGGCCAATTCATTCAGGCGCTCGGCTATTTCTTCCGAGTCATTGAAAACTTCGCATAGTTCTTTGAAATCACGTTGCCCGGTATCCATGGCGGGCTCCTTATAGGATGTCGCGTAATTCATCTTGCTTGGCGATCAGGATGCGGGCCAGCAATTCCTGATCGACGCGCTGCCCGGTAGGCATGTCTTCCGTCGCATACTTCTTGGCGAACTCGGTCAGCTTTTCCGCGATATCAAGATACCGCTGATGCTCATATGCCTCCTGCGAGGTATCGAATTGCTTGCCATCAGTCGTGGTATAGGTGGCTTTGACTTTTTGATAGGAACTCATGGTTCACTCCATTGGAGGTGGCAATTGATTGCCAAATTACGACAGTAAGATGCCGAGTAGGTCATGCCTTTTTTCAATTAACAATTCGCGCAGCTTATGCTCATTCAGGCCAGCGCCCGCATTTTCCTTAGCGAAATTTGCCAATGCCTCATTGGTGTCTAGGTCTTTTTGGTGGTTGCGGGCAACGTCATAGTCTTCAAAAACTTGCCCATCCGTAGTTTCGTACTTGCGTTTGATACGATCTTGGAATGCCATAGTCTCTCCTAATAGACGGTCTTTGGCGGCACGACCGGGATATGCGATAGCGGCTTTCTTGAATGCGCCCGCCGATCCAGCGTTTGCAGTGGCTGGGTATTGCGGATGTGGAACTTGGCATTCTTCATATCCTGCGCCATTCGTGCTGCCTTGTCATAGCTGCTGAAGATTTCGAGCCCATCCTTGATATACGGCCCGAGCAAGCCCCAGATATAGCCATCATCCTTTTGCCTGCGATAAATCACATACGGGTACAGTGCGCCCGCGCTATGCTCTTGCACGGGATCAGCATTGGGTCGGTGTGCCATTCATTGCTCCTTGTCTTGTGGTCGGGGGGAAAGCATGCGGTGCCCTTCCGCTTTCAAGCGGTCGTACCAAAATTGCGCAGTCTTGAGGGAATCGAACCGCTCGCACCTATTTTGCCCATAGTAGTCATACCAAAATGCATACATAGTGCCTCCTAGTATTCAGATTTGCGCCGCTGCGGATGCTGGCAATAGCGGCAGTTAGCGATATAGCCCATGAACACGCCCATCGTTACCACGGGCTTGTATTCCCCGATGCCGCGCCGCTTGCATTTCGGGCACGGGGCCAGCACTGGGCGCTTCGGTTTGGTCACGGCCTGCCCGCCCGGTCTTGAGCCCCCTGCACGAAATCGTTGACTTGATCTTCAATCGGGTAGGGGATCGGCTCGGATGGGATTTCCTTCACATTCCATTTGCCGCCCAGTTCCCGCGCCAGCACCTTGGCGATGGCATCGGTTTTGTACACCATCTTGTTGTGGCCTTCGAGTTCCAATTCGAATTTCATATGCACTCCTTGCTTAGTTGAACATCAGGTAATCCATCGAGAACTTGCCGGCACCGCAGAACATCGGGATCATCAGCAAGACCACATACAGCACTTCGGGCAAGTAAAGATAATCGGCAATGCGGTCGGGCTCATTGATCGGAGCATAGCCCTCCACGATCTTCTTGGCATTGCAGCAAATCGCTACGCCGCAAATGATTGCCAGCACCGCTGCCGCGAACGCCGAGAACACACCAGCCAGCAGCATCAAGCCACCCGCGAATTCCCAGCCCGGCACCCACCATTCCATGAAATTGATTGCCGGGATTTTATCCTTGACGAGTTCGGCTTTCAGGGTTGCATGCCGACCCGCGACGAACAGCTTGTTGCCGCCCGAAATGGCGAAGAACACGCCCATCGACATATGCGCTGCGGCAAGAGCCATATCCATGTTGCCGATGCCGTTCGCTGCCATATTGATCACGTTCATTTGTCACTCCATTGACTGTTTATCTTCAACCCACGACTGAATCTTATCACACTTGATCTGTTTGTCAAAGGGATTTGGGCGAAAAAAGAGCCGGGATTCCGGCCCGGCTTTCAAGTACAGTACGCATTGGCGGGGTTAGTGTATCACCACTTGCTCCACAATTGATTCCATTCCGGCAGCTTATTGTTGTGCCAATCGGTGCAGGCGCTGCGGATCAGATCGTAGGTTGATAGCTGGGGATTGTCTTTCGTGGCAACGACGAGCGCGGCCATGATGGCGACGACCATATGGCAATCAATTGCCACAGGCAGGATGCGGGCAAGGTTATCTTCCAAGTTGGTTATCTCCTTGCCTGTCATCATCGCTACTCTTTCCATGTTGGTAATAGCGGCTGGCCTTCCCCGGTTTCCCAGCCCTGCCAGCACTCCTTGATGATTTCGTAGAAGGATTTATCCGGATACTGCCGCGCATTGCTTATCACCAGTGCCAATATTCCTACCAGCACTTCGGTTTCGACTGCCTTCGGCCCCATCACTCGCAGGTTTTCCGCTACGGTTTTGCATTCTTCCGGACTCATCATCGCTCCCAGTGGTCGATCCAGTCGCGTTGCTCGGCGCTGGAGATTGGTTTGTATTCGACTTCCATGCAGGGTCGGCCCATGCGCTTTCTGGCTGCCCGATACGCTGGCTGGGCGCACATCATTTCCTGCGCCACTTCAACGTCACCGAGCGCTGCCGCAGCCTTGGCTTGCTCCAAGAGTACACAGCTAGAATCGATATAAGCAGAACCAGCGGAACCGCTAAAACCAAACACAGAAATGCCGCCACTAAGCGGAATAGCGCAAGTTGCAGTAGGGCTAATGCTTGGGGCGATTGCAGATGCGACCGGATTACGTGCAGCGTTCGCGGATATAGAAATAGCACCAACGCTTCCACCAGTAGCAACGCCACCGCTGCCGCCAATGCCAATACCACCGGCTCCGCCATTGCCTATACCCCCATATCCGGTGCCGCCCGTTGCCGTAGCACTGCCGCCCGTTGCTTGGCCCCCTGCGCCGCCGATTGCAGTGCTTGTTGCCGAGCCGCCTGCGCCGCCTGCACCGATACCCACCGCGAGTTGGCTTTGGGATAGGCGGTTATCGACGGAGAGATTTGCGGTAGCGGCGGCAGTGGCCGCGCTGGAGGTAACGGTGGACGCTGCGGGAGCAATGATCGCAGGAGTGCAGCCATTTGCCGGTACATCATTCCCCCCGTTCCCGCATGACGCGAAAGCCATCGCGGACGGTAGAACGAAGGGCACCAGAAGCCAGAGTCGGTTTTTCATTGGTTGGTTGGGGTTGGTTGCGGATCAGTTCTTCGGAGCAAGGAGTGCAATACACTTTCACGCCATCATCGTTGAACCGCAATATCCAACCGGGCTTCACGCAGCACTTGCAGCATTTCTGTTCCATGCATCACTCCTTAGCAGTTGCCGCATGATAACAGCTTTATGCCCCACAGCAACACCACCGAACCGTTATTCCAGTCAGAACTGAGCCGATGCACACACATCGTTGTCGCATAATCACCTTTTGTCATGAAATGCGCTTCGATGGGTTGTTCGTAATGAAATACCGCTTGGCCCAGCACCGAGGTCAAGACTTGTTCCAGATGCTCCCGATCTTCATCGAGGCAATCGAATTGCTCGGTGTCTTCCTTGCCATCGATATCGTCTTGCAGCGAATTGATCATGATGGACGCATATACATCCATCTGGGTGTATTCCTTCAGAAATGCGGCATCGAAGGATGTGGCCGATACGAGGTCAAACGTTTCCATGTTGGCTCCATGCCGACGCACTCCTTGCGGGATTTACACAATGAGTTGCCGCACCGTTTGGCAATCGATTGCCAAATCTTCGCAGGCCAACGCCCACTCGCACGACCACACAATCCACCAGCCCATCACCAATGCAAAGATAACCATTGCCAGCCCCCCAGATAATCGATCAGGCCATACAGCCCTTTCGTGACGAATAGGAATACCGCGCTGCCGATCAGCGATAGCGAAAACCACAGCGTCATCAAATCGACTTTGTTGATCGGTATGGAGGGCGGCGCTGCCGGCGCTTCGAATTCTTCGGGCTCGCGGCTGAAAAACTCGACGCGCTTCAATGGCTTCTTGTTACCAACCTCTTTTACGAAGCCCCGGCATTCGTCATCCCAAAAGGTTCTTTCCAGATACAGCCGGGTTTTCTCGCGCCACAGCACGAAATACTCTTTGCCGTGGATCATGTCTTGCCCATCGTATTTGACCCACATGGCATTTCTCCTATTTGACGACTGCCAGCACGGCACCAAAGAATTTCAGCTTGTTGCTTGTCAAGAAATCCTGCACTTCCTGCATTGCTTCTTTTGCGCCCGCGCCATTGATGCACTCGACATCGATGCGGTGCAATTGATTGCCACCGGGCTTGCGGCTGCGGTAGTAGACGCGCATCGGTTTAGGCATACTCATGCTCTTTCTCCGGGTCTTCTTGCTTCTTATCTTTCGTGAATCTGATGCTGTCCGGGATGCGGATGACTGGGATCGCATACATGCCCCAGATTTCGCGGCGCATCGTCAATCCATACACTACGCCAGCTAATGCATCTGAGCAATCTTTTGAACCGGTGGCCGGGTGGTCGATCTTGCCAGTCTTCGTATCCTTTTCCAGCGATATCATTTCAATCTGGCATTTCGCATGCTGCGGCATCGCCACCCTGCCCGAGTAAATCGCGGACTTCAGGATGTCATACGCTTCTGGAGTGCGATCCATCGAGCGCTCGCCCGTGGTGAAGCCGGTCTGCCGCAGGATTTGCTGGCTATCTTTCGATTGGAACGAGTCGAACGTGACCCAGCGCATATTCACGCCGAGTTCGCGCAGCTTGTTCAAGACTTCCCTGATTTTCCAGAACAGAATCTCCCCGCCTTTGGGGGGTTTTACTTCCAGAATCGCATCGATATGAATCATCGGCATCATTTCATCGCCATTGCCGCCGAAGCCCAGTTCCTTCATCGATTTGAATCCAGTCACGGTGCCAATCACGACGCCTGCACTGTCGCCACTGATGGCTAAGTCCACATGCGCGAACCTTGGCAGATCAGGCCGGTGTACCCGCTTCGGAAAGATTGCGAGCTTTGACTGCACGAAATCGACCGCTTCTCGGGAAAAGCAGGATTCATGATGACCGAAGGCTGCGGTAACCTTTTCCACATCCACAAAGTAGGGATGACGGGAGAGGGTGGAAACGCCGGCAATTTCGCGCAAGGCATTGATGATGTCTTTTTCGAAGTCTTCGCGGAAATCTTCAGGCACTTCCACGACGAGCTTTTCGTCATCTGGCTCAACTGTTTCTCCAGCCTGAAGTATTCGAGGCTTACGAGTAACGTCGCCAGCAAAAACGCGGAACATACCACGCGTGAAGCTGCCTTCCGGCTTGATATCCCAGACGCGGTAATCATAGATATAGATTGTGGAGTATCCATGCTTGGCCTTTTCCCTTTCGGCTTCTTCGGCTTTCAAATCAGTGAATTGGCCCGGATAGCGTTTCGAAGATACGAGGCACAGCAGGCCCGGCATCTTGCCGCCCAACATGAAGCGGGTCTTGCGGCGTCGCGCAATCGAGTTGTACAAGGCGACCGCTTGATCATAAGTCCCTTGATCGACCGATTGCTTGCTCTTGGTGACCACGCTCATATAGTTCAATTCATCGATCATGCCGCCAATGACGTTCTGGCCGATGGCTGCGGTTTCCATGCCGCTGATTGGCACGATTTCAATGCGGTGCGGGAAGACCATCCGGCTATCGATATTCTTATCGAATGGGAAACACTCCTTGAAGTAGCGGGAGTCTTCGATCATCGACTTGAAGCGCTTGTAGCTGGCGCTGCTGATACCCTTGTTGATCGATTGGAAGATCAGCATGATTTCCGAGCTAGGATCGAGCCCGAATGCCTTGTGCGGCGAGTGCATGCACGACAGCAGATACACTTGATACGCGGTGGAATACAGTGCGGTAGTGGTTTTGGCCGATCCAATCCCACCAGTCAAAACGATTTCGATATACTTGCCCGGCGTATTGATTTCTATCAGTTCCTCTAATACTTTCGGATAGATTTCGGCTTTCTTGTTCAGATAGTATTCACCGCAAACGAATTCTTCGACGCCGACCGGCTCCCACTTGTACACCGCTTCCTTGCTCAAAGCATCGAGGCTGCCCCGCGCAATATCTTCCACCAGCATCGAATAGAATTTCACGCGCTCGTCGGGATCGGCAATTGATTGCCCGGCCAGCCACAGTTGCTGCCCATCGTCGCCACCGATTTCTGCCCGCAGGAATTCTTGGACTTGGGCAAAGAAGGAATCGTAGTCAAACGGCCCCATCGTCTTCCCCTATCGTCTTCATGCCTTGCTGGCGGCGCTGCAAGATATCCATTGCTGCCTGCGCTGCGGTTTGAATCGTGCCGCCCTCGCCACCCTTGATCGTGGCAGTCACGGATTCCACCATGCCGTATGCCTTGCGTTCTTCGGACAATCCTAGCTGTAGGAGAATCGCAATTTCTTTTGGGGATAGCGTTGCGGGATCGAGTTGCATCAAGCCAAGGATCGCCTTCGACATGGCGATGTTGGCAAACTTCGCATGCTTCTTCCGGACTTCCAATTCATCGAATCCGGATTTGGCAATCAATTGCCGCCGCGCTTGCTCGGCAACTTCTTCGCGCAATTCATGAAGCTGGGCTTGCCACCCCTCTTGCGCAGCTTGCACCTTGACTGTATCCGGGTTCAGCTTGTTATCGAGAGCAAGTTGCTCAATCGTGTAGTGATCCGGATTGTGGATATCCAAGTTGCGCTTGAACCACTGCAACCGCAAGCCAAAATAATTGGTGCGGGCATTCGAGGCTCGGCGCTTTGGGGCTGGAACGGGAAGCTGATCGACTACTGCTGCTATGTTTTCGATATCAACTTTGACTTGATGCTTCTTCGCCGGCATTGCTCACTCCTTGCTTGACAGGAGGCAATGTTAGGCGTGATCTGGCCGAAAGGCAACTAACAAACAACGTGAGGGTGGTGGGTAGGGAAAATCTTGGCAATTGATTGCCAGTTACCAGTATGGCTTTGATTCAGCTAAGAGATTGAATACCTCTAGGCAGGAGGGGCACAATCCCTTGCAGATATATGTGGGAGTGATCTTGCATTCTTCCCATATGTGGTATTCCACGATATTTCTTTTTACTTTGATTTTGGGGTCTAAGCTTACATATGACGCGACTAGATGCCATTCGCACTCGGGGTTATCACATAGCCTGTTCATAGCAGGAATATCCTCTTATTATCAGTCCAGCCTTTCAATGTCCTGATTACTTGTGCGCATGTGGGGCATAGCTTCACCTTTGGGTAGAACACGGGGTCGCGCCATACCTCATGGGTGTAATACTCGTAGTCGTGCAGTATTGCATCCTTGTGATCCCTGTGATGGTATTCGCACTCCTTGTTGCTGCATGCTCTATCAATCATCTTTAACCCCGCTGCCCGCTGCGCGGCCCCGCCGTTCTCGGTAATAAATCGTCTTCCGTAATACGCCCATTTCTTGCAGCATTATCTCGGTGGGATTTTTTATCCCTTGCACCACCATGTTCACGAAAGCAGGGGTGACGCCCCATGCCCTTGCTGCCGCCACTTGTGTTTTGTACCTTCGGCGGATATGTCGTTTCACTTCTGCTGCGGGGTCAACCAAGTTATATCGCTTTATCATTTACGGCCCGCCGATGTTGGGTAACAGACCTTCTTCATGCCTTCTTCGATATAGATATCCATGTTCATGTCTTTCAAGGCATGTTCCGGCCCCCAGATTTCTTTTCTTTCTTCGATGAAAGCGAAGGCTCTTTCTATCGTGCCCCGGTATTGCTCGCCATACTTGGCGACATATTTTTCGATTTCTTCATTCATTGCTGGCTCCCGAATCCTTGGGGTATAGGGGTGTCCATCCTGATCCATACTCTGGCCCCGGTTCATGCTCTAGGAAGGTGGTGATGCCTTGCTTGTCTCGGAACCATGCTACAGGCTTTTGCTTGCCCCGCAATTTTTCTGTCAATTCCTTGACGCGTTCGATTTGTGGCCTGACTTTTCTATCTTCATTGACGAACTTGATGCCGGCCACATTCAGTAGTTTTTCTACTTCGATGCGCAACGCATGGCTGCGGCTGTAGTCAAAGTGATTCTGCGCCATGAGTGCTGCCACTTCGGCTTTTAGCGCTTCGATTTGCTCATCCTTGTCCATACCATGCCCCCGTTGGGTTCTGATTTCTTCCAGCCCAATTTCTATCAGTGCCTTGGTTAATTCACTCATTACTTTCTCCTTTTATGCGGTATTCGAAGAAATCTCCTTTGCGCTCTTGTTTTTCTTTCGTGGCTAGGAGTTCTTCCATGGTTCTGTAGCTGCCCCATTTGCTCCAGTCATGCCAGCCTCTTGGCGGGCCGATGAAGCGGTTTTCATCTGGAGTGATTCGGTATTCCAAGATGAAGGGTTTGTCTTTCTTATTCTTGCCGGCCCCGCGCCGTTGTTCGGTGATGCCGCGCTTGGCTGCCTTGGCCTCGTTACTTTGTTCTCGGTAGCTCTTGGTCATTGCTGGGTTCCTTTTCTTCCTCCCGGTTCGTAGTCAACCATTTCCTCGATGTGCAGGCCCGCCTGTCTTAATTGGTTGATTGCTTCTTCGTATTTGTCTTTTGGGATCAGAATTTCCAGTTCCATCTTACGCTTGGGTGTGGCAATTGATTGCCGGCCCATTTCGCTGCCCATCCACATGCCGGTGGCAAGGTTCAACAAGCTGGTGATGATGGTGGCTGCCCCACCACCGCCAAATAGCTTGGCTATGCCATGCCACGCGATGCCGGCCATGATTGTCCAGCCTACCAGTGCTGCAAATGCATATTTTGAATTCTTGTTCATAGGTATCCTTTCAACATGCCATAGACGCTGGCGCAGGAATGGCACAGTATGTATTTCTGTCCATCGAGTTCGAACTTCACATGCGGGGTGCCTTGTTTCTCGATGTACTGCACTGGTGGCTTGCCATAAAATAGAATTGCCTCCTCGTATTGTGGCATTTCTAGTGGAAAATGATGGCTTTCGCATTTTGGGTTGAAGCAGGCCCGCAGCACCCCGTATTCGATATAGGTCTTGTAGGGGTCATAGAACTCTTGCCCCTGATAAAATAACGCCATGCGCCACTCCTTTGGCAATTGATTGCCGGTTAATCCCAATTCAGATGCGTCGGGTGCAGCAGCGCGATGACGACGCTGCATGCCGGGCACAGCAGGAACATCACGGGTATGCCATTGATGCCCCAGCCAGCGAACATCAATACGGATTCGTCATCTTCTTCCTCGATATGATGTTCGCATGCTGGGTTATCGCATTTATGGCTGCGCGGTTCCATGATGGTTCCTAGTGTTTGACGATGGGGGCTTCATCCGGTTGTTCGACATAGCCACTCAATACTGCCTGCCCCATTTTCAATTCTTCTGCATATTTGTTGGCGAATTTCTCATAGTCGAACGCGAAGCTGGCGCGGATGCTCTGGAAGACTTGCTCGCGGATCAGCTTGGCGTCTTCTGTGCTGTCTTTTTGTGCTGCTAGGCCATCATCAATGGCATCCACGATCATGCATAAACGGGCGAAACATTGCTGGATGCCCATGGCGCGGGCGGCATTCAGGAAATCTTCGAAGCTTTTTTCTTTCAGGTATTTATCGAGTTCTTTCTCATCCATGATGTTTCTCCTTGGTTGGGGTAAATTCTCTATCCATATGCTTGCCGGTGCGGTGCCAGATATCATTCCGCTTCAGCCGTTCTTGGTGCTTGCAGAATTCGCACATATCCCATGCCTGCCCGCGTTCTACTGCCTTCTTGATCGTCTTGGCCGTGCGGATCGTATAGATGCCGCAGGCGCAGCGCACGACCCACTTATGTCTCTCGGTGCCATGCTTCATGCCAGAGCCCTTGTAGCGCTTTCCTGCGCCCCAATAGCCGACCACGGTAAGTCTGCCGATCTTGGTGCCAGCCCAGTTCTTGGGCTTGTCGTTGCCCGGCCCCCAGTATTTGATCGCATCCAAATCCACCATTTCTGGCGGCACTTGCCAGTGCGGCATTGCCAGCTTCTTATCTGGGGTATAGGGATCGGCATCCGGTAATGTCACCAGCATGGCTGTCCGGTTTAGCGGTATGCCCCCTTCGTAATACAAGTTATTTTCCGGGGGCGGTTCCGGTGGAGTGCCGTACCTCGCCGGATTATTTGTGCCCTTGCGCAAATTGGTGGGCAATGTCATTTGCGGGGGGATTACCGCCTTGTAGCGCTTGCGCCGCACTACTTTTTCGGGTTCCATGGTTTCTCCTTAGTAGGTTTCTTACCTGTTGTCATGGGCACAGGTTCCAGACCCATCATTTGCAATACCGTGGCGCATGCCGGGCAGAATTTGCCGCCCTCGAAGTGCCAGCGGTCGATGATTTCCAGAAAGCTAGGGGAATTGTCCCCTTTTACATAAATATAGGTCTTATTCCCATCTGACTTGGCATCGTAGTACCGGCATTTCGGATTGAAACAAAACGGTTCCACTCCCAGCGCCCCGTTTTCAAACACGTTATATTGGATTGTTTTTTCTACTGGCTTAGTCGATACACCCCCGCCATAGACTGCCTTGTAGGCAGCCCATTTCAGGCTTTGCATCGCGGTTTGTATTTCGGTGGCGCTATGGATGACCCCTTTCAGGAGGTACATCGTGCCTTCCTCGACGCACAGCACGATATAAAAGCTGCCTTGGTAATTGTAGGAGTCGCCTTGCTTGTAGTTTAGTTTTGGGTCAGGGAGGGCAATAATTCCTTCGGGCAGCTTATGTTGTTGCTGCCAAAACCCGGTAACGGTTCCGGTGGTTACCCCATTTAGATTTAGCGTTACCGTGTTTGTTGCGATTTTGGTTTCAACGAAAGTGTCGATGCTGACCTTCTTGCCGGTGATGTATTCCAAATCCTTGATTTCTTCTGGCGTCAATCCCTTGGCGAGTTCATTGATATCTGGTTCTGGGTAACTGCATTCCTGTTCTTGGATAATGGGCTTGCATTTTTCTGCCGATACCCACCCCCCGTTCGAATACATACTGGCGTTATATGTCTTGTCAGCATTGATTTCAGCGGTACTCATGGCTAATTCATCGAGCATTTGACTGAATGATTTGCTGGCGTCTTCATCTTTCATGGCATAGCCCAGCTTGACTTCCCATTGCGCAAAACTCTTGTCTTTCTTCGGTTTCGGGCTTTGGCCGTTATTGCCGAATTTATTTGCCTTAAAGTCGGCCTTGCCCGGCTTGTAACCCTTTTGTGATTTTGGTGGCAGTCCCATTCAAATACCCCTAAGCATATGGGTGACGTTGTAGCAACCCTCGCACAAGAAAGTCTTTTGATTCCAGTCATCGACCACGATACAGCGGTGATATTGCTCGATGGGGGGCGGCAACCCTTTTGCCTGCGCATCCAGCATGCCCTTGTATGAGGACTTATTGAATAATTTCACCCATTGCTGATGGTCTTCTACACAATACTCATGCAGATAGCAGCATGGGTTTTCGCAAAAAGGCCGGCTCATAGGTTGAACATCTTGATGACTTCAAGACATACCTGACAGAACTTGCCGGTGATTGGTACGCCTTGCACGATACGCACGACTTCTTGGCGCATGATCTTCGTGTCTTGGCCCTTGATGACAATACCGCTTGTGGTCGGCTGCACCTGATGCTTATGGTGTCGGCATTTTGGGTTACAGCAAAAGGGCTCGCTGCCGATGGGGTCAGGGCCGATGTAATTTGGGTCAACGATTTCTATCTGCGGAGGTTTCGTGAAATCCTGCGGCATCCCGAGGTTGGGATTGTGAATTTTTGCCATTTCCACTCCATTGTTTAGCGACTTGGGTTGTACTTATCTTAGCACAACCAAGTTGTTTGTCAATCTGTTTTACGCTCCTGATACAACAGAATTTCATCGGCACATTGCACGGCGGCGAGGCGCTTTTTGCTGGCCGCGCCATGGCCCTCGAATTTCTCTAGGCAAACGCTTGCCGCCAGCATCAACGCGTAATTGAAAGCGTCTTCCGGCGTCGGTGGGGTTGGTTGCGCGGCAATCCAGTCAGCGAAGTGAGACATGGCAACTCCATTTGGCAATTGATTGCCAGATTCTAGCTGCCGGATTGTTGGGCAGCAATATGCCGATGCTTGATGCGCCATGCCGTGTTGTAGGCAATACCAAATAGCTTGGCAGTCTTGCGCAGCGATATGCCACTGTTCAGGAACGTCATCACTTGCGCTTCTATTGCATCCGGCGTTTTGTGCCGCACCACGCGCTCATCCGACCATGCCAGATTCGAATAATGCAGGTTATCGCAATCGCCATCGAGGTAAGTGACGCGGGCTGCTGGCGGGCGCGGATGACCGAACGCTTCCAGCACCAGATTGGCAATGTAGTGGTGCCGCGCCTTGCCTTTGTTGTATAGCAGGACGCACCAGAAATCGGTGCCGGTATTCATTTGGCGGTTGCGCATTTGCTGCGGTTGCCAGCGGGTCTTGCCGCCGCGTACCGGGATATGCCGGCCCACGGATTTCACTTGGCCGTGATTGGAGACTTGGTATTTGCCTTCGTAGCCGGGGACATCGCGCCATTGTTCATGCAGGCTGCGCGGATCGGTGGGCGGTAGGGTGGGGTCGTATTCGGTCAGCATTGCCGCAGCATACAACAAAAAAGACTGCGGGAAGCATCCCCGCCACCCGCAGTCCCGACATTGCCACACAATGATGGAGGGCGGGTCGCAATTCCGCCTCTTGCTCCAGCCGGACAGCCTCAGTCCCGAGTACATCCGGATGACCCCACCAGTTAGCGAACTGCTTATCCCAGTCTATTTTGGCAATCTCCCACTGGGTAGAAGCGGGGGTAACGAGGAGCCCGAAGACTCCCGGAGTTGCCATGTTTCATCCAATCTATTCGGGCAGCATCCCACTGGATATAGGACTTATCAGGCCGACAGGGTGATGCCGGCTCTGCCTTATTACAGTTCGCTAACTGTTGGGTGCTGGGGCGGGTACGCAACTCCCGCTTTGGCGTTTCCATACGATCCTTTTCAGCCCTTCAGGCGCACATCCAAGCTAGTTTGGGATTACTCCCGCGTATGGCCCAACATCGAACCGTGCTGGAAGGTCTATTACCAGCGACAACCGAATTAGATATTCGGGGCTCTGCCGTGCGGGGTTGCCTTGGCCTTCGGCTTACCGCTTTCTGAGCTAACGGTTCGATGTTGATCCAACATATCTGGGGGCTGGTGCGCAACGCCAGCATCGCATTCACCGGAAACACCTTAGCCTTGGGAGAACTTGAACGGTGCGTTGCTCGAACCGCTCGAATCCGGTGGCCCCAGATATCTTGAACCAACAAGGGTGATGGGTAGCTCGTCAGGGGAGCCTGTCTCGGTCACAGCAGAAGGGGAGCGACCCACGACCGCGTTCCAACCGTCTAACCCATCACGCTTGTTGGTGCTGGTGCTGAACCCAGCCTATGCGCCCATCCATCCCCCTCGCGCTTGCGCGGTCATAAGAGGCCGAGACTCCCAAAACACACGGTTCTCGCCCGTTGCGGATCAGCACTCCGCACTACCAACATGGCTGGATGCTAAGTCGCAACCCTAGCTCTTGCTCCATGCAACCCCCTCATACCTGAACGCAGCTTGCTCTCGGCAATGGCATGATTCCATATCGCATGAATCCAGCAATGTTGGGGCTGGCGCTTATCTCCAGCGAAGCATGTAACCAGCTTTGTACCGTAGCCGTTGCGGGTACTGGTTACCGGGATATACGCACTTTCAGGCTACACTTCTTGCGCCTATTGATAGGCATTCCCAACAAGGATGGTGGCCGGCGCTGATCCCCGGCATTGCAAGGGTGCTGGGAGTCGAACCCAATCCGGGCACCGCGAGGGTTGCAGCCTCGCCCGGCCATGAAACCCACCCCGCGCATCAGCCTGCGCATTCACCATCCTTGTTGCCCCTCTTGCGAAGGGCGGCTGGCAATTGATTGCCAGCTTGGCTTCACGCCGCCTTCACATCGACTTGGATATCGTCGCCAACCGTGACCGCGATCTTCAGTTCCGGATGGGAAGCATCGAGCAGGTTCAGCGCATCTTCCCATGACAGGGCTTTCAGCGCTTCGACCAGATCGGTGGCCGCTTCTTGCTTTTGGATCGTGATTGCATTGCCGAGGTATGCGCCGCAGATCGATTCTAGCGCCACTTCATCATGGTCGGTGCTGACTTCACCCTTCGCCTTCGCCAGTGCGGATTGCACCGTGTCGGTTTGGTCGTTGATCAGCTTGAATTTCAGTACCGTGATTTGAGTGGTTTGCTTGCCCGAAGTTTCGTCGTCGCCACCTTCTTGCTTCAGCAGCGCTTGCAGTTCCTTGACGGTCAGCTTTTCAGCCTTTTCAACCCATTCATCGACGTTATCGGTGCCATCCTCGTTGACCTTGAACACGCCGGACAATTCTTTCAGCTTCGTCCAGCCCAGATGCGCCACCTTTTCCCACGGGATTTGCTTTTCGACCAAATCCTTGTAAATGCGGATCATGTAGCGGATCGTGCGATCCTTGATGCCGAATTTTTCTTCGGCGTATTCTTGGAACGTGCCGAAGCCTTCGTACCAGCCTTGCTCCTGAATCTTGTTCAGGATGCCGCCGAGCTTGAAGTAATTCGTTTCGATATCTTCGGCCAGCGAGTCGGCTTGCTTCAGCGCCTTGTCCTTCGTCAGATGCTCGACTTCGGCAGCGATGTCGTGGATCAGGTCGCCGGTATGGGTCTTCTTGACTTTCGCCTTGGCAACCTTTTCCTCGACTACCTCTTGGGATTGTTCGTTTTCACTCATTTTCTGACTCCTTTCAGTGGTTTCGCATCCATCACGACCTCGATTCTACAGCAACGATTTTGTTTGTCAATGACTTTTTACGCTGCCGCTGCATGTTGTGCGGCTGCATCATCCATCGCATTCAGTTCAACATCCTTGTTACGGGCATGTTGGGCATCGCTGTCGAACGTGCCTTCCGGATACCGGGCCGCTAGTTTAGCGATATTTCCAGCCATTGTGGAAGCAATCGGCTCGTGGAACATCCAGAAATGGATCGCATACAGCAGGTTCGGCAGCGGCTGCGCGATTTCGGCAATCAATTGCACATCCATGTCGCGGCCATAAAAAGATTTCTTGTATTGATCCAGCAAATCGTTGCTGATCTTGTGCAGCGTCAGCAATGCCTTCGTCGGCGTCATGCCCTTCAATGCCACTTTCTTCGTGGAAGTCGGCATCTTGATCTTCAGCATCTTGCACAGGACTACCGTGTAATAACTGATGTCACCGAGTTCTTCGCGGGCATTGCGCTTCAGTTCATCGGTGAATTGGAAGCCCAGCAGATACGGTTGCAAGCCTTCCAGCAATTCTCCGACTTCGGTGGATAAGCCGACGATGGCATGCGCGATATTCGTGGTCGGGGTGCGCCGCGCTACTTTGCGCATGCCTTCTTTGGCATTTTTGATGGAGAGGGTTTTGAAGACGTTTTTGCGGTAAGTTGCTAAATCCATGATTCACTCCTTGGTTAAATATTTTCGGGACTTACCCCGAGATAAGTTGACGATTGCGGTATGGGCAACACCAAAATACCGAGCCACCCTTCTTTTGCTCCAGCCCTCTCTCAGAAGGTTAAGTGCTGATATGCAGTTCTTATCAGATAGCCTAGTTGATGGGTGTGACTCCCCCATGCTTCTAGTTCCGTGGCGAAGGGTGTCGTCTGCATTTCCCTTCGGGGTATCATAGCGTAAGTTGTCAAGCCTACAATCGTCACGTATGCCGTTGTTATGGCATACCAGTAGCCCCTCCGGTCTTGGGCCGACAAAAACTTCCAGCATTACGTGATGCAGGTACAACGTTTTTGCGACCCCACCTACGGAAACACTAAAGACTAGATACCCGCCCGCGTTTTTTCGGATAGGAATATACCTGCCTTGCAGTTTCCTCCCATTCTTTGAAAAACGAGGGCGGACTCTTACATTGCCTTCGCTTGAGACTTCGTAGAACGGGCAGCCTTCGATTGACTTCCATCGTTCCATTTTTTCACTCCTTTGGGGGTTTCGGGTAGGGTTAAGACATGCTGGCCCAGCTTGGCGATTGCGAAAGCGTCAATCACATCATCGCTCTTATGGGTAAAGCCCCATCGCTGTTGCACGGCTGCCGCCATATCAGGCTTTTTGGCATTGCCTTTACCAGTTGTGAACAGTTTGACTGTAGAAGGCGTGCAATCGTACCAATCGAGGCCACGGTCGTAAAGCACTTTTCGTATAAAAGTGCCAACTTCTACCATCTGCACAATCTGGCAACCGCCGAACGCATACCATTCGATGAACACGACATCTGGTTGCCATTCATCCACAACCATTGCCACGCCTCTGGCAATTGATTGCAGCCGCTCGTAGCCGCGCAGCTTGGGGTAATTGATTAGTAAACTTTTAACTTGACTATCGGTTTGATCCGGGTCAACCAAGAGGCACATGCCGACGAATGTGGACACATCCAAGCCGAGAATTCTCATTCCTTTTCCTGCGTAAATGTTGCTCCAGCCTTATGCTCCCCCGAAAAACAGGTTGAACACATCTGGCAATTCTTCGCTGTCTTATCCGCCATCGTGTTGCAGATACCTGCCGGGATGGTGCCGGCATCGCGGAATAGCTTGATTGCCTTGGCCTTCTCCAGTATCGGTTGCAGGCCGGCATCGTCACGCTTGATATCGAATTCGCGGAACGGCAGCACTTCCCCATGCACCGGATGTTTCCTACCGTGGCCCCGGCTGACATAGCAGACCTTGGCTTCTTGCAGGTTGATGCGTTCCTTTAGGAAATTATCATCATCTTCGATGATCTTCAGGTAGAGCCCGGTTCTAATCCGATGCTCGGATAATGGGGCGGCAAGCGTATCAAATGCGTCCGGCGCGATGATCTTCAACTCGGTGACGAATAGCTTCGGCGCACCGAGGTTCATCACGACATCGAGCGAGCCCGAGATTCCGTATTCCTTGGAAACGAATCTGGGTTCGATATACTTGAGTTGCCCTTGCTTGCTATTACAAATATGTGATGGCTTCGTGCCGAATGGCGATAGCCAACCGCAGGAAGGGCATTGCCAGAAGCCATGCGCGGCTTGCCCGGCCCATTGCTCGCGGAATAGATCGGAGACTGCATTGCCCAGATCGAACGTGGCTTGCAGCGCAGTCGATATGTATTCGTCTTTCTTATCCTTGCCAGTGATATCCAGCAACGCCAGCTTTCTGGGGCAGAAATCCGGTTTCGTAATGTCTGATGCATGTACCGTTTTATGACTTCTTGCTTTTTGATAACCCCCCATATTCTTTACCAGCACATCGATGATCGAGTGCTGCGGCGCATGGGCTTTTGCTACGCTATTTTGCAGCCATTGAATCATTCGCTTTCTCCAGCAAGTCTTCGTATTCGGTTTTCGGCAACATCACCCATTCCGAGGCATTGCCTCTTGGCTTCCCGTCCGGCAGCACGAATGATATCGAAACGGCGGGAATGCTGCGCTTGCCGAGCGCTTCGCCCTTGATCTTGATGAGCCACGCCAGATCAATGGGCATCGTGGTCGCAGTCGTGCTTTTCGCTTCCAGCAGCACCTTGATGCCTTGCTGGGTACGCATATCCCCTTTCAGACCCGCTACAGCCCCGCTGGCGGGCGTCAGGCGCATGCCGAGGGACTTGGCTAGTCGTTCCTCGCTGCGCTTGCCATGCGCGTTTTTAGGGGCTTCCTGCTGGCGGTTCAGGAAAGGGTTGCGGCTTACCACGGCCATGCCTCCACGATTTTGCGGATGCAAACCAGCAGCAACCAGACCCCTGCTACCCAGCCCAGTACGGATTTGATGAATCGCATTATTAGTAGGAAAGAAGTTCGGACTCGGCAGCGTCGTAGGCAACCCCGTCATAACGACGCACCGTATATTCCGGCTCGCCTCCCGAAGCGGAGAATTTAACTGCGACGATATTGCCTCGGCTCTCATTGCCAGCCGAACGCAGGCATACCTTGGCATTGAAATGGTAGAGGCATTCCAGATTCATGATTCACTCCTTCCCGAACAGGACTTGGAATACATCATCCGGATAGATCGTGAAGATGCCGGACTCTTTCACAATCCAGTTGCCCACGACCGCACGTTCCCATTCACCGGAATGCACTTTCAATTCGATTTCCCGTTGCTCGGCGGGGAGTCGGGTGCCCTTCACCGCGCCGTTGCACCATGCCGCCACCGCATCCAAATTCTCCGGGGTAACGTGCTCGGCTTCCGCCACTTCATTCGTATGATAAAAAGTCTTCATGGTTCACTCCATTGATGAAAAGTTATTCCTTGCCGGATTCTTCCGCAGGGGCTTCGATGGTGAAGCCGGATTGCTTGCTTTGGAAATCGACAATGGCTTGTTGGCATTGCAACTTGAATGCTGGATCGGTTGCATACATATCTTGGTAATACACCAATGTCGGTTTGTTCATGCCGAATAAATCCCAGCCCTTGCCATTGTCGGCCTTTGCCAGCATGCCCATTGATTTCAGATAGGCGGCGACGCTATTCCAGCTATCGGTGTCACCGACTTTCAGGTTTTCGTGCGGCAGCATGCACAGGTCATATTCGAACTCGGAGCGAATGACTTGCACCTTGGCCTTGACGATGCGGGCGCTGGTTTCCTTGAAGGCGGGCACATCGACGCCCAGCGCTTTGACCACCTTGTTCTTGCCGGATAGCCGCACCGTCAGGCAGGAATAAAACAGCATTGCTTTGCCGCCCGGCATCTTCTCCGGGTTGCCAAACATCTTGCCGATTTCCATGCGGGTCTGGTTCAGCAATACGACTGCCGGGGTGTGCCCATTCTTTTCTTCTGCCGATAGTGCAGCCACCAACTTGGTACACATCCGTTTGATCAGCAGCGGGGAAGTGCCGACATCGAATTTCTCGGCGCTTTGTTCGACTTCCTTGATGCCGATAATCGCAGCGAGGGAATCGACCGCAACGAAAGCAACGTCTTCGGCCCGCACCACGGCATCCACCAGATCGCAGGCTTCTTCGCCATAGGCTGGGCGGATCACAATCAATTCATCGATATTGATGCCGAACTGGGCAGCCCACGCCGGATCAAATGCACTTTCCAGATCAACGAACACCGCTTTATTGCATGGGGGAGGCATCCTTTGCGCTGCTGCAATGGCGCAAAATACCGCATTGGTTTTGCCGGATGACTCTGGCCCATAGACGATGGAATACCGGGCGCAGGGAAAGCCGCCACCGGTTGCCAGATCGAATTCGAAGATATTGGTTGGGATGCGCTTGACCAGCGGAATGTTGCGGGCGGTGACTGCTACCTTGTCGCCCTTTTCCTTCTTGATACCCGCAAGTACCGCTGCCAGCGTGACGCCGCTGCCTTTCTTTTCTTCCTGCACAGGCTCATCCTTTGGCAATTGATTGCCACCGTTGATTGTGATTGCCATGATTATTCCTTCTCGAAAGTCTGCCCGGCCAGCCAAGCGAGCCAATAGGTCTGAATATCTAACTCGGGGATATCGAAGTAATACCAGCCGACTCGGCCCCCTTCCGTGCCTTGCAGGGGTGCATAGGAACTGACGCTATGGCGAAACCAGCGCTCGAAGCGTTCGCGCTCTTTTTGGATATCCATGATCATTCCTTCGATTGGCCGATAGCCTTATCCAGCTTGTCGGAAATCCATTCGGTGACAAACGTGTACGTTTCTTCCAACGTTTCCTTGGTACAAGGCATCGTCAGTGACACGGATATCTTGGCCGACTCAAAATTGCCGAGATTGATCGTGCGGTTGCCGCCGACTGCGATTTTGCACAGTTCGGCTTCCGGGGCCACCACGCCGGGATGCACGGTTTCGGATTCATCCTTGACCGTAGTGGCATGCTTTTCACCATGGCTAGTTTTTTCCTTGATGATCGTGGTATGCGCTATGCCTTGCTCGCCCTGCAAATGCTTGTCATAGGAACTCGGCTTACCGACCTTGCTACCGCCACTTTTATATTCGATTGCCATGCTCTACTCCATTAGTTGTCTTTCTACCAGTTGCCATAGATAAACTGTACGAGGTCTTGCAGCTTATCCTTGTCGTCTGCATTCAAGCGCGGTTTGTCAGCAATGAATTGCGCCAGCTTTTTCAGCAAACCCACTTGATTATCAGTGAAATACAAGAATTTTCCATACGAATGGGGCTCCGGAAAATAACTGTTGTTGCGCCAATTCCGTAATCTCCAGAGCGTGATTCCTAATTCTTCGGCAGCTTCGGAAAACGTGGTGGTGTATGCCGGGTCGAGCGGGCTCACGCCACGTTGCTTCGCCAATTGGCGGCGGCGGTTTTCGAGTTGCTGCTGCCGGTACACCGGATCGTTTTGGTAACGCTCCTTGCGCTTGGCCGAAAGTACATCTTTGTTCTTTTCGTACCATTTACCAAAATAACCCCGGTTTGCTTTTTGGGTCGTCATCATTTTCTAATCCATGGAAACCACTTCGGCCCCGACTTTTGCGTAAGTCTTGAGCCGAGTGTAGTGGTATGCCTTCATGATGCTGTCGGCATCCACCAGATCGAGAAACACCGGTTGTTTCTTTCCTTCTTTCCGGCGCATGATACGACCGATCATTTGCTCTACATCAGCACTGGGGGTGCATAAAACTAGGGAATCCCAATGCTCATAATTCGTGCCTTCACTGCACATCTTTTTAGTTGTCAGCACCACCGGCCTATGGGCGGCAGCTTCCAATTGGTCAGGCTTTTTGCCCGAGATATATTCCCCGATGGCTTCTCCGGGGATTCCCGCTTGTACCAGCACATGGAACATCGGCTTGATGCCGTTATCGACCAGATCGTGCATTACCACGACAGTCCGGCCCGCGTTGTAGCAGGACACGACGAAATCCGCGATTTCCTTATTCCTAGCGGCGCTTTTCGTCATCATCTTGTACGCGCCCATCATCTTGCCGGGATTCAGGAAGGCTTGCACCGGGCATTTCCAGCCAGTTTTCTTGACCAACACCTTCGGGGCCATCGGCACGACTTTGCCCTTGACCAGCATCGGGCCGATATGGGCTTCCAGCACCGGGTCTTTACCGTCTTTCCTATCTGGCGTCGCGGATAAGCCAAGACGGTGATACGCCGGGAACAAGCCGGCAGCAATCGAAAACTTGTCGGCAGCCATCCGATGGACTTCATCGAAGATCACCATGCCGAAGTAGCGGAACATTTCCGGCTCATACTTGCCTTCGATGATCAGGCTTTGCACCATTGCCAAGACGAATTGCTTGCCTTTCCAGATGCACTTGTCGGCTTGCAGATGGCCGATGGCTTCTGGCCCATACCCGGCTGCACGGATTGCCTTGTGCCATGCCGGGATCAAGTCAGATTTCGTGACCACGATCAGCGTCGGCGCACCAATGCCGCATGCGATCTTGATCCCCGCATACGTCTTGCCCCAGCCGGTCGGGGCTTCGAGGATATGGTTGTGCCCAGATTTCAATAGTTCGATGGACTTGTTGATCGCAACAGCTTGGTCTAGGTCACGCGGCTCGATCTGGCAATCAATTGCCACTTCGGGGTAATGAACCCGGAAATCCTCTTTCCCCACTGGCACCAGATTGCGCGGCACCTGCAAGATGTTGCCGACCCGCTTCGCCATCGAAAATGGTTCTTCATATTTCGGCACTACGCGGAAGGCGGCTTCCAGCCCGGCGTCATACGGGTATTCCGACATGCCACCAGTGCGCAACGGTTGGTCATGGGTAACGAGCATGTGGGCTCCTAGAAGTTGGCTGCGGCCATCAACCGATGGGCAATCGCCAGCATGGCTTCGCGGGCTTCTTCGGCAGTCATTTCAGTGGTGCGGCCCCTGCTGGTGATTGACCACTTTCCGCTCTTACCTTGTACGGCACCAAGGAAACCATACCCCTTGATAGTCAACCCGCGTACTTTCGGCAGGAATACGACTTCGATATCTTCTTTTTTTATTGTCATGTTCACTCCTTTGAATAGGTGGGGCTAAAGCCAATGTATTCGGCACCGTCCCACTGGCTAGGACTTTACCCAAAGGCAACCACAAGATTGCCCTCGTGCCTGATTGCCCCTTAAATCACAACTGCGCCGCGTAACTGGAATTGGCCGGCTTCGTTGCACCGCCGAGGGTCGATTTGCCGAATCCCATTGCCCGCAGTTCCGCTTCGGTCTTGGCAACGAGTTGTTCGGCATAATTCAGCGGCACGAACAGTTTCGTCACATGCTCTTGGCCTTCCTTGTCCACCCACTTGCGGACATACTTCTGGCGCAGCACATCGAGGTCGTCTTCCTTCGAAATGAAGTCGAACATCGAGCCCACGGCAGCGGCCTTGTCACCGATGCGGGAGACATCGAATGTGCAGCCGGCGAGTCCGCCGCGCTTCAGTGCCAGTTTCTTCAGGATTTCGAAAGTCTGTGGCTTCGCGGCCAGCAGCTTCACGGTATCGGTATAAGTCTTGCCCGGCTCTTTCTTGCTCGGCACAACACGGTGGTCGATGACCGTAAACAGCGCCAGCAGGCTCGGGTTGTCACCGCCTTCGCAGATCGGGCACACATGACCGGCATCCGGGTCGGATTTCGCCTGACAGACGAAATAATTGTTCCAACTGCCATTCATTTGGCAATTGTGCTCCACGACGCGGGGCGGATTGAACAGCCCGTTTTCATCGAGTTCGCCATCCACGAAGGTAATGCGGGCTTCTTCACCGTAGTTGAGCCAGAAGCGGAATGCCTTGCCTTGCTGGTCTTGCTTGGCTTTCTGGGCCGCTTCGTGTTTCTTGGCGAGGTTTTCGGATTCCGCGCCGGATTTGAGCCATGATGCAGTCATGTGAATCTCCTTTAGATGTGCCTTTTAGCACTGGATTGTGGGTTGCTGAATGAACCCAAGATCAACGATACAGCAACTATCGTGGTTTGTCAAATGCTGATGAACTGCGATAGCACTTGCCGCACTACGTCTTCCCCGGCTTGGTCTGGGTCTTTGATGCCATCAGGCAAGCTTGGGATCGCGTATTGTATCTGGTGCTTCTCGAAGTAGGTGATGTATTTCTGCGCAGCACTCTTGCCGGTCAGATCGTTGTCGAGCATCAGGATCACGCCGGGGCTTCCTTGCAGCTTTTTTAGCTTCGCCGGCATCGCCCTTGCGGTCAGATTGCCAAGCACATACGGGTACACCCGCTCGACGGTCAGCATGTCGAACTGCCCTTCTACGATGACAACAATTTGCTCACGCTCCAGAACGGGTTCATTGAGCCATGTGTTGTGGGTATTGTTCGTCCCATTGAAAGAATAGTCATAGTGTTGCGGGCCGAAATCGTTAATCCGTCTGCCACGCATGCCGGCCAATTTTCCATACACGGTGCGGAAGGGGAAGGCGACCATTTCCCGATAGGCATCGTAACGAATGGAATGCCTTTGTATTTGCTCGTCCGTAACTTTCCGGCCACGGAGGTAGGCATAGGCTGCCGGCACTTCCGAAGCCAGCGGGTAGTGGTCAGCCATCCATTCCGGCCATTCTTCGAAGTGGTTGAATTCATCATTGGGAAACTCGGTGAATTCGCCAAGCGGGAACACATCCAAATCTTCTTGTTCCAGCAGGGCGCGGGCGGCATCGAAGTTGTACTTCTTGCCGATGTAGGGATTCTTGCCGTGGTAAAACTCTACCAGTTGCAGTAGCTTTTCGACGCTGCCGGATTCGCAGGCGAAGCAATTGAAGTGGCTGTGCTTGCCTTCATGCACCGAGATACCAAAGCTTGGGTTGCTATCCTTGCCGTTGGCATGTGTCCACGGGGCAAGGGGGCAATGCGAGCGCACCCAGCCCCCGCCACTGTAGGGCTCGGGTTGGCTGCCGATGGCTTGCAGGAATTTTGCAGCTTGTTCTGGTTTCATACTCGCCTCCTTTTCGCCTAGATTACCATACTTGAAGCGTTTGTCAAAGAGGCAGAAAAAACCCGGCGCTAGGCCGGGCTGGTGGCAATCAGTTGCCGCTTACTTCGGGTAGTTCAGCGTGATGCCGTAGTGGCCGAGGAAGGCCTCCATGCCTTTGATCATCGCGGTTTCCAGATGGGTGACTTCTTCTTCGGTAGTGGGGGCTTGTGGCGGTGCTTCCGGGGCTGCATCCGGGTGGAATTGCCAGATTTCCTTTTGGATGCCGGGTGCCGGGTCGGTGCCGAAGAATTCATTCGTGGTTTCCACGACCAGATGCCCGGAGAATTCCTTTTGCACCCAACTGTTGTTGATGCCATAGCACAGGAGGCCCATGCCATTGACTTCATCGACAGGAATGGCGGGATCGCGTTCATGGCCGAGGAAAAACCATTTGCCCGGTACACCTTCATCCGGATGCGGATCAGTCGCAGCAACGGGCGTTGAGGATGCGGGCGGCGTATTCCCAGAGGTCGTCGGCGGTACGGATGACGAGGGTGGTGTAGGCTGCGGCGCAGGCGTCGGGGCCGGTTGAGCGGGCTGGGTAGGCGTAGCAACGGGGCTGCCGCTCGTCAGCGTCGTCTTGTTGCCATAGTCGGCTTGCGGGCCGGTCGGCTGGCCGGTCAGCTTGATTTGCACATCGCCCACCAGATACGGCTTGGTTTCTTCCGGCGTCAATTCCTTGCCGTTCAGGATGAATTTCGGATCGGTCACAATGCATGGCGCATTTCCTTGATTATTGATGAATTGCAGCGCCCTGCCATCGGCAGGGATATCGATTTGGAATAGGTCGTTGGTCGATTCGTATTGCTCCGGTCGGCCATCGGTGCCTTCGGGCGCAATATGGATCAGGTTGTTTTGGGTCGCATCGGCAGGCTTCAGGTAGGCCGAGCCCTTCGATATCCAGATGCCGCCATTCGATAGATCGAGTGCCCGCCCGGTGGCCGAGCCGCCGATCAAGGCATTTTCGACACGGGTAATCAGCGCCCGCGATTTCAAGTCATGGCCGACTTGGGAATTCGTACTGGTGATGCGGCGGAATACGGCTTCCTTGCATTTGCCGATATAGATATTGTGCGTCTTGCCAATATCCCCGGTGCCGCACTTATCCCATGTTGCATCTTCGAACAGCAGCGATTGGTTCGGGTTGTCTACGCCGTTAGACAGCACACCATCTTGACAGGAATTGAAACTGACATGGTGGACATAGGCTGAATTGACATTCTGGTTGATGCGGATGCCCGCGCCATTCGCACCATCGCCAGCGCCCACGGCTGCGCCGACGAATTGCAGGTACGAAATCTCGGCATCGCCCTGTTCCACATCGATGATCGCCTTGCCCCATGTCAGGCGTTCTGCCGAACCGAGCGCAACGAGTACAGGATACGAGCCATCCGGCTGCTGGATACCGGTGATTTTCTTGCCGCCCGGCTGGTTGATCAAGCCAAACCCATTGGCACCGACAATGGATTGCAGGACTTCAACGGTTTCGGTGATGCCCGCACTCATTGCATCGCAGGCGGCTCGAACCGAGTCATACAGGGTGCTATTCAAACGAGCGACTGACATAGCGTTTCCTCTTGGTAATAGTAGGGATGTAAAAAACCCCGCCCGAAAGCGGGGGAAAGCTTGGCGTCCAACCCAGCTTAAACTTTGGCTTCTTCGCAGGATTCTTGCGTTTCCAGATTGATGATCGATTTGCCGATGATGTTCGGCTCGGCGGCGAGGATGGCAATCAATTGCCAGAAATCGAGTAGCTGTTCCGTGTCGGTGTACAAGAACAGCGGCACCTTCAAGCCGCAGTATTTGATACCGAAGCGAATGCCAACATATTCCCGGTTGACCTTGTGGCCTTCGAAGAATAGGATGCGCCCGCTATGGCAAAACAGATAGTGGACATTGTTGAACTGACGCCATTCTTTCACATCGACGGTTTTCGCCATCGGCAGCAGCGACTTCACCAGCGGGATCAGGTTTTCCGCATGGTCATCGCAATTCTCGTAAGTGCCTTCCAGCCCTTTCGAATCGCTGCGGCCAATCGTGATGATTGCGCCAGCCTTGGTCTTGCCAATTTTTCTTGTTGCCATTAGTGCCTCTCGTCAAAAAGGGTCAGCATCAGGACTTCAATGATCGGTTTCAATTCATCGACGGTGGTGGCTTGATCCAGCTTGCCATGCAGCGTCCGGAAGAAATCAATGACATCCGGACGGACTGCATATTTCACACGTTGAAGCGCTTCGGATAGCGGGGGGAGTTGGGCATCATTCATAGGGACGGATCGCCTGTAAGCGGCGCGATCCATAGCCCGATGCTGTGAACTGCGCCAGTTCGTTTTCGGAAAGGTATTTCTTCAATTCCTCGATACCGATCTTGGCGCATTCATTGAAAACGGCTTGACCCAATTTCTCGATCAAACCAGCTTTATCGACAATCTCGGTGGTGTTGCTGGCGCGGGAAAATTCGGCTTCCCCGATGGTTCCCTTTAGAACCACATTCTTTTCGGGTGGGTAATCCTTGGCAACGGCAGCCAATTCCTTCTTGAGCGTTTCGCGTTCCTCGATCAGCGGCAAGATGCCCGAATCCTCGATCTGTTGGTTCAGTGCAACGAATCGGTCGATCTTCTGCTGTTCTTCGGTAATGATGCCGGACTTGATCTTGGCAACCGGCTGCGCGACTTGCTCGGTTTCGGTAATGGTGACGGTGCCTGCCTTGCGTTTGACTACGAGTGTCATTTTGCCCCTCCATGGTTTGATTGATCAGATGGAAGTATAAACGACACTCACCAGTTTGTCAAAGCCCGCGCACTCCCCAGTCGATACCGAATTCCCAGTGAACCGCGCCGATATGATCCATCAACCGGGCTTCGGCTTTGGCTGCCCATACGGCTTGCCAGCGGTATTTATAGCGGCGTCGCCAGCGGACTTGAGTGCCATGGTTGAACGGGGAGACAGTCCAGACTTCTGCGATCCACCGGCCCTTCGCACTACTGGGGGGCTTGCTGTACAACAGGATACAGAATAGGAGCAACAATGACCCAGAGGCAACCAGCAAGTGCCAACCATTGATCGAACTCAAGGAAAGCATGTCTCACTCCGTTGTGGTGACTAGCTGTTACTAGATGTATTGTTCATCTTCCGGGGATGGCAGCGGTGCCGCTTCCGTATCCACGATTTGATCGAAATTCATTTTTTCGAAATCCCAGTGGATCAAGAACCGGCCCACTTGCCCATCGCGGCCTTTCATGACTTCGATGATCCGGCCTTCACTGGTTTCGACACTTTCTTCTTGGAACAATCCTAGCACCATCGAGGATGCTTGGGGAATCGCATCGGACATTGAAATATCTTCGAGTCCAACGGTTTCCTTGTCTTTCTTGACTTTCTTGGCCGCTTCACGGTTCAACTGCCATGAAGCAAATGTCGGGATGGCAAGCACTTCGGTAAAGTGCTTCATCATTTCGGTGTTCTCGGCCACTTTCGTGAAGCGATCCAGCCGGGGATTCTTGTGCTTCATCAAATACGCGCCATCGTTGAACACCGCATCGACTTGCAGTTGATCGGCCAGCGTATAAATGTCTTCGCAAGTCGCGGCCAAGTTGCCATTGACGATATACAACTTCGCCTTTTCATTGGCAATTGATTGCAGGCTGCCGGCAAATTTTTTGTAGCTGGCAGTCGGAAAGCCACTCGTTTTCAGCGCGGTCAATGACACATGGGCATACATCGCGGTCAAGCGCTGCGAAATTGCCATCGGGTTCATTTCCATGGAAACGAACAAGATGTTCGCGCCCTGAATCCAATTCTTCAGTGCCGCATTCAAGCCCATGAACGTCTTGCCGGATGCCGGGCGACCAACGAAGGAAATCAAATCGCCGGGCAGCGCTCCACCGGATTGATCATCGAGATACGGCCAGCCAAAGACGACCTTGCTTTCCTTCGCATTCAGCGAGTGGTATTCCTGCAACACAAGGCTCGGGCCTTCGACACCGAAATCGATCAGCTTCGTGCGGAAAGCATTCCGGGTAATTTTGTCAGTGGCTTCGCGCAATATCTTTGCCGCTTCTTCGACCTTGGCAGGAGCGCCAACCAAATCCGATTGCGCTTCTTTCAAAATCGCTTGGCTGGCGATATTGGCTTGGTTCATGACCCGCATCTTGAAGCGCCGCTCTACCGTTTCGAGGTAATAGCTGACCGGCTCGGGTGCATCGAATTGCTTGAACTCGGGAAATGCCTGCCCCAGCGTATCGACCGAGGGCAAGGCATGGTGCTTCGTGATATGGGCATCGACCCATTGATACGCTTGCTGTTCTTCCGTTCCGTCAAACAACTCTTTGGTGAGTTTGCATTGGTGCCAAGCGAGTGGTTTTTGATCTTGGCACAACCGTTTTAATAGTTTGTAACCGACCTTGAAAGACACTTAATCCTCCGCGATAAGGTATTGCCCCTTGATAAGATCAGCCATGGCAGAGCCATAGGCATCGGTCATCCCAGCCATGCTTTCGATATACAGGCAGGTAGGCTTGTTGGCGATATGCCGATCCAGCAGCAGATCGTACAGCCAGCCCAGCTTGAAACCGGGCAGCGGGCTGCCTCCCGGCATCTTCACGAAGAAGTTCGGGATGAACAGTGCCGAAGGCTCGGGCATGTTGCCATCTTCCAAATGCCCCAGCACATTGGTCAGCGTCATCACCCGGCCATCGATGAAGTAACGCAGCAGTGCGCCGCACATTTCCATCTGTTTCTCGGAAGCATTCTCGACGCCAACCATTGCCAGCCCGGCGACATTATTTTTGCGATGGATATTGAAATTCTTGACCCAATCGATTTCGGATTGGGTGGATACCCCATTCTTCATCGATTGGTGCAGGTATTTCTCATTCAAATTGGCAACACGGAGGATCATGTCCTTGTTGCGCAAAATCGCAGCATGGCGCTCCGGGTCGAGAATCGAATTTTCGAAAGTTCCCATCAAATGCTCCTTAAATTTCCACCCCCGGCTTCTTCAGACTTTCAGAAAGTGCAGCCAGTTCTTCCGGGGAAGGGATGTACGGCTTTTCCTTAATACCCGGAGTGTCGTTGACTTTACCTTGTTTGTCAATTGCAGGTTGTAATTTTTTTACCGGTTGTTGGGCAGCATCAGCTTTGGCAATCAATTGCCACGCCACATCGTAGTGGGTGCAGAAGTACGGCAGCGAAGGCTCACCGGGGATAAGAGCAATCCCCTTGTTCTCCGCGACCTTGTTGGCGAATTTCTTCCAATGGCCCCAGACAAAATCGATCAGCCGAATCGAATCCGCACCAACCGCCTTGAACACATGATTCAGTTGCCCCTCATCCTTGCCAGTCAACTCCTTGGCTTTGCCGCCATGGTATTGGGCAGCTTGCTGTTTCCAGCGCAGGTATAAATCCGACTTCTTGGCAGCCAACTTCGGGGTAGCCAAATTTTCACTTTTCTTAATTTGCTTATTTTCCAATACCTCTTTAACCGTTGCCATTTTTTCTACTCCTATCTTAAAATCTTCCTTGCCCGGTTTTAATTCTTTTTTAACATCGGGTGGGGTTGGGCAAAGCCCAAGGTCTGTAGTCTCTGTTGTACTCTCTGTAGTAGTCTCTGTTAAAGATTTTACCGTTTGGGTAAAACTCATTTTACCGTTTGGGGAAAGTCCATTTTCCTGTTTAGGTAAAATGGGGAGTCCATCCTTACCGTACTGAATCTGGCCGACAAGATGGTAAAGCGTGTCGATATTGAGCCAAATATGCGGTATTGGGTGCCCGTTGAACTTGAACAGTTGGACTTCCACGATGCCAAGGTCTTGCAGAATGCGGATGGCCCGGTCGTATTGCTTCTCTGTCAGGCGGATTTCCGCGTACCAGTCGGTGCGCTTCTTTGCCAGCCATAGCCTGCCATTCTTTTCCACCCGCAACTTGGTATCGTTTCCGCCCTTGTCCGGCTTGTTCCAGTAAGCGATCTGGGTTAGCAGCAAGCCAGCATTGATGTCCCCACCAGCGATATCGACGTACACCATACGGAGGGAAGTGGCTGCGCCACCCCCTTCGATCAGGTTCAGCAATTGATATGGTGAAATATTCACTTCCTGAAATCCTTATCGGTCAGCACCGGCTTATCCAGAGCGGTCTTCATCATCTCGATGTAGCCCAGCGGGTCTTGACCTTCGCCCCAAAACACTACCGCCCCATCGTTGCGCCCCCATGGCTTGCCATAAGCGTCATAGAACACTTCGCAAATCATTTTTACGGTTTCCGCACCGTTCTGCACTTCCACGACTCGGTGATCCCATTTTCCAATCACGGGTATCTCCTTCAAGGGGCTTTCTGGCTATGGAAATCTACCGGCGTCATCACCGGCTTCGACAGGGCTTCGCGCATCTTGTCCAGCGTTTCCATCAGCGCATTCGGAGAATCGGTTTCCAGCACCGTCAGCACTTGCACCGGGTTCAGCGTGTAACTGATCGGCTCGCCATGCTCGTTGTAATAGACTTCATGAATGGCACGGATCGTTTCCACCCCACCGCTGCCATCGTTGTGGCGGATGTCCATCACCCGATAATTCCACGTTGTCATGGTTCACTCCTTGCAATTGATTTTCGGGTTGGTCTTTGCCGCTTCATAGCAAGCGATCTTGGCTTGGCCCTTCTGGTATTCCGTTACGCCTATCGAGCCGAACATCGCTACCATCATTACCGCTGCCATGATGCAAAGCCATTTGATTTCCATTGTTTTTCTCCAGTTCGTTCAAGCGGCGCTCCAGTCGCATGTTTTCGCAAATCAAGCGGTCGATTTCTTGTTGCTGGATGATCCAAGCACCGCACCATGTCGGCCAATGGGCTCCAACATGCTCTACCGCAAGACGTTTCCATTGTTCGAATGCCAGCTTCATTTTTATTGTCACGGCTGTCTCCAAAAGGAAGCCCCGCTGGGAGGTTTTCCGAGCGGGGTAGTAGGCAGGTATCAACCCGGTGGCGTTCGTGCCGCCACGGGCCGCTCAGTCGTCTTCGCTCACCTGTTCGTTGGCACTGTCCGCCGACTCGGGATCATACCCCTGATCGACCACGCTGAATATCTGGTCGAGCGGCGCGACTTTCACCAGATCATCTTCTTGCAGTGTTGTCAGCATGGCGATGATTTGTTGCTGGTTGAAATGGACGCCTTCATAGCTGATGCCGTTCACATCTTCTTTCGGGCCATAGGAATCGATATCGGTCAGGCCGAAGAATTCGAAGCTGGGGTAAGCATGGACGCGGAAATACCTGCCGACATTGCGGATGCCGATGCAGTTGTAGGCGCGGGCTTCCTTGCAGGCCACGACCAGATAGGTATGGTGGCTGCACAAGCCATCGTGGAAGCATGGCTTGAAGCCCCGGTTGTAAAAGAATTCTTCGGCGCTTTGGTCTTTGTCGGTTGCACTTTTCATTTTGACTACTCCTTTAGGTGAACTACGGGTTGGACTTCAGGTTGGTTGTGTTCCAAAGGCACCCGGAACACTTGGGGTCGTAATGCTCTTTGCTATATTTGCAATCCTTGCTCATCAGGCTCGGGATTTCCTTCAATAACGGCTCGCGGGTGGTGTAACCCATGCCGTAATTGCTGACCCGTGTCCAGCCGACTTGCACGACCAAGGTATTGCTTACCTGCCGGTTGTAGCAGCCATGCCGGGCTGCATGCGCTTCAGTACCCATCTATTTCTCCCCGATCAGCCAGTGGTTCGCTCGTTGAATCCATTTGCAAGATGCCGCCGAAGTCATACTCGGGAATATCCGCAGTTTCCTGCAAATTCTTCGTGACCCGATTGCCGGGGCAGCCGATCCGGGAACACTGCGCTTGCTTGGCGGAATTGAACTTCATCGTGCATTTGGAACACTTGTGCGACACGGATAATCTCCAATGGTTGATTAAGAAAACAGCAAGTATGGCATCGAAGCCGAAGGTCAGGAGCAAGAAAAAATGGGTGGCTCCCGACCATAGGAAGAACCGGTCAATCGTGGCAATCAATTGCCACTCTCGGCAGGCGGTTCCGGTTTCTTGGCTTCGAGCCAATCCGGCTTTTGCCCCGGCAAATGGAACAGATCGAGGTCGGGGTTATCGTACAGATCGAGGTTGCATTTCATTGCGGTTTCCAGTTCATCGAGGGAAATCGTCAGTTTGCCGCCCGCGCCTTCGAGTTTTTCCTTGATGAAAGTGGCGAGTTTCGGCAGTGCTACAGCCAGAAACTTGTGGAACGTCGCGCCGGAAGTCGGGTAGTTGGTGACCGGCAAAAAGGTCTTGATCAGCCGATGCCCTTCGAGGACTTCCCCATCCGGGGTGGCGAACTGCGCATGGCCGCGATGCCCGAAGGCTTTACCCAGCAGGGAATCTTCCCCGATTTCGATTAGCCGCAGCGCCAGCCCGGTCGTTGCCAGCTTGTTGCCCTTGTACGGTACGGCCCCGGTGCCGGCTTCGATATGGATCGCCACTTTATTGTCACCGACTTTCCCGATGACAATGTAGCGGTTGCCGGTGCCGTGGATGAATTCGAATGGCTTGTAATCGCCAAGAACGGATTTCAAAAATTCAGTCATTTTCACTCCATTGGTTGGTTGTTTGCGACAGACCCATCTTACTCTCACTATCCGGTTTGTCAATCATTTCTTTATGGCTTCTTCAAAGGTCATGCCATACCGTTGTATCCGGGCGCGGAGGGTTGTCTTTTTAAACCCTAGTTCACGTTCCCATTCGGTGATTGTCATTCTCTTGCCCTCGTGTTCATAAAACACTAGATGCCTTTGATTAGTGTTTTGCTGCTGTGGAGTAGCCCATCGGCAGTTTCCGGGCTCATAATTGCCAGCATTATTAGGGTAGCGGTCAAGGGTAGTTCCTTCCGGACGAGTACCCATATCGGCAAGGAAATTTTCAAATCCCTTTTCCCCCAGCCACCGCCCACATACCGTGATACCTATTGCCCCATAACGCGCATAATCCTTCCAGTTGGGTTTTGTGCAGCGGCCCACCATGGCATTCCAACTCTTATAGGTTGGAGTTTTTGAAAGGCCGTGGGTAGTTATCCCCTCGTAATGCCCACACCCGCAAGAAGACGTATTACCCATAACAAGAGCATTTCCAGTGACCAAGCATTGGTTTCCACAAGAACACCGGCATACCCAAGTCACCCGGTTATGTTTCTTAATAGCAGACTGGTACAAAACTTTTAACTTTCCAAAAGTTTGGAAAGTCAGGTCTTTAAACGGAAATTGAGCCATGGGATAACCAGTTGTGTTTTTTTATCAGGAAATAGACCACTTCAGCAACATCGCTATGGGCGAACTCGGCGGCATTCTGGGTTTTCAATGCCTCTTTTAGCATCGTTGTAACCTTCATTGAAGGTTTTTGCCCTAAAACACTCTCGTACACTCGAATAGCAAAGCAATGCGCTTCTTGCAGGCTCATGCGAGGGATTTTCATTACCATGTCGCAACGGCCACTGCGGTACAACTCCGGGGGGATGTGCGTCAAATTATTGGTGGTCATCACCGTGATAATACGGCTGCGATGCTCGGCCAGCCACCATAGCAGTTGCGACAGGATACGGGTGATGACCCCGGTGGATTCCCCGGATATACCGGAGAAAATCTTTTCGACTTCATCGAGCAACAACACGCACGGGGCTTCCTTTTCCAGCGAGGCAAGAATGCGGGCGACGCGGTTTTCCGATTCCCCTTGGTATTTCGTAATGGCGGTGGAAACATCGAGCCGGTATAGCGGCACCCCGAAATAGCGGGCAATTGCTTTTGCCGCCATCGACTTGCCGGTGCCGGGATAGCCTTCGAGCATCACGCCACGCGGCACCAGCTTGGCCGGTGTTTTCGGATTCAGGAAGTAATCCCGGTTGAGTTCCAGCCATTCCTTCAGCTTTTCCGGGAACAGATAGAAATCATAATCGGTATCGATGGTATGCAGTCCATGCTCCAGCCCTTTCAACATCGTCCGCGCCCGCTTCACATCGGCGGGCAGCACCGAATTGAATTGCACTTGCGCAATCATCAACACTTCTTCAGCGGTTTTTAACGACAAGCCTTTCAATACCGGGTACAGCATGCCGCCAACTTCTTCATTGGTCAGGGCGGCAAGATGTTCGCGGAACATCGCTTCCGGCACCGTCAGTTCGCCGGCCTCGAATGCCATCTGACATTTCTTTTCTGGATTCACCAGCACGACGCTGCGGCCCGCATCCTTGAATTTCTCATACAGCTTGATCGTGATCAGGTCGGCATCGAAGCAATAGTAAATCGTGTGGATCGCCGGTATCTGGGTCTTGCTGGATAGTTCGGCGGCTTTGAATCCAGTCCATGCGGTCAGCACTTGCGGCACGGATATGCAATCGTCCGTGGTAACAGCAATCACAGGAAATTTTGCCTTCAAGGCAGTTTCAATGAGCATCAGCCACTCCATTGAAAATGGCAATCAATTGCCAAGGTTACTTTTCAAACACACATACAGCCGGCCATCAAAGTCTCGGACTTCAGCCAAGCCGCATGCAACGAGGGAATCAGCGGTCTGGCGATTCGCCACCACGCCGATTGCCACGCCCATGTCTTTCTTTTCGACAGGGACTTGATAAAACACTTTGCTGCGGTACAAACGGTCGCGGGCAATCAGTATTTTCAAGACGCGGGCTTGCTGGGCAGTCATGTTCACTCCTTGAAGGTCTTACTTCACGACAAGCACCAAATCATACTCCACGCCGAGGATGCCGCCAAAGAATTGGAATTGCCCGAGCGCTCCAACCCAATCATGCTGATAGGTCATGCGCTGGCCGGTGACCTTGTTGATCAAGCCGCGCCACTGGTATAAGCCGGGCTCTGTGAGAATCCACAAATCTAACGAGTCCGGCTGCTGCCATTGAATCTTGTACGGCATTTCATGCCAATCAGACTTGTTGCTGGCGATGCCGCGCACAACATGATGTTTCGACAGATCGATTCGTTGCATGGCAACCTCCGTAGAAGTTGCCCAGTATAAACCTGTTTCTGGTCAGTAAGCGCGGTCGATATAGGCATCCTCGCCCCTAATCTCGAAAACCATTTCCGAATCTTCATTTCCGTACCGTTTGAACCTATCGATGATGTCGGCTTTTTCGACGTACATATACACCGTGTCATTCGGGAACAGCACCGGCATCTGCACTTTGCCGCGATGGGCGCGAACTTTTCGGACAATCTCGTTACCAGTCATTTCTCACTCCATTGATCGTTGGTCATCACTACGACTTCATATTATCACATCTATACGGTTTGTCAAAGGGTTTTGGCAATCGATTGCCGCACGGTTGTATTTGACAAACCATTTGTTGTGTGTTATACTGGGTTTGTCGGTGGGAATTGTTCCTGCCGGATATCAATGGAGTGAGAAATGGCTAAACCAATCCCGAACACGCTCGTCCCTGCCCGCGAAGGTGACTTCCTATTGATCAGCACTTCCTCCGGTTACTGGGGCAAGGGCAAGGATATCGCTGCGGCAAAACTGGCCTTGAAGGAAGCCGGGCAATACCGAGCCCCGAAAGGCTGGCGCGTCCATTCTGTCGATCCGAGAACCTACGTCGATGAAGATGGCAGGATCGTCAGACCGAAGGAAGCTAACGCGCCGCTGGTAGTGGCGGAATACGATCCTGCATAGGCGAAAAAAGACCCCGATGGCTATTACACGCATCGGGGTTGGCAGAGTAGAGAATGCTTCGGTCGGTTAAACCAAATTCAGGTTAGCACCGACCGATCTGTTTGTCAAGCCTGCTGCGGCTTGTGGAACAGGCCAGTTGCATTGTAGACAGTGACCATTGCGGCAATCGCCGGCTGTACCAGCGGCCATACCTGATCGAAGGCGGCGGAAGCATGTTCGACTTGGTTGTAAGCGTTTTGCAGCATCACGCGCACCGCAGCCAGCTTGACCGAGCCTTGGCCCGATTGCGGCATCACCGCTTCCACGGCTTGCACGAGCGAGGCAACGACCGGCAGGATTTCGGCGGCGGCTTTGACGATATCGGTAAAATTGCTCATTTCACACTCCTTAGTAAATGCATTTGATCTTGAATTGGATACCGGTCAGATAGATTTCCCCACCGGAAGGTAGCTGCACCGCAATACTACCCGAAATAGGTATCGTCCGGGCGAGGGGTTCTAGCGACGGGCTGCAATGGCGCGTCTGCCTTGGCAGCGGGTCGATCCACTCCAGTTTGATCCCGCTTCTTGGTCGTGACGGTGAACGAGGCAATGTCTTCATTGTTGCCGGTTGCAACCGTGACAGGGCCGCGAGATTCGGTGCCGATAACCCGGTCTGGCTCCACAGGCTGGAATGGGGGTTGGTCGGCGGGGATGGGAAAGCCTGCCCGCTTGCTGGTGACCATGGTAAGCACCACATTGACGATAACCACAATCGCGCCGCCCACCGTAGCCATGTCGCCTTCATTGAGCGGGATTTCATAGCCGAAGCTCTTGGCAATTTTTTGCAGGATGACGAACACGCCGACGAGCATCGTGGCCGTGATCTGGCGCGACTTCCACTTTGCAGGATCAGCGACTTCAGACCCTTGGCGAAACAACTGAAAAAACAATATCAGCTTTTCCATAGCCCCTCCCTGTTAGAACAGCAGCAATTCCCCGGTTAAAAACAAATGGGACTCGCAGTTTCTGCGCCGCACCAGTCCCGGCAGCACCATGCCGCCCGCGAAGACCCATTTGCCAAACTCGGCGGCAGCCAACTGGAATTTCGAGGCGTTGATGTACTTGAGCATCGTGGATGTCAGGAAGGCGTGATCCCCGACATTGAACGTGAAGGAGGTAATGGCATCGATCTGGCCTTGGTTCAGCGCTACCTTGATGCCGGACATCACGGCGATCAGTGCCTTTGCCAAATCGGTTTGCAGGATCGAATCCGCTTCATCGCGGCTGATCGGGAAGTTGAATTTTTCGAAGGGAAGGATGACATGGCCCCAGCCCACCGTCCTCTTGCCAGCCGGGCACAGGTAAGGATTCGGCGCAAAATCGCCGCCCGGCCCTTGCTCGTAATGCTTCAGTATCTTGCCGGCGTTGTCGGAGATTTGCATGGCGGCATCCGGCAATCAATTGCCAATCACATCGAATTCTTGGCTATACCATTCGACGTAATGGGTACGGAAACTGGTGCGGACTTCAGCCAAGCCATAGACGCGGTAGCGCCCGGTCGGAGTGCCTTTCGGCACCGTATGCAGCGAGGATAGGCCGATGGAGCAACCCGGCTGGATATACGATTGCGTTTCGGGCAGCAGCACCACGGCATGCGTTTTGATGTTTTCCAGCGAGTGCGTGAGGGTATAGGTGCGCGGCGTTGAAGCCCGGCTGCACCGCGATACCGTCAACGGCACCGAATCGCCGGCCCGCACCGGGTTGTCCGTGATCGGAAAGGGAATGTTGCGGTATTCGAGGTAAGGCTGTTCGAAAACATACAGCCAACCGATTGCGCCGAGCCCGCCGAGGATCAGGGCGACGAAACAGACTGCCAGCAGCACCGGGAATTCTTGCCTGACCGCTTGCTTCATGCCGTGGGGTATCATTTTCGTATCACATTCGCCAAGATGGCACCGAGAACTCCGGTCATGATCGAGCCGACGAGGCCGTACACGATGATCTTGATCGGGGTGAATTCAATCCGGGTGACAAGGGTTTTCAGGGTGGAATTGACCGTATCCAATTCCCGCTTCATCATTTCTCGCGCCGCTTCGACTTCTTTCTTCAGGATGGCGATGTCCACCTTGATATCCGAATGGTCTTCGGGCCGTTGTCCTATTCCGGGCATGGCAGACTCCGTTGGTTACCTATCCGAAGCGTAGTCTGACCATTTCCTCCGAACAACACTAATCGTTCTGATTTTTGGTATTAACCGAGTCTTTCACGCACTCTTTCACGAATTGTTTGCAAAGAAGTACGAACATTGCCCGCAAGGTTGGTAATTTGTAATTCAAATTCCATATCAGGCGCGACGATTTCCGCTGCGCCGAAGGTATACGTGACCACGCCCCCGGCGATATCGAGGATCGTCATCTGTCGCTCGAAAGTGCCATTGATGTTTTGCCAGCGAATCAGCACGGTGCAATCGGTCAAGTCGATGGGCGTCGGCGGATCGTTCTCGGTGCAAGTGACTTCAAGTTGTACACCGGTATCATTTTCAACAAGGGTATAGCTCATGGCGGCTCCTATTGCTCATCGGAAAATGGTACTTGATAACGGCGCACCGAACTAAAGTTCGCCTCGCGCTTGGCAATTGATTGCCAATTCAAGCTGCCGTGTCCGATATGGGCGAAATGCAATCCAGTCTTGATCGGCTTGATTTCTTCGATGGCGCGGTTGCTGGCATCGCTCGCCGCCGCGATTTCCACAGTGATGGCAAGGCGAATCACGCCGGCATCGGTACTATCCGTAGCGAAGGCGGCTTCAGCCACGCTGACTTGGTACGTGATCCCGGCATCGACGTCATCCTGTGCTGCCGCGTAATCCCATTGCTCTGCTGCCGCCAGCAAGCCTGCCGATACCATGGCTTTCGCATTCGCGGCTTCGGTATCTGCCAGCGGGATCGCATAGCCGGCATCGGTGGCATCGGTGGCATGCAGCTTTTCGAGTTGCTGCACCGAGAGTTCGATCAACGAAGAATCAGTTGCTTCGGTCAGGTAGTCGGTCGGCTCTGCGACATCGGCAAGCACGATACGATCCGCAGCCACGACATCCAGTGCTTGCGCAACTTCCAGATGCATTGCCAGCGGGGCCAGCGCCTTGGTCTGCTGTTCGGTATCGAGGGCAGCAGCGGCTTCCGTAACGCCCGCCGCCGTGACGAGAGTGCCCGATACTATTTCGACTGCCGCAACAATCTCCAGCACAGCAGCCGCCGTTGTTACGCCAGCAGATAAGGAATCTGCCGCCGCAGCAGCATCCACTGCCCCTTGCGTCGATACCAACGTGCCATCGGCAAGGTCATCCGCCAGCGCGGCTTCCGCCGCCGTAGCAAGGGTAACCATCGTGCTGCCAGCTTGATCGGAGGCAGCCATGGCCTCGGCATTCGGCGTGACTTGGCCGATATAGCTGGAAGACACTTGATCTGCCGCCAAGCCATTTTCAGTGATGGTGGCCGTGGTCTTGGTCGGGCCGGTCGATACCGTATCCTTGGCGGCAGCCGCTTCAGCCAAGCTGGCCTTGACTTGATGGCTCTTGGGGATCGTGGCCGATAGCTTATCGGTCGCAGCAGCGGCTTCATTGATGCTGGCTGCGGTGACCAACGTACTGGCTTGCGTCGAATTCGCTGCCGCCGTTTCGCTTTGGCGCAGCACGGTATGGAAGGCAGCGGTTTCGCTATCCGCAGCAACCGCCGCTTCAGTGATGGCGACGCCCAGCGATTGTTGCAGATCGAGGCCATCGCCCGCCGTGGCCGCTTCGGTAACCGAAGCTGCAACGATACGCCCCGCTGACACCGCATCGGTGGCTGCGCCCGCTTCGCTGATCAAATAAATAGCCGACGCATTGCTTTGGTCAGTCGCCGTGGCGGGCTCGGCAACGCTGAAAGAACCTCCCAGTATAGAAACCCCAACTGCATCTGCGGCTGTTGCGGCTTCCATGGCAGTGGCAATCGATTGCCAAGTCGCGGCAACCGTATCGGCGCTGGCAGCAGCCTCCACCACGCTATCGGATACGAGGTCGCCGGCATCGGTGCTATCCCCCGCCGTGGCGGCTTCCAATACCGTGGCTGCCGATGTCACCGCAGTAGTCAGTGTATCGAGCGCGGTATTAGCTTCGGTGATCGAGGGTGCAAAATTGACCGCTACCGTGGGGGCATCCCCCGCCGCAGCGGGCTCAGATTGTGCCGCCGTGGTGACATTGCCCCCGGTAACGGAATCCGAGGCGGTATTGCTTTCCAGAATGCTGACCGCCGTGGCAACTGTGGTGGCAGGGGAATCCGCCGCCGTAGCGGCTTCGGTAATGCTGGCAGCGGTGGAATCCGTTGCCGACAGCGTATCCGCCGCCGTGGCAAATTCCGATACGGAAACCGAATACGAAGACGCCGTAGAGGATGACGGTACATAGATGGGCTGCCCGCCAAACGCATAATCAAGGGTATCCGGGGTCGTGTCGCTGGGAGCATCCACCGCATAGGGTTGCCCGCCAAACGCATAGTCGAGATTCATTGTCGCGGTCATCGCGCCCCCTTACACCTTGGCTAGATCATCTATCCACAAGCTATTCGTCGTGCCGACGCCATCCCAGCACAAGAAAACCACTTCCACCACACCGATTTCAGTCGGGGTCACCGATAGGCTGTACTGCACCCATGTATTGATCGCCGGGGCGCAGTCCACCGTGGTATCGGAGGGCATGCCCAGCAATTGCCCACCGGCCACCATCAAGCGGCCATTGATATTCGTGTTGTCGCGCCGCACCCAGATTGAGAACGTGGCCGTGGTATTAGCCGCCAGCAGGTAACGTCCTAGTGCCAAGCGCAGCGGGTAGCCCGACTTGCGGTTTGTACCGGTCGGGTTGAACTTCCAACTGATGCCGGATGCGGTATGGCGTTGGTCGGTCGCGGACTTGATCGTGCCGCTGTCGGTCACGATGTAGTGGTTATCCGCTGTGCGCTGGTATTTCTGACAATAAACGTAGCTGTCGCCCGGATAGGTAAGAGTATTGAACGGGGTTGATTCGCCAATCGACGGATTCACCAACGTCAGTGCGCCCGACTGCGCGGAAACGCCAATAGTGGAATGGCTATTCGCGGTAGTCAGGTTACGGATCGTGAGCGGGGAAGGGTTTCCTTTGTTTACGCCATAAAGCCAGTTGTTGAGCGCATCAATCGTGTTCCATTCTCCGGAAATAGCGTTGGTTCCCGTAAATTCCCAACCGCTCGTGTTGGCCGAGCAATTTGCGCTACAGGCAATGAATTCTCTGCGGCCATATTGGCTATCCGCAAAATTTGATGTGCTGTTATGACTAAAGCAGCATCCGACAAACCGCATCAGCGGATTGGCATTGTTGGTATTGACGCCGTTCCCGGAGTTGCTATTGCTGTGGCAGTTGAACAGGTACGAATTGGCCCCGTACAAGCCGAATCCTTGGCTATACCGAACCGGGCTTAAATTCTGGAACTTGATGAAGGGCTGCGCGTTTTGCTGAAAGAAGGCGTAACCCCAACCGTTTTGCCCGCTGTACCACGTTTCGCCGGTCTGCGTAGACATATCGGTGCGGCTCCACCCCCCGGTATAGGTAACGAGCGCGGTTTCCGAAGTACCAGCGACGTTGGTTTGATGCACCGTGGTTGCCGAGCTGCTTGCCATGGCAGTCGCTACGGGTTCGCGCTTGTAAGTGGCGACAGTTTCGGTGGCGCGGGGATAGCCCTGACCCGTGGTCGCTGAGCTATTTACATCGCTATCCAAGGTTACAGTCGTACCGCTGATCGACTGGATGCAATACCAAGTATCTTCTAGTCCAATGCAAGTCCAAGTCACCGTGCCATCGGTCACGGTAGCATTCAACTCGTTAGGCCATGTGGGTTCCGTAGTGCCGGTGGTGCCGGCGCTGGCTTGGTAACGGTAGCCATTGCGATTCGGCTGCGTCGGGCGGCACTGATCCCCCGAGGCATAGGTGGTCGAAGCCACCCATGACAAATTGCACATCTTGCCGATCAGGCTGGTCAGCGATAGTGAATCTGCGCTGGAGGATGCCTTGCAGGCGAGGATGCAATCCAGCGTAATTGTCGGGGTGCCCGTGCCGGAATCCCGGTACATAGCAACCGACTGAATGCTGGAAGACATATTCGCGCTCAGGTTCACCGTCAGCGCCACGAATTCAGAGGTCGAGGGTATCGCCGGGATCGCAACCGTATGTACCGAGGTAGCGCCAGCGGTATCGCTGCACAGGCGCAGGCTATACTGCCCCGCCGTGATGGCAACGGTATTTTTTATCCAAAATGTGACTTGTTGATACGCCGATAAATCCAGAGTGCCCGTGGCCGAATAAGCCATTTTGCCGGTGGTAAACGACGCGCCCACAGCAAGGGTGATCGCATTCGTACCTTGCTTATTGCTGGTCGTGGTCGATGCCGTGATATTCGTGGAGGGCGTCCATGCGGTTTCGCATTGGGAAATTGTCGCTGTCACCGCAGCAGCCAACGTGACGGTCTTGCTGTATTGCGTCCATGTGGCATTTCCCACCAGCGTCGGGTCGGGGGATGCCATCACCCGTACCGTGTCGCCTGCGGCCAGCGTCTGCGTTGCGGTCAGCGATGAAATCGTTTTACGGCGGTTAGCGAACGATTTTCCATCCAAGGTATCGTTGCCGCCCTCATAGTCAAGATAGAAGATCGTCATGCCTTACTCCGCTGCATCAAAAACAAGCGGGGTGGCGGCAATCAATTGCCACTCCACCCCGCCCTTGGTGAAATGTTGCTTACAGGGAACTGGCGTAAGTTACGGACAGCGTGTCGCCATTGCCCACGGTCTTGTCGCCACCGGAGAACAGGCCCGCGCTGTACAGTTTGCCGGTCGTGCCATCCTTGGTCGTAGACGAGCAAAGGAAGCAACCCTTGACGGTGCCGCTCGAAGTGATCGAGAACGCCACTGCCGAAGAAGTCGATTTCGAGCCGCCTGCCGCTGCCGAGAATGCCGGGGTCGGACGCGCCGTTTGCGAGTAGGTCGGGGCGTTGGCGTTGCCGGCTTCTTTCCAGCCGTTGGTGCCATTGATTTGCGCAGCGGTGTCTCCTGCGGCGACAGCGGAATAGCCGACCGAGGAAATCAGGCCCAGCGCCCATGCAGCGGTATAAGCTGCGCCAGCGAGGAAGGTATCGAGGTTGTAATTCTTGCCTTCGGTCGTGACCAGATTGTGAATGTCATCGGCCCATTTCAGGTTGCCATCCGCATCGCGGCATTCGACCACATAAAAACCTTCGGCTTGGGCTTGCTCGCCCATACCAGCGCCACGTTGCACGGCAGCGCCGCAAGCATCGGTGCCATTCATCTTTTCCATGGTATTCCTCTTGAGGTTGCGGCAACTGATTGCCAGAAAGAATTGCCCCCAAGAATACACCACGGAAAACTTCCTAACCAGAAAGAAAAAACCCGCAGGGCGTACCGTGCGGGCCGTGGCAATCAATTGCCAGCTTACTTGTAGGCACCCATCGACCATGGCGCGGTGCGGGTATCTCCAGCCAGATCGGTCGAGACAGTAATTGACTCGCCATAGAAGCCGGTGAAGGTCAGCGTTGCACCGGCACCGATACACGGGCTGCCCGATTGCAAATGCCAATCGGACGAGGCATTCACCAGCAGCGGATCGCTGGTCAAGCCATGGGTCTGCGTCGGGGTCGAGCCATAGTTATAGAAATCGTTGTAATCGATGGTCGAAGTACCGTTGTAAGCCCAGCCCGATGCAAAGGAATAGCCTCCTTCCCAGTTGCCGCCCGTGCCCTTGAAGATATTGTTCTTCAGCGTCGGGTTGGTCGAGGCCACCAGATTGTTCGGGCTGCTGCGCGAGCCCACGGTACAGAAGCCAGTCACCGTGTTATTGAAGAATGCCGAATCCTTCGCGCCGCAGAATAGCAAGGCTTCACAGCCGCCAGACGATTCATTGACGACCACGTTACTGAAGGCGACGCAATTGTAGGCTTCGATTTGCGCGGTATTGTCATAGAAGTTGCCCGGCGCAGTCGTGCCGCCGATGCAAATCGCCCAGCCGCCGCTGAAGATATTGTGGATCGTATTGCCATAAATTTGCGCACTGCGGATGCCGCCCTTCGCCAACAGCGAAATGCCACTCTGGTCTTGGCCGAGAATCGTGTTGCGCCGAACAATCGAATTTTTCGAATTGAAGATTTCAATCACGTTATGCGTAGTGCAATCCTCGATGATGGTCGAATCCTGATTCGACTTGAATGCAATCGCACGGGCGCTGCTGGTGGACAGCGACTTGACCCCGGTGATATGGCAGCCGACATAGCCGGTCGTGTCGTTCGATGCCGATGGAGTGCCATTGTCCCATGCACGGATATCGCAGTTTGCCGAAGTATATGTGGTGGTAGGTGTAGTGCCGGCATCGGGCTGCATCACGAAATCCTTGATCGTAATCCAGCTTGCATACAGCGAGATACCCGGATGTGCGCCGGTAGACGAATTGGTAGAAGTCGAGTTGATCACCGCGCCCCACTTGTTGAGCGACATATACGTGATCGGATTGGCCTGCGTACCGGAATTCGTGATTGCAATCTCGCCTTGGGTATAAGTGCCATCCATGAAGGCAACGACATCGCCCGGCACCGCGCTGGCAACCGCCTTGGCAAACGATTGCCATGGTGCTGCTTGCGTACCCGGATTCGAATCGCTGCCGGTCGGGGACACATACTTGGTTGGGGTCAGCGTCGTGCCGCCAGACGTTCCACCCGAAGTGCCGTTCGTCAACGTGCCGGTCGTGATCACCCAGTTCGCGCCATTCGCATCCGGCGTCAATACATAGCTCGTCCATGTGGTCGGATTGAAGGTCGGGGAAATCGTGATGCTATTCGAGATACCGGATACGCCTGCATCGCCCGCCGCAATCGTGCCTTCGACGCCCATCGCCAATTGCATGCGGCCATCGGTGGCAAACGTCAATTCCCATACTTCGGTCGGGCTGCCCGCCGTGCCGCCAGAAGTGATATCGCCTTCATAGCGGATACGGTAATTGCTGCCATCCATGCCACCATACAAGCGCTGGAGGCTGCGGTCGCCGGCATGGATCGCCAGTGCCCTGCCGAGAACCGAGGCAGTCAGGCCGGAATACGCGGTGTTGCTTTGGCCGAACGTGACATACCCGTTCGAGCCGACGAAGACGCCGCCATTCGCATCGTTGCCGTAATCGGTGCTGAAGAATTTGAATGGGAATGGGATCGTGATTTGCTGGTAGCCATCGTCCATGCTGGCATCGCCATACAGCTTGGTGAGCCCCGCCGTGCCCTTGATTGCGCTGCCAGCCGGCGTCCATTGGCTATCCATCGAATCCGTTGCCGTATTGCTTTCGGTAATTGAGGCCGACAGCGAGCTAGGCGGATGCTGGATCGTGGTGCTATCCCATGACGAAAAGCCTGCTGGCACCGTCAGGTAGTTCTGCGAACTGAGAGTGACTTCGCCGCTGGAGTACCCGGTCGAGGACACTACCGTACCGAGCAAGTAGTACGGGCCGGCAGCAATCCCGGCGAACGATTTGCCGCCCACCCCGGTAGCGGGATTGGCCGAGGCGCTGTTGTTCCAGTTGCCGCCATTGACCGAGTACCAAACCAGTTGCGCATCCAAGTCCACTGCCATGGCGATGCGGTCATTGTTGTGGATGCCCGGCAATGTGTTATCGGTCACACCATTGAAGCGGAAGCTGCTGGTGCTGCTGCCGGAATCGAGGATGAAGGCGTTTTTCGCATTGCTGCCCGGAGGCGAGGTATTGCCGGTGAGAGCTTGCGCCGCCGTGCCCACGCCAAAGCCGACGCTGTAGTAGCCGACATTGTTGAAGATCGTTTCCGCATACCATTTGCCAGCGGTTTGCGAAGTAATCGACAGGGCGCTTTCCCAGCTAGTCGTGGAAATTGCACCATCCAGCACTTCCATCGAATAGCTGTTGTTCAGCAACGTCACAGCCGGGCCAGTGGCGGAAGGATTCCATTGCGATCCGCCAACGGCAGCCGGCACCAGATCGGCATCGGCACTCGTTGCCGCATTGGCTGCTTCCACCACGCCAGCAAACTTGCCGCCCGTGGTCGTGGTAGTCGTGGTTTGCAGCGGCACATCGATTTGTTCCGGGTAGCCCACGCCCACGGTCGGGTCGATTTGTTCAATCCGGGCATACAACTCGGAAATCACGCCGCCGAAATCCTGCGTCTGCTGCGCCACCGTGTACGTGGTGCCGGCAGTCATGCCCGACGCGGTGATACCCGTGATCGTGCGTTTCAGCGTGTTGAATGTGGCATCGAAGATTTCGACTTGGTAAGTCGCGGTCGAAGAACTGGTTTCGCCAACTCGCAGCGAGCGCGTCCAGCTTATCGTCACATCGCCGCTGGAAGCCTGCGTTGCCGTGCCGTTGACCGGTGCATACGGCTTGATCGCCACGCCGGTATTCGACAGTGTGAACGATGATACCGAGGACAGGCTTTGCCCGGTCGATACCGCTTTGTACAGGATCGGCTGGTCGAGTTGCGTTGTGGATATTGGCACCCGGATCACGTTGGAATCCAGCAATACAAACTGGTCGCCCACCGCATGGCCCGCCGTGGCCCATTCGGTGCCATATTCTCCACGGGTCAGGCCAGACAGCACATAGGTATCGACGCCATCGACGCTGCTGCGCAGGGTTGCGGTTTGGAACTGGATGATTTCGTAGCCGCCTACCGTTTGCACCGATGCGGTATTGACGCCGTTCGCCAAGCCGGTGGCATTCGTGGAAGATAGGGTGCCGCTGGTGATAGAAACGGTCAACGTATCGGTGGTATCGATACCCCCGGTAGGGAATGGCGAGAGCGCATTTAGCGTTGTGCCCATCGTCGCGGCACCCGCCGTGGATTGCACCAGCGTATAGGTTTGTCCACCATCGAGTGATTGGTATAGCGAGCCGCCCGTCCACCCCGAGTTCGTACCGCCCAGCGCGAGGTAATACCCGGTCGAATAGTTCTGGCTCGTCAGCGCCGGCAAGTCCATCAGTGCAACGATGGTTTGCGAGGCCACAGTGCCGGTCTGCACTTGCGCCTGCACGGTCGAGGTCGCGGCATTTTGCTTGTACAGCGGCGCATGGTCAGCGACGCATTCCAGCGCTACGGTGCCGGTGCGGGATTCGGTTTTCGATACGATCCGCACCGTGAAGATGAACGAGTTGATCGGATCATAGATATTGAATACATCGGTCGGCTCCAGATACGCATATTTCCGGGGCAGCGTCAGCGTAAAGCGGTCGCGTTCGATCCATGCGTTGTACATCAGGATTTCCGCGATCTGCTTGGCTTCCAGATCGGTGAAGACAATCGGGCATTGGATCGTGACTTGCTGGCTGCTATGCGCGGTGAAGCGTTTCGCGGTTTGCACCCCTTGCTGGTAATTGGCACCTTGGTTGATGTACTGCACCGATACCAGCGCGGGCAATTCCGATTCTTGTTGCCTGACAATGTTAATTTTGCTCATCGGGTTTCCTAGCCGGGTATCGTGGTATCCATCGATAACACAAGGGCGGGCAGATTGCCGCGTTCAACGAATTTCACTGTGGAACTAGATTCTACCGCATCGAATCGAAAAAGCTTCATCAGCGGTTCCAGCGCCGCCCGGCATGGTTGCTGCCGCGTCAGCGCAAAGCCATGCAATACCGATTGCATCGACGCGACATCGAGTTGATCCGGGGCCATGCCGCATAGCCGACTCAGTTCGGCAACCACATCCCGTACCGGCAAGGGCACTGGGGTCGGTGCGCCGACTTCGAAGGTAAAGTTTGGCAATCGATTGCCAAAGAGTGCCAGTTGCAAATCGGTCAGCACCACATAAGCAATGCCGCGATGCGCCGGCACATTGCCTGCACCCTCATAGGCTTCAATCGTGGGGTCGGGCAATTGGGTTTCGCTGCCCGGATAAAACGTCACTGCGCCGACCGGCAAGGCTTGGCCTTGGGTGCCGATATCGGTGCGGGCGTTATAGATCAGCTTGTTGTCAGCCCATACCCGTGTCACGCCAACCACCGGGCCAGCACAAATTGCAATCGCACATGACACCATGTAGGAAGTACCGGTGCCGACCTGTTGCAGATTGGTAGACCAGATCACATTGCCGGCCACGCGGTAGCTGCCAAACACAATCGGGATCGCATTGCCATAAGCCGAGGATTGCACCTTCAAGTCCGATAGCCGGCTGCCCGAGTTATTCGTGTTCTTGAATAATGACGAGCCGATCAGCGAGCCCGTCATCAAGCCGCCCTGCGCCGTTTTTTGCGGGGGCGCGGCGGTTTGTCCGGAAAGGGCTAGGGTAGTCATTGTCCCTCCGGAATCGCGTTATCCATATGGATCGTAGTTACCGGGGGCTGGCCGCGCTGCACGAATTTCACCGTTTCCCCGGATTCCACCGCATCCACATAGTAGGCTTGCATCAGCGGCTGCATTGCGCTGCGGCAAGGCATTTGCTGCGTGACTGCGAAACCCTTGATTTTCTGGAACAAGCCATTGGTATCCGCTTGGCCGACCAGACCGATCCGCGCCGACATATCGTACAGGGTTTCCCCGAGGGTGGCCGGGCCGGGCGGAGACTGGGTGCCAAAGCAATATTTCGCGGTGCCGTTGTAATTCGCCGTATTCACATACACGCATGGCAGCGTATCGTTGCCAATCGCTACGGGTTGAATGCCGATATCTATCGGCTCGCTCTGGATTAGCAAATCGAGCGTCACCGGATCGAGCGCTGCCAAGGTATTGCCATTCGCAATCGTGCCGTTATTTAAGTAATCCATGCCGGTGACAAAATTCGTTACCCAGACACAATCATGGGCCAGATCGTACTGCGGGATGGCATTGACGAGGTTGGCGGTCGATTGCTCCCCGTTATCGAGGGTGGTGTAGCTGATCGGCTTATCTGTGATTACCATCATGGCAACTGGATCATAAACGATCAGCCGCAGCGATTCCCCCACGGTCGTCGTGGTTTGCGATTCGGCTTTCAGAACGATGAAGTGGTTGCGCAGGGTGTCGCAGGTAATGCTACGAAAATTGACTGTAAAGCCCGTGGAGGTAGAAGTGTTTCCGCTCAGGTAATTCACGACTTGCCCCGTGGACAAATTCAGGCCGCGCACATGGAAGACAACACTGCCGGTAGTGGAGTCGCCGGAATTTCCCGAAGTGGTGTAGTAAATGAACTTGTCCTTGTAAAAGGTCATTTCAAAAACATCATCCGTTGCGGGGGCACTCGGCAGCGGGAAAGTACGGAGAATGCTGCCATCGGCATTGCTCAATTGCTGGATGCCATACACGCTGGAAACCCAGATCGAGCCATCGTACTGGTTGACCCAGCAGCCATCCATCGGGTCGCTATAGGGGTCAGGTTCTGGAAAGCGCAGCGGGTGAGCCGGATCATAGAAATTTTTGTCCCACAACCATGCTCCGGTCGTCGCGTTATAGGCCCGGACAATCGGAGGCGAATCGTTTTCCCAGTAAATCATTTGATTCGCCTTCGGGTTGGCGATCAGGTAGCCCGGCTCCATCTGGTAAGCCAACGTGCCATCGGTGATGCCATTCGGGCCAAAGCCGGGCTCCCCGGTCGTGGTGCCAAGTACCGTCATGGTTTTCGCATCGATGATTGCAAAGGTGCCGGTCAGCTTGGGGTCATCTTGCTTGATGGCTTGGTATAGCAGCATTTGCCAAACCGTATTCGACATTGAATCGTAGGCAATGCTTTGGTAGTAGGTGATGTTGGCGAGATTGCTGGTGCCGCCCATGTAATCCACGATGGGGCTGTAGGTCAGCGTCAGCGTCGGCCCAGTATCGATATCCGCGACTTCGAAAGAAATGTTTGGCAATCGATTGCCATATTCGACCAACTCCAGCGTGTTGAACACCACATAGGCCAGCCCCCGGAATGCTGGCACATTGCCAACGCCCTTATCCATTTCGATGGTCGGGTCGGGCAACTGGTCTTCGGTGCCCATGTAAATCTTGAAGGAAGACGCATGGAAGCCATGGATGATCTTCACCGAACTGGCGTCATACACCAGCTTCGAATCGAACCACATTTTGCGGATACCCTTACCGCCTTCGCACACGCCAACTGCGAACGAACAAGTGTAGTTCGGGTGGTTCGGGTCTTTGCCCGGATACTTGGTCGAGACTTTCAGGCTGGTCGCCCAGATGACATTACCAGCGACTCGGAATGCGCCATACACGATGGGGATCGTCATGCCTAGCGTCGAATCTTGGAATTTCAATTCGGCAAGGCTAGGCCCGCCCGATTTCACTTCGGGAAATAGCGCGGTGCCCAGTGACGAGCCATACATATACCCGGTGGATGCACCGGCACCGGGGATGATGACCCCGGCATTCGCTTGCATTGATCCGAGTGCGAGAGATGCCATTATGCAGACTCCAAAAGTTCTTCTGCTGCAATAGTGAGCACAGGCGGATTACCGCGCAATACGAACTTCACGACTTCGCCACTTTCCACCGCATCGAACAAGAATGCCTGCATCAATGGCTCCAAGGCATTCCTGCCGGTCATATGCAAGATGCCATAGCCATGCAGCGATGCGCCGAGCATCGAGACATCGATATCATCGGCAGACAAGCCGCAGCGTTCGGAAACGAGCGTGACCACATCTTTCAGCAGCAAGCCATTCGTCGTGACCACTTCGAAATTCAGCACTGGCAATCGATTGCCAAACTCGGTCAGGTCGAGGTCTTCGATAATCAGGTACGCCATGCCCCGGTGGGCCGGAACGTTGCCAACGCCCTCAATGGATTCCATCAGCGGATCGGGCAACTGGTTTTCACTGCCGAAATACAATCGAAAGCCCTTGGCTTTGAAGGCGAGCCCCGCCGAGCCGCTGCCGGACACCGGGCTCTGGGTATCGTAAATCAGCTTGTTATCGGCCCAGACGCGCCGCACCCCGACGATTGGCCCTTCGCAGATGCCGACCGCGAACGATTGCGTGAAGGTGGTCACCGCAGAAGTTCCAGTGCCGGTCTGGGTGCCCAGCATGTCATCCGACCAGATGATATTTCCTGCTACCCGGTAATTGGGGAACACGATAGGGATAGGGTTGCCGTAGGTCGAAGACTGGTTGCGCAAGTCATTCGAGTTGCGGGTATTGATGGTCTTGCGATCCGGCGAAATCGCGGCACCGAGGAACGATCCAGCAGGAAATCCGAGTTCCGGAGAATTCACATACGATGGGGCCACCGCGCCATAGGCACTCAGGATCAACGTGGTCAATCAATCCTCCGTGTTAGGGAAACGGAATGCCCCCACCAGCCGGGCACTCCATGTGCCATCGAAGCGATGTTCTACGACTTTTCTTGCTTGGGCATAGGCATGCACGATGTATAGCGGGTCTTCTTGCGTGAAGATGGCGAAATGCTGCGGCCCGCCATCGAAGCGAAAGACCCCGACATCGCCTTTCCGGATGTCTGTCAGCGCTACCGGAATCAGGAAGCGATGCACGGCTTCGAGCAACTGGTCGGCATCCGGCTGCATGCCGTAGCCATGGTATTCCGGGCAATCGCCCCAGCGGAAGCCCGGCGACAGGTTCAACTTTTCGCATAAATCGGTGACCATCCCAAGGCAATCGACGCCATGGCCCTTGACGCGGGCTTGATGGTGCCAGCGGGTGCCGACCCAACTCCTAGCTTCTGCGACGATCTGTTCTCTTGTAGCCATGCAATTCTCCCGGCAATTGATTGCCAACTTAGACCACGCCGCCACCCGTGTTGGTCACCGAGGGATCGCTCGCCAGCGCTTCGGATTGCGCTTGCCACAGCGGCTGGGTGCCGTATTGCAGCACATGATCGAGGCCCGGCAGGTAGGGCTCGCCCCGGAAATTGATGACGTTGTTGAATTTCGTTTGGCAATCTTCTTTGAAACGCCCGGAGCAACCGGCCACCGCCGAAAAAGTATCTCCCGGCGCAATGTCATACGGCATCGGCAGTTGCAGCACGAAGCCGCCCGGTGCGGATTGCTTGACTTCCATCGATAGGCCGGCATTCAAGCCCGAAGTGAAGGTCACGGTGCCATACGCAAAATAACCGCTCTCGCCCTGCGGGCTAACAGTGCCGCCGCCTTGATACGGGGAATAAATCATGTTGTACAGCGGGCCGGCGACGCCATCCGCCGTGCCATTGGTGCGGGTATCGACCGGGATTGAAAACGAATTCGAAGTCACATCGGCAATCACGAACGATTGGCCGTTCAGCGTTGCTCCGGTGCCGAAATACGGGGTGCCGCTGGGGTCGAGAACACCGGGGCTGCCGACTTGCACCACGCCCTGTACCCCATCGATATACACGACATCGCCATTGATGAAGCCATGCGCCCCGGAAGTCGTGACCACGGCACGTTGGGCTTGCGATATGCCAGTGATCGAAGACGTATAAGCACCGCCCGGCTGCGTGATTGCGCTGCTATAGACCGTACCGGTGGAGTTGTTGACCGTATCCACGGTGCCAGTCGTGGTGAACGCGGCAAGGCTCAAGCCGCAGCGGGCATCGCCCAAGCGGGCGCGGCAAGTCGGGCTATACAACTCGCCAATATTGTTGGCGTAATATTGCGTCAAACCACGGACTTCCGCGACAAAACTGGCATTCTTGATCGTGATGTTGCCGATGAAGCCCGAGCGTAAAATCATGCGCCCCATCGTCAGGTCTTCGTAGTTGACGATGAATTGCTGCACCCGCGCCCCATCCCATAGGCCAGCGATCAAATCCCGCTCCTGCACGACCGGGCTATTCAAAATCGCTTCGATTTCTAGGTTATCAACATTCAGCATCGAAGACGATTGCACCGCGCTCGGCGTATAGCCGGACGAGGATTGATACACCAGATCGACGCTGGAAATCGGGGTGGCAAACAGCGCTTGGATCGAAGGCGGCAGCGATTCGGTCAGCAGGATATCCCGCGTATGGTCGGTGAAGCCAAACATCTTGCCGTTCTTCAGCAGCACCCGCCAGCAAGTGGCAATCGTGGTTTGCTCCTGCGCCAGATGCGCTTTCAATTCCGCAGAGATATATCGCATGGTGCCTCCTTACAGCGGTGCGGTGCCCCACGAAGCCAAACTGCCGGTGGCAGTCAGCGTCACGGAAATGTTGTCGCTGTAGACCGTGGTGCCATACTGGTCGGTCACGCGCACCCGCCATGTCGCCACCGAGTTTTGCGTCGTGGTAACCGTCGAAGTCATTTGTTTGGTCGCGCCGGTATAGCTGTTGTCGGTCAGGGTCTGGTCGATATCGCCATCCAGCTTTTCCCAAACATAGGTGTAGACCGCGCCGGATTGCCCGCCCACTGCGGTTGCCGTAATCGGCGGCGTCGTGACCGTGGCTGATCCGGTATTCGTTGCAACTGTCGTCACAATCGGCGGGGTCGGGGAAATCGTCACGGTGAATGTCGAAGTCCCACCCGTGCCACCCGTCGAGCCACCGGTATTGCCGCCCGTGCCGCCCGTAGAACCGCCCGTGCCGCCACCAGAAGGAGCGGGGTTGGCTACCCCACCACCGATGGTCGAAATCACTGTCAGCGGGATCGTGATCGGGTTCTGGTTGATTTCCACGATGGTCAAGCCCGATACCGAGAACAAGGCTTCGCCATCGCTATCCCGGTAACCTTCGAAGGTCGAATTGAACTGGTCGGTATCGAAACGGGCCGGCACATCGAATTCCCCCGTCCAGCGCAAGCCGGTCGAGCCGCCCGCAATCTTGCCGGTGGTGTAGTCGATACCGCCCCCGGTGACTTCGGTGCCGAACGTCCATACACCGGTCACCGGGTCTTGCACCGGGGTCGAGGGCTGCCAGAACTTGATTGTGCCCGGCACCGGTTTCGTGATCAGGCGGATCGTCGTGCCGTTCGGCACCTTGTATTCCTTCGCCATTTGTAGATCGGTGGTGCCTTCGACTTCCACTACCACGCCTTCGATGGTCAGCGTTTCGATATTGAACTTGGCTTCGTAGTCCGACCAGTCCTTGAAGCGAAAACCGCCCGCCTTACCCTTGCGTTCGCGGAAAAAGGCAATCAAATGGTCGATTTCCTGCCGATTGAACAAGTCATCCCCGACTTGCCATTTGCCCTTGCTGTCTTTCCAGTTGGCGTTGCGTTGCTCTTGGCCCGAGGTCACGGTTTCGACATCGGTGGAGAAAGTCGGCCCGCCCACGGTGCCATAGCGAATGCCGGTATTGAACCGGGCTTCATTGAACAGTGCCATCATGCATCCCTTCGATCAGTGCGTTTCAGGGCTTGGTTGTATTCGCCAACGATTTGGTCTTTGCTGCGGCGGAAAGAATCAGCATCCTTCGTGGTCACATAGATATTGACCGGGCCGGAGCGGCGCACAGGGCTTGCTGCCACAGAATTGTTGCTCGCAACCAAGCCACCCGAAGCATACGCTGGAGCTTGAGGTACGGCAATATGCATCCCGCCAAACAAGTTGCCCATCATGTCATCGAAGCGACCAGTGCGAAGGGCTTCCAGCATCGGCAGATACTTCTTCGTGACTTCAGCCGGGATCACGAATTCGCCATTCGACAGCCGGGCATTGATCGAATCCGAAGTCCCGGTGCCGGGGCCGGTGACTAGACCACCTTCGGCAAATGCCAGTTGGATACCGCTCTGGTCAGCGGCCCGATGCGCCAGCACCACTGCATTGTCATAGAAAGCCGTTAGCTCATCCCCGGACATCGAGTTCCAATCTCGGCCCATCAGGTATTGATGCAGCACATCGCCCAAATCCAATCGGGAAGAAAGATATCGGAGTATGCCTTTGTGGAAGTCATCGCTGTTCTGAGCCGAGCCGGAAGTGCCGGCATCGCCACCGGCATCCGCGACATACGCGGTCGGGGCCGGAGCGCCATCGCCCCCGGTGGAGCCGGTATAGATAGCGCCGGCACCGCCACCAGAAGTACCCGCGTCACCACCGTTATCCGGAGTGTAGGTAGCGCCGGGGCCGGAAGTGGCTTGCCCCGCATCGCCACCCATGTCCGGAGTGGGTTGCGGCGGCGGGACGGTAACGAGTGGGGCGCTGGCAGTCGCGGCAGCTTGCACCGCCCGCTGTGCATCGGTGATCGAGGCAGCAGCTTGCCGCACATAGGCCATCGCGGCAGCCAACTGTTCCGTGGTCAGCTTGGTGACATCACCGAGTTGGGCAAGGTAGTTACCGACATCGCCCACCAGATGCGAGTTTTGCAGCGCGGAAAGAACGGAACGATCCAAGTCATCGATATAGTTCCGTGCCATCGTGGTTGGATCGGTGACCGTGCCATGGTTCGTCACGCCCTCGTTTGCACTCGGATCGACGCCATAGATCGGGTTGCCATAGCCATCGGTCTTGATCGAGCCATCCGGGTTCTTCAGCGGAACCTGCTTGCCGGTGCCGCCGAGTTGGCCGAAGGATTGGCCGTTGCTCAGATAACCGCCAGCATAGGTAAAAGCTTGGTTATCGTCCGAAGTGCGGGTGCCGGCATTGAGCGAGCCAACTTGGGTGCCGGTGCCGAACTGGGATAGCAGTTGGTTCAATTGCGTGATGCTATCGTTCAGCGCCATCGTGGTGCCGTCGTTATTGATGACACCTTGCCGGCCCCACTGGGTATTCTGGACACCCTTCGTCGGGTCGTACTGCAATTGATTGCCAAGCGACTTTTCACCATCGCTCCAGTTCGCCAGCAGGTAAGCGCCGAGCGCCACGAAGCCTACGGCTGCCAGCCCAGCACCACCGATAGCGCCAGCAGCACTAGACCCCGCAGCGGTATCCGCAGTACCCGCAGCAGCGGTGGTAGTGGTGGCTCCCGCCGCAGCCGTGCCCGTTGCCGTAGTGCCTGCGGCTGTTCCCGCAGCCGTAGTAGTGGTGCCGCCCAATACACCAGCCAAGCCGCCGTTGCTGGCCCCTGCCTCAACCGCCGCCGTGCCGCCCAGACTGGACGAAGCGGCAGCCGCGCCTCCGGCAGCAGCCGTGCTGCCTCCTGTCAGCCAGTTATAGGCGGCGGAACCGGTTTTGTAAGTGTTGTACGCGGAAGATACCAAGCCGACCGCTTGCGAGGCTTCCCGGCCACCCTTGCTACCGCCAAAGATGCTACCGACGATACCGGCAAGGCCAGCGAAACCGGATAGCAGCGTATCGCCAAAGCCGGAAAAGAAATCACTGATGCCGAAACCACCATCCGAGGCTTGGCTAGAAAGATCGGAAAATCCACTGTCTAGGTTATCCCCAATACCCGAGGTCAGATCATTGATCCCGGAAACCGAGGAATCGCTGACATCGGCAAAGCCGGTATCCGCCGTGGTGGCAATTGATTGCAACTCGCCGCCGAGGTCGGACGAGACTTGCGCGAAGGAATCTCCTTGCTCCTGATTGATGTTTTCCGCAGAAGTCTGAATTTCTCCTTGGATATCCTTGGCTGACAGCGCGATATCGTCTTGAGTTTGCTGTGCTCCCGTGGCGATGGACTGTTGCGTATCCTCCGCTCCTTGCGCCACGGTTTGCTGTGTTTGCTCGGCACCATCGGCTACCGTTTTTTGCGTATCGCTAACGCTTTTGTCGATAGCTTTGTTGGTGTCGTCGGCGTTTTTCTCGGCATCTTTGGTGGTGGTATCGAAACCATCCTTGATCTTGTTCTTGAATTTGCCGAAGAAGTCTTCGATATCCTTCATATCGATCTTCGACAGTTGCCGCCCGAGCAGCGCACCAATCGTAGCGCCATACTTGCCGCCAATTTCGCGGCCAATGGTCGCCCCCAGCAGGGTTTCACCGCTACGGAGCAAATCGCTGCCAATGGATTCTAGCCAATTCTTCTTGCCGCCAGTACCGCTACTTTTATTTCCACCCGTGGCATACGCGGCGGGGTCTACCGCACCCCTTGCTGCACGTTTTGCCGCCTCTACATCGGAATCCGACGCGGTATCCCCGTTACCTCCGCCCGCCATCGAAATATCACCACCACTGCTGGGAGCGTCTGCCGGGCGCTCTGCCGGGGCAGGAGTGCTATCCGGCCCCGAGTTACCCCCGGTAGCCCCCGAGCCTTTCAAGCCACCGATAGCAGCCCCGGCTGCCGCACCGGCATCACTCAAATCGCGGATAGCCAGAGCGGCATCGGAGGCTGCCGCGCCCATCGTCTTCGTGTCACCTGAAGTGGCATTGATGATTGGGGCAGCGTCTTTATGCGCTTTGCCAATCGCATCCACGCCCTCTTTCGCGGAATTGGCGGCATCTTTCGTGCCTGCTAGAGCCGTGCCTGCGGCACTCGCTTGCGATGCCGAGTTATCCAGAGCGGTGCCAGCCTGCGAAGCCGAATCTCCCAGCCCATCTGTCTTGTCCTTGGCATCTTCCTGTGCCGTAGCGGAATCGGTTGCGGCTTGGCCTAGTGTTTTGGAACCCTCCGCAGCCGCCTTGGTGGCATCGCCCACGCCCTTGTAAGCATCACCGGATGCCTTGACTGCGCCTGCCGTATCCTTCTGGGCATCGGCATTGGCTTTGGACGCTTGCGCCGCATCCTGATCGGCTACGGTGCCCGCTTTTGCTGCATCGGTGGCGGCATGCGTCGCAGTCGTATGGTCATCGGTGCTGGCAATTGATTGCCGCTCGCTGGCCGTTGCATCCTTCGTTGCCGACTCGGAATCTTGCGTTGCTTCGGTATGCGCCTTGGTCTTGTCCGTGGCGTCCTTGGTGGCATCCACCAACCCGCTGATCGGGCGACCGAGTTCATCGACTGCCGACAAATCCACGCCAGACACAGACTTTGGCTTCGGTTGTGGCGCGGAAGCTTCATCCAGCACTGCGAAATTCGATACGTCACCGCCCGTGCCCTTCGAAGCAACATCGGGAGCCGTAACGTTCTTGGGTTCCTGCGTATAGCCAACGACATCGCCAGCCGCGTTATAGATCGGCACCGAAACGAAGTTACCGTCTACCGCGCCGCCCGTGATCTTGGTTGGGCCAAGGTTTTTCGGTTCTTCCGCGCTGACTTCCCGTGCCCCAACACCATCGCTACCGAGCCTGCCGACATATGCAGTGGTTTCCTTGTTCTGGGCAAAATCGAAACCCTTCGCAATTGCCGCATTCGTGGCCTTCGGGCCGGCATTGTAATCGGACAGGGCTTGGTCGATATCCCCGTTACGACGCTTCAGGTTTTCCGCGAGAATTTGTGCAGCGGCATTGATATTCTTGATTGGATCGCGCAGGTCGTCTTCGGACAGGCCCAGCGCCTTGCCCGTTTCCGGCATGATCTGCATCACGCCAAGGGCACCAGCCGGGCTCTCCGCATTCGGATTCATCCGGCTTTCGACCGTGGCGATATGGCGCAGCATGTCGCCGTTGTAGCCATACAGGTCTAGGCCAGCTTTCTTGGCCGCATCATCGAATGCCTTGTCGAAGTCAGGCTTCTTGATGCCGCCTTTGCCCAGATCGAGGTCTTCCAGCGCAGTAGCGTAATCGAACGGCTCGTTCTTGGCTGCGCCACCGACTGCACCATCCCCCTTGCCAGCAGTGATACCGGGGTTGACGGTGCCGTAACCCTTGTTGTCCGCACGATTGGCTTCGCGCTGCCGTTCCGCGTCCACCATCTGCTTATACATGGCTTCGGTGGCGTCGGCGGTGCGGGAACCATAGTTCGCCGCCTTGACCGTTTCATCGATCAATTCTCGCGTCGCAACTTCCGGCGTGTAGGTTTCCGCCGCGCCCTTGCCAACGCTTTCAGCGGTCAGCGCTTCATTGTTTTTCGACAGGTCGGGATTCTTCAGCGGTACGCCATCCACCGCTTGGCCGAGACGGTCGAACGTGCCATTGCCCTTGTCATCCTTGAAGGCATTGTCGATGGAGCGGGTCAGGCTCTCGGCAATATCCTTCGTGATGTTTTTCATGATGGCGGTGTTGATATCCTTCCACACCGCCGACAAGCCATCCCGGAACGATTGCGCTTTTTCCAATGCCGATTGCAGGTTGGTGGCAAAGGAATCCGCGAAAGTCGTGCGCAGCGTATCGCCAAACGTCTTGATCGTGCCCGACAGATCGACCATCTGCTTTTGCAGTTGGGCCAGCTTCGTGCTGGCTTTGTCGGCCCCGAGGGCATCGCCGGCATCGAGCGCGTTTTGCTTGATCTGCTGTTGCAGATCGAATTCCTGTTGCAGCGCGGTGATGCGCTGGCGAGCCAGTTCGTTCTGGATCGCTTGATTTTCATTGCTGGTGATCTGGCCGGCGTCCAGCGCTACCTTGGCTTGTGACTCGGCCAGATCGAATACGGCGCGGCGCAGAGACAATTCCCGATCCAGATCAGCAACAGCTTGCGCCGCTTGCTTCTGTTCCAGTTCGATATCGTATTTGCGGTTGACGATGCGCTCGGCTTCGGCGCTGCCCAGCGCCTTGACCGTTTCCAGTTCCTTGCGCCGGGCGTCATCGATTTGCTGGGCAACGGCAAGGTCGCCATTCCCAGTATTCTGGTTGACTTCCTGTGCCGCCTTGGCAACGTCTTGCTCCAGCTTCAGCCGGGCTTCAAGCCGGGCGATCTGGTTTTGCGTGATCTGTTCATCGGCCTTATCGCCGGCTTCCATCAGCTTGCGATGGGCTTCAGCAATCTGGCGGTCGATTTGTGCTTGCTTGACCGTATCCGAAGTGTTGTAGCGGTCATTCAGCAAGCCTTGGATATAGGCAAGCTGGGCGCGTTGCTCATATTGAGCATTGGTTTCAATCGCCTTTTGCCGGGCATCGTAATAATCGTTCAGGTCTACGAGGCCGTGCGCGTAAGCTTCCTTATCGATGTCCAGCAATTTCTGCTGCCGCAGTTTTTCTTCATCGGCTTCTTGCAGCAGGTCGGCGCGGTTTTGCTGCGCGGCGCGACGATCCACACCGGCTTGTTCGGCAGCACGGGCTCTACCGCCAAGCGCCCGGTCTTGCGCAAACGTAGCAGCCGCACTGCGGGCATTGGTGATCGAGCCTTCGACTTGCTCATGGATATCGAGGCCGAACTGCTTGGCCCTTTCATCCAATTGCGTCATCAGATCGATGAACTTCTTCAGTTCTGCTTCAGTACGGACGCCCGAAGAAAGATTTTCGCCGCCTTCAAGGGTAGCCAGAATAGAATCACCGATATTCTCGCCATTCAGCTTGCCGAGTTCGCGGATACCTTCCGACAACCCCTTGAACGCATTGGAATTCTTTTCGCTGATGCCATTCAGGTATTCCTGATAATCGATCCCTGCCGCTTGCAGCGTCTTGGACAGTTCGGCTTGTGCCTGCTTCTCGGCGTTGATTGCCTTTTCATTTTCGGCATGCGCTTCGGCAACTTTCTTGATTTGTTCCTTCAGCGCATCTTGGTATTTCAGTTCTTCGCTATTCGCCAGCGCTTCTTCGAAGTGGTGCAGTTCTTCTTGAGCTTCTTTCAGCGCCTTCTTGGCGGCTTCGGCATCAGCGCGGGCTTGCTTTACCGCATTTTGCTGGGATTCATCAGTCGGGTCATTGGTCAGCAGGTTCGCTTGCTTGGTCAGGGTCGCTTGCGCCTGATCATTGGCCCGCTTCGCGTCTTCGACCGCTTTCAGCGCATCCTTGTAATCTTGAACAACCGTATCTAGGTCGATTTCGACATGGTGCTTCGCTTCTTCGGAACTGGAAGACAGGTAGGAGTACGCGGCAGCCAAACCCCCGACAGCCAGTACGACAGCGGCAATCGGGCCAAGGGTTGCCAGCAATCCGGCACCCATCGCAGCGGTAGCGCCTTCGGCAGCAACAGCAGCCCCTTCAACAGCAGCGATGCCCCCCGCAGCGGCAGCGGATGCTCCCTCAATCAACCCCATGGTTACCGCGATACCACGCACCGCAGCTACAACCGGAGTGGCAATTTCAATCAGCTTGGTCAGCCCGCCTATGACTGCCAAGCCGCCGCCGAGGATTGCTATCGAATAGATAGAATCGCGTATTACCGACAGCGATTCGGCAATGAAATCTTTGTTGTCGCGCAGGAAGTTGACGAAATCAACAATCGAGTCGGCAACTTTCTTGATGACTTCGGCCAGCGGAGAGTATTCCTCCGCCGCATTTTTGTAGGCGTCGCCAAACAAGTCAGCATTCGGTGCTGCTTCGGTGAATGCCTTTGCCAGATTGGTCAGTGCTTCAATGACATGCTCGGTGCCGAGAATCAGTTGCAGATACACCGGCTGCATATTCTCGCCAAGTGCATCCTTGAAATTCTCAACATAACGCGACATCGAGGACAACGCCTTGCCCGCCGATTGCATCGCGTTTTCATAGGTGCCGGTCAGCTTCGTGGACTCCGCCAGCACGGCATTCATGAATGCCTGCTTTTCTTGCGTCTGGGTCAAGGCATGGCCGACATCAGCAGTGGCTTGCGCCATCACTTGCTGGCGATCCACCATGATGCCCATGAAGCGCAGGCCCAGCGTGTCCATTTGCTGGATGTTATCCACCAGCCGCTGGAACGTTTGCGAAGAATTCTGCCCAGAGATAACCGCGAGGTCTTGCGCGGCGCGAGCCAGTTGCGGCGCGAAGTCCACTGACAGGCCAGCTTGAATCAGTTGGGTTAGCGATTGGCGCGAGGCTTCAGCAGTGATGCCCATGCTGCGCACGGCGGCATCGGCTTCGGACAATTGCTGCGCGGTATAGCCGGCATTCTGGCCGACCGTTTGCAACACGATGCCGAGCGTTTCAGTGCGGGCGGCAACGTCAGCGATTTCCTTGATGGTTTCCGCGAATTCCATAGCAAGGAAACCGCCAGCAAAGAACTTGACCGCTTCGGTCGCGCCGTTGAGCTTTTCGATGAAGCCCTTGAAACCGCCTTCGGCTTCCTTGGCAGCCTCCGAAGCTTCCCCGGTATGCTTGGCAACTTCCTGCAATTGATTGCCAAGCTTGTCGATGCCCCCGGCGCTATTTTGGCCCAGCCCATCCACGCTGCTTTGGATCGAGGCGAGTCCCTGAAGAATTTCCCCTAACGTATCTTTGGTTTGATTCGTTAGGGTAATGAGGATGTTAAGCTGGTTATTGGAGGTCGCCATGGGGTTAGCCCTGTAATTGCTTCATGATCCGGGAGTAATCTTTCCCATCTGCATGATACGCAATCCGGTTCCCCCAAACCATAGAAACCTGCTGTCTGGTTTCTTCTTTATGGCCGAGGGACACCAAGGCATCGATTTGGCGCAGCGTATAACCCCAGACATCTTGCAGCCGGTGCCCCCGCCCCAGCAGGTAGGACACCGACTCGGCCCAGCTTTCCTCTAGTTGGTCGAGGTAACTTGGCTTTCGGTGGATGTGGCTGCCGGCACTGTCGGAATCGGGGCGCGCACGGGAACGGGTTTGACTTGAGCCAGAACCGCTGATAATACGTCTACCAGCTTTTTTGCGTCGGGCACGCTGCCTTCCCAAATCGTCGCCGCAGCGATGACTTGTACCGAGAACGGCAATTGCTTGATGACTTCTTCCTGCCCCTTCGCATCCGCGCCATAGGCGATGATTGCTGCCACCAGTTCCGGGGCGTTTTGCAGCAGCTTGCCGAAATTCGGCTTGCCGCCAATGCTCGATTCCACCAGTGCCAGCAGCGGATCGCGGTGGTTTTGAATCAGTTCGGTGATCGCTTCCAGATTGATCGGGCGCACCGGCAGCATGCCATTGCCGGTATCGACCATCGTGGTCTTCGGCAACAGATCGGAAATCTTGATCGACATCATCACTCCTAGAAATGAAAAAGGGTGGCAATCAATTGCCACCCCCGGATATTACAGCAAGGAAACGATTAGCGGGTAGCCATTTCCTTGAAGTATTTCGAGCCGGTCGTGCGAAGCTGGTCGGCCAGCACGTTGCCTTCCAGCACGAACTGCTGCACGGTGTCGGAAATCATCGACAGTTCTTTCAGCGGATCGACCGAGAACTTGAACACTTCGATGACCACGGAAGCATCGCCATCGGCGGTGTTCAGACCTTCGAAGCGCAGATACTTCTCTTGCATGCCGACATTCAGCGCTTCGACTTGGTATTGCTCGCCGTAGGTATAGTTGACGGTGATCGACACCAGACCGTTGGTGCCGGCATTGGTATCACGCACCAGCACCGAGCCCGCATCCAGATTGATCTTGTGGCCCCAGTCCGGGGTCGTGATGTCATCGACATACGCGGTGCCCGCGCCGGTCACGGTGACAGCCGACACGTTCATGTGATCCAGCGGAGCCACGCCACCCGGAATGACTTGGTGGGCTTCACCGGTCACGGTGCCGCCAGCGACCGTGGTAGCGGTGCCGCGCAGTGCCACGGCGAGGTTGGCCGCATTGAAGTTCTCCATCGTCATCGACAGAGTGGCCTTGGTCTGGGTGGTCAGGCGCAAGTCGATGCCGCGCTGGCCGGTTTGCGATTCCTTGTGTTCGATCACCGTGGTTTGGATGGCGATCTTCAGGTCGGACACGTTGCCCACCGGGATCAGGCCGAGCGGCTTGCCGGTCAGCGGGTCACGATTGCCTACCATTACCACACCTTGCCCGCTGTAGTAGTGGTTGTTACCGTCGAAAGTGCTCATTTGATGCTCCTAAAAGTTGGTTTCACTACTACCCGGTCACCCGGAATCCTGAAATGTTGGGGAGAGTATAGCCTCGAAGAAACTACCTAACAATTAGGTCAATACTTCGCGGAAACAAGTTGAACGGGGCAAGACCATCTTTGAACCCACAAAACAGTTCCGTGACTCGGCTGGGCAGCCGCTTCCACGATGAATTTCCAGAAGTGGCCGGTCGGGCTGCGCCGGCCCATCATGCCTTCACGGATGGCATCGAGGATTGCCGGGGCATTCTCATAGGTATTGGCTGCACCCATGTTGGTCAGCGTATCCATCATGATGATGGAGGCGACCAGTTCGCAGGATGTGCCGAGCTTGGCGCTGGAGCCGGATTCTCCGACCGAGCGCATACCTTCGTAAATGATGCCGCATGCCGGCAATTTCAGCGGTTTGGCTTTGTCTTGCAATTCCGAGTGATCGTAGACTTGGACGATCTTGCCCTTCAATTTGGCAATTGATTGCAGCACGGTCTTCAGGTCTGCCATGCACAGGGTAGCGGCATCGATCATGATTAGCCTATCGCCTTGGTGATCCGGTCATTGATGAACTTCATCACTTGTTCAACGTCAGCCGGGTTGAAATCCATGAAAACGCGGGCCGGCATATGGATGGTGCCGTAGTTCGCAAAAATGGCGTAGGGCACATCGGTCTTGATGGCCCGGCCATTCGCCCCATCGTCTGCCAGTTGAATCGAGTGAAACAGGGTGCCTGTGTTGTATAGCGTTCCGCCCCCGAGCCCGAATCGCGCCCGGCGCTGCGAGGCTTTCGAGACTTCCCAGCGCTGCCCTTCCGGGTTGATCTGGGAGAGATAACGGCGGCGGATATTGTCCAGCAGGATCGCGCCCGATTGATCGAGGATCGCTTTCGTGTCCAGCGCGGATTCCAGCCTGCCGAACAATTCGGCAATGCTTTCCTGCCCATCGACTTGGACGCTCAACGTGATCATCAGAAAATCGCCCGCGTGACAAAGCCGAGGTTGCGGTAATACGGCGCATAGACCGATTGCGCATGCGCGGCCAGCGATTTATACAGGCCAGCCGCTTCGGCATTGCGATTCGTGACTTGGCTGAAGTTGATGATCAGCGGCACGAATGACAGCAGCGCTTCCCGCGTCCATCCCGGCAATTGCGATGCCTTGTCGAAGCCCGTGGTATAGGTGACGCGGAAAAAGGCATCGCCATATTTGGTATCGACGTAGACGATGCCGCGCACGAAATCGATGTAGTAATCGGTCGTCGGCACCGGTTGGAAAGCAGGATCATTCCATGCCCCGCCGAATTCAACGATGGGCACGATGTCTTCGGAGACAAAGCCGGATTTCAGGTACAGCCGGAATAGCCCGCCCGGTTGGATGCCCGAATAGGAATCGGAATCGGTCTGGTAGACACTGACCCATTCATGCTTTGCCAGCTTCGAATCGAGCCGGGTTTCCAGATGAAGCTGGGCAGCAACGATGGCGGATTCGAGGTTATCGTCCACGCCTTCCAGTTCCGGATTGATTGCCATCCGGTCTTTCACATCTTCCAGTTCCAGAAAGAGTTTGGTAGCCATTGCTGCCCCCTTGATTACACGGTATGCGCTTCTTCGCCGCCAGCCAGATGGTCAGCGATATCGGCATCATCGCCCACCGAAATTGCCTTGGCGGTCGAAGGCGACAGGTCTGCCGAGGTCATGTCGTTCGGCACGACTTCGCGTTCGACCATCACCCGCTTGGCTGCCGGCTTCCAGCGCCGCCACACCGGCAGGCCCGTATGTTCATCGGTCGCTTGCAGCAGATCGTCAGCTTGCTCGGCGGTGAAGCGGTAGGCTTCGCCCTTTTCGTAAATCTCGCCGCAGTGCCAGTAGCGGCCATAGTGCGCGAGTTCCAGCACGACAGAGGTATCTTCGGTTTTGGCCGGTGCAGCCGTTTTATTGATCGCCATGGAATACTCCATTGTTGGTCAGAGGAAACTGGATTGTACGGCGCTGGCAATCAATTGCCAACAAAAAAGGGCAGGGATTTCTCCCCGCCCCCTTCAATCTCCGGGTTCTCCCAGAAATTAGCCGGTCATACCAACAACTTTCACGACCGCGTTCTTTTCTTCGATTGCCGTGGCGACGCGGGTGGTCAGCACGATGATGAAGGTACGGGTGGTGATGTCCTTGTCGTACTCGATGGTGATCTGGCGCTGGATGCCGAAGATCAGGTTCAGCGGGTCGGTGAACAGATCGTTGGCAGCCGGCATCAGCGGGGCCGCTTGCACTTGCGAGCCATAGATGTACAGCGGCAGCGCACCTTGCAAGTTGCTGTCACCGAAGGAACCAACCCGGTTCGCGTACAGATCGCGCAGTTCGGTTTCGTTGTTGACCGAAACGAAGTGCTTCAGCGCCGCACGGTTGCGCAGGTATTTGGCCGGCATCGTTTTCACGACATTTTTCAGCAGGTCTTTGCTGATGGTGGCCGAAGCGGCATTCAGTACGTTGGCCGACGCCATTTTCAGGTAACCATCTTGCAGCGCCAGATACGGGTCTGCCGAAGCGGTGTCACCGGAAATCAGCAGTTCTTCGAGGTCAACCGCAGCGCGTTCCGCGATCATGTCCACGATGGTTTGGTGCAGGCCACCAGCGCCTTGCTCCATACCCACGTTGATGTTGCCGCCCTCGATATTGTCTTCCAGCACCGCATACGGAATGCGGATTTCCGCGATGACTTCTTTCGTGTTCAGCACAACTTGGCTCAGGTCAGGCTTGGCGCGATCCGAAGCGGCCAGCGCGGTGGCTTCCACAGCCGGGCGCAGGATGCGCGAGCCGAAACCGATTTTGTTGATCTTCATTTCCGGGGTACGCATTGCCACGGTACGCACCGAATTCAGGATCGTCGGGGAATCCATCAGGGTACGGATGAAGCGGTCGGTTTGTTCCGGGTTCAGGTGACCGGCAGTTGCCAGATCAGCCAGAGCCATGTCCGCTTTTTGAATCAGGGATTGGTTGGTGGTCATGATATTTCCTTGGTTAAGTTACAGGCTCTTGCTACTGGCAAATCAACGGCGGCGGAAAGTTGCGCTATCGAAGCATCCGGTGCGGGGGTCGGCCTTTTCGGTTTTCACCTTCACGGCTGGCTCGGAATCCGCCTTAACGGTTGCGATAACGGTGTTCTTCACCGCTTTCGACGCATCTTCTGACTTCCGAGAAACATTTTCAAGTTCTTCCCGGAAATTTTTTGCTTGGTCGGCCATTTCCGATTTCAGCGCGGTGACTTGTTCGGTCAGGCCGGTAATCGCAGCCAGCACCGCAGCCATCGGGTCTTCTTGCTTGGTGACCGGATCGGCAGCCGGGTCTTGGGCCGGATCGGCTTTCAGCGTCGGGTCTTGGTCGATACCGGTCATTTCGGCGGGCTTGGAAGCCTTGTCGCGCTGGGTATCGTCGTCGGACGGGGAACCGGCGACCGCTTTGGGATCGGTGACTTCACCCTTTTTCGCAGCATCCTTGTCCTTGTCGCCGGCTTGGCTGGAATCATCGTCGCCATCGTTGTCCGGGTCTTTGGCATCGGCAGCTTCCATGGCCTTGGCCTTCGAAGACTTCTTGCCTTTCAGGACTTCTTCCAGCAGGGCATCGGCTTTGAAGACAGACGCGGGCAGGGCAGCCATTGCACCCATGTACGCTTGGTATTGCTTCGTGATGGCTTCGACCGATTCGCCCTTGGCGACCACGGCAGCGGAGGCTTCGGCATAAGCAGCCGAGGCAACGCGGGGGCCATGGAAGAAACCTTCGGCGGGGATGGCCGGCGAGAACTCGGCAGCATCGGCCATCGCTTCGGCTTGCTTTTCGAAGCCCTTGACCACGACTGCCATGTTGTCGGACAGGCGGATCAGCGTCGAAGTGGCGGCTGCCGGCGCTTGCGCATACAGCACGGTGCCATCTTCGTTTTCGGTCGGGTTCTCGACCGCGAAGCCTTCGGCTTTCAGGATCGCTTCGATGGAAGCGGTGACTTCGGCATCTTCTTGTTTGAAGATGACGAGGCCGGTTACTTGCGGCTTGGCTTCGGCCTTCTTAGCCAAACGCCCGATGGAAGTCAGGTCGATGCCCATGGTGTTTTCCTCATGTTTAACTACGCGAAACGGAATCCGGTTGGCAGCACGGGTGACGAGCGAAATGATCCGCACATCGGCGTTTTTCATTTCGGTCATCTTGCGTTTAACTTCCATAGCGGGCTCCCAGATGTGCGAAAGTGTACTGGTGGCAATGCCACCTAGCAATTATTTAGTGATCGAAACGGTGTCTACCGAGGAAAAGGTATGGGTGTGGCCGTTGACGCGATCCGTGACGGTGCCGCCTTTGATGATGTGCCGGTGCCCGTTCACCACGTTCGTCACGCCGCCTTGGAAGTGGCCTTGGTCGTCGTAGGACACATAGAATTCATGGGTGTGGTCTTCGCTCTTGGAGGTCAGGCCGCTGACAATCGGCGGCACATCGAGCGTGACTTCGACCGGCTCTTTCTCCACCATGGCTTCCATCGAGAAACCATTGATGTCGCCTTTCTTGATTGCTTCCCATGTCGCATCGTCATTCACATGGACGCCGACGACCCAACTGCCTTCCAGAAAGTCTGGATCGCCTTTGCGGGCGATGAAGGATTCGACCACGGTGCAGCCGGGCACGAATTCATTGTCGTGGTTGATGTCAATCGCGCCCGGAATCCCTTTTGCAATGAACGCATGCGCCATCTTCTGGATTTCATCAGCGGTCATGAATTCCTGATCCGCGTCCGGGCGACAAGGGGCATAAACTTCCCCGAATACAAGTCGTTGCTCGGGCTGATCGGCTTTGATGACGAACGGCATGGCGGGCTCCGCAATTGGCAATTGATTGCCGCAGATTCTACAGAGCAAGATGTTGCCGAGCAACAGCTATCGGGCGGGCTTGTATAGCGGGAGCGGATGATCGGCCAGCAATTGGTCGGCTTCCGGGTCATTCAGGCTTGCCAATTCGGCATAGCCATCCGGTTCATTGCCAGTCAGCGCGGTGGCAATTGATTGCCGCTCCTGTTCTCCCACGGCATCCTTGAAGCCTTGCCAATCAGCGCGGGTCGGCAAGAAGCCTTGGGCAGTCCAGAAGCGGATCATATCGGGGGAATCCGGCTGCACCCCGAGTTCCTGCGCTGGGGTGGCGGCACCGACTTCGTAATACCCGGTGACCACGGCTTGCAGATATTCATCCTGCCGTTCGGGCGGAATGCCAGAGAAATCCAACCGAGTCAGCATCCAGACATCGGTGAAGGGATTGAATAGGTATTGGCCCTTGACTTCATCGGTGCGGATATTGAATTGGATATCGCCGTTATCCTTCATCGTGATGCCGTTGCCATAGCGGGCTTGCAAATCCATGCCGGATAATGCGGCATAGATATCCGAGGGATTGGCATTCATTACCGCATTCCAATGTGCCAATTGGTCATCGGAAGGAGTCAGGGTGAAGGGTTCGAATGCATTCGCATCAACCGGGCCGGTTTCAATTGAATTCTGCTCGGCCTGATCCGAAGCCGGATTTCCGGCATCGTCTTTCACCTTGACGAGCATCGTGCGGCAGTTCGGGTGGTATGGCGGGATATGCAAATTGGCATCCACCAAGTCTTGGGTAGACATATCCGCATACTCGGCCATCGCCGCCTTGGTTTGGCTCGGCCATGGCTGCACCGTTTTCAAGTCATTTGGATCATCGACGGATAGCGAGGCATCGATGCTGCGGGCCGCGTCCTTGACTTCGAACACATGCCCATTGATGAAGCGGCAGAATTTGCTGGTGCGGCCATCCAGCACAGCGGTTACACGATATTTCGTCACGCCGACCGTCTGGGCTTCAGCAACGAATCCCCATGTCGATAGCCGGGAAGAATTCTGGCTCGATATCAGCTTCAGCGTATCGTTGCCGGGTTGCGCAAAGGAGACAAAATCTTGGACATACTCCCACGGCTCCTTCTTTTGCACGACCGGGTTCGCCTGCAACTTGGCAATCAATTGCAGCGCCGCGTTGATCACCGCCAGCGTCAAGTCATGGCTGATCGCCTGCACCATGGTATCCGCTGTTTGGTTGACCACGGGCGAGGCGTCTACCGATACCTTGCGATTCAAATCCCCAGAAGCGCGTTTCGCGCCGAAGTTGGCGAAGGAGAGAAGCATGTACCGGATGAATTCCCGGTTCGCTCCCGCCACGGGAGAGGCATCGAAATGCTTCGCGGCGTCGATTGCGCCAGCCCAGTCATGGGCATCCACGCGGGCCTTGACCGCCCGGTAATAACTCTCCAGCAGCGGTCGCAGCGCCTCCAGCAAACGCCGGTTCAGCGTCCGCTCCAGCGTCAGGTGCAACCGTGGGTCAACTGTTGGCATGGTTGCATTGGATCAGCTTGACCAGATCGGCATCGTTCGATTTGAACGCGGTGGATGCCACTACCGTATTGAAGGCATCCAAATCCTTGCCTTCCAGCTTCGCCACTTCGGTCAGCACGGCAGCCGCATCTTCCGGGGAATGGTCGTATCCCGTCACCAATCCCTTGATTTCGCAGTAGGACACTGCCAGTTCCACGATTTCATGGGCTTTCTTCAGCGACTTCGATGCAACTGCTGGTTTGACCGAGCCCACTTGGCCGGAAGGGTCTTGTGCGCCCCGGCCAGATGCCGATCCGGCACCGGGCAGGGTGGTGTTATTCGCTCCGGGAAGATGCGTCAAGCCATCCGGTGCGACGCCGGCAGCCGGTGCCTTGTATTCCAGCGACAGGCCAGCGACTTCATTGAGTTGTTCGATGAAGGTCTTGCCTTCGGAAATCGGCAGCGCGATTTGCAGCGCCTGCACTTGGGCTGCGATATCTTTCAGCGTGATGCCCTTGCTTTGCATCTTGATGGTCTTGATACCCATCGCCCGCAGGATTTTCTTGTTAATGATTTCATCGAACTGGGTGCGCTCCGGTTGGAATACCTGTTCTTCAGCCACCATGTACGCCACGACTGCGGTGGCATAGTTGTAATTGTCGGTCTTGCCAAGGAACAGGGCCGGCAGGCGGAAGCCGATACGGATATGCTCCCCGGTATTCTGGTCGTATTGGTTGAACATCGCATCGCGGATTTTCTCGGAACCGAAGCGTTCCACCGTCACCGATACCGTGCCTGCCGATTCCATCGAGCCCGAAGACGATTGGGCTTCCACGACCACGGCGCGATGCTTCGACTTGTTCTTGCCCGACAGGTAGTTGCGAAGTTGCTCGGCGGCTTGGCCGGCAAGGGTGCCGCCCTGCACGAAGACGATGGCCGGGGGCACACCGCCTGCATCCAGATATTCGAGGTTCTGTTCTTCCGCCTTGCGGTTACCGATCACCGAAGGCAGTTCATTGATCCACCGGGGCACCGAGTACGGGCTGGTGATATCCGGGCAGATGCCGAACATCAGCAATTGCCCGCCGCGATTCTCCGGGGGAATTTCCTCGTCCTCGTTCGCCCAGCGGCCCGTGGTCTTATCGACTTCACGGGTGCTACCGAATTCACGGTAATAAATGAACTTGTTGCCGATGCGCTGCATGAAACGGCGCTCGCGGTCGAGCATTTGCAAGTCCACCGGCTTGCCATCCCGCACGACTTGCTTGGTGACCATCACCGGGTCATCGAGTCTGACAAACCGAAGATTGTGTGAATCCACGTTGCGCAAGCCGAGAATATCGCCATTGATATTCGTCAGCACTTCGAGCGCGGCATAGCCGATGCCTTCCAGATCGCGGCGCAACTTGCGGCGGATTTGCACGAAGGAAGTGCCGGGGTACGGCTCATCGAAAAACTCCTTCATGCGCTTTTCTTCATCCGGACTGGCGGTGATATCGTCATCGATAGGCACGAAGCTATGCCCGGTGCCATCGACGTTGACTTCCATTGCCTCCACGCATTGATTCAGGATGTTGTTGTGGTACACGAAGCTAAGAAGCTGATCCGGCAAATAGGGCGGCGGCAGCACCACGTTGTTGGTGCCGGAAGCAACGTAAAGCGATACGAACTGGTCTTCCAGATGCGTCGCACTATCAGCTAGGACGAGATAAGTATCTTCCCCGATGGCTTTCGTAACTACATGGTAGCCGGGGCTCTTTTTCGCGGGAGGGGTCTTGGTCGTCATTTGGCAAACCGGTAGGAGCGTGAAAGTTGCCCTATTGTACGACACCGGGTTGCTCTAAGGAACAAAAGAAAAAGCCCGCCGAAGCGGGCCGTGGCAATCAATTGCCAAACCCTTACATCGGGGTCGTGGCGACATGCAGGTTGATCGGAACGTCAACCCAGTTACCGTTGTATGCCGATACCCCGATAACATAAGTGGCTGCCGCCCCGCTCGGCACATTGAACTGGAGCGTACTCAAGTACCCGGACGGGCTGGCCGGCTTCGAATTATTATCGTCATCATTGCCGCCGACATAGACCGCCGTTGCCGGGTCAGCACCCTTGAATACAACAAGGGCAGTATCCATGTTGGCATCCCAGATGGTTCCTTCCGGATTTTCCATGTTATCCGTGGTGGCAACGACATGGCATGGCCCTTGTATCGTCACGGCATACCAGCGCGGCGCGAACGCGGTGCCGACATCGTTGCTATAGGCAACACGCAGCGGGTTGGAGCTATCCGTGATCGGTACGCAGCCCACCGTGCCATCGATGGTGATAGAGGCGGATGATGCTCCCGCCAGCGTTCCCGACACGACTTGTGCCCCGGCATAGGAATTGTTGCTCGGCGGGCTGATGTACGCGAACTTCGTTTCCAGCGTATCGATCCGCGCCATGATACGAGCTTCATGGCTGGTGTTCGCGCCGGGAACGACCATCAGCCGCCATGTGCAAGTATCCGTACCGGCAATCGGGCCGAGTAGCGTGATGCCGTAATCGCTACCGATGCCCCGCGAAGCGGCCACGGCGGGGCTGGCATCGAAAGCGGCTTCGCGGAAGAATGTGCCATCCATTTGCTGGCCGGACATTGCGTGACCCGAGAAGGTAAGGATCACGAAATCGCCATTATCGAAAGAGATTTGCGCTTCCCCGCGAAACCGCATCAATTCGCGGAAACCGATTTCGATGACCGGGTTCAAGCCGAACGCCGATCCCGTTGAATAGCTACCGGGGGTGAGTACACCCCGGAAATAATAGGTGCCGATCTGGGCACTGCCGTACTGCGGCATGCCATGGTCGGTGAAGGGGGCGCTGCTCATGACCGTGCTGAAATCGGCTTTTGTCGCCGCGCCGGAACCGCCCGGAACACAACAGTAGGCATGCTTGACAAGGTTATGGTCGCCCGCGCCAATGAAAGCACCCGTAGCCCCTGATTCCAGCGTATTATTTTCCCCGCCTGCAATGACCGCCCCGACCCCGCTACAAACATTACGACGGCCACCGCCAATGGCGGAATATGTCCCGGAGGATGTATTGTTATCGCCACCCCCGACAACTGACTGCATGCCGGAATTCGTATTGTTGGAACTCCCGGCAAAGCCAAAGAACGTGGAGTTATCCCGCTGGCCGCACAAGCCCACCGCTACACCGTTTTCATCCACCACCAAGTAGTTACCATTTTCCGCCAAGGGAATTCGTCGCTTCGCCATCATTGCCTCCTTTGAAATACCACCATTCTACCGGTGCCGGTTGCACCTAAGAAAAAGCCCCGCACTTGGCGGGGCAAACCGTGGACGAGAACCACAGGAGACATTCTTACGTTACATCAACTTTTTGGCGCTGGCAACTGGTAAATCGTGGAGCAAGACGTATGGCGCTCGCCTTGATACGTCCATGTCCGACAATCGGTATAACTCCCATCGGGGTTGACGATCCGGGTGGTGGAAATCTCTTGGGAATTCTCGCCGCCGCACCCGGCCAGCAGCAAGAGTAGAAGCAGGGCTCGCATGCTGGCCTCCATCACAGGAATCCGTACTTCTTCGCGCAGATCGGGCCGATGCCCATTTCCACCGACTTCGGATCGCTCAGTGCCTTGCCGCAGCAGGCGCAATTACCGGTCAGTTTTCCATGCTTGATGGCCTCGCCAAACGGGTCATTGCAGACCTTCACGACCCGGTACAGTTGCTCGTCGCTGCACTGCCCAGCCTTGATGAACTCGCCGCCGAAGACCCTGCCGAGATACTGCTCACCTTCGGTTACATAGATCGAGCCGGGGTTCTTGCCGAACTGCGGGGCCGGCTTGAACAGGAAGTCGCCCAAATGCAGCTTCGGGCGCTTCAGGCCGCTTGCCTTGGCGGCTTCGAAAGCCTTCTCGATCTTTTCGACATTCACCGCCAGCTTGACCGGCTCGGCTTTCTGGCCGGCAGCATTACTGATGTTGCGCTTGACCGCATCGATCTGCGCTTGGGTCAGCACCCCGTTTTTATCAAGCTGATGCGCCAGCGACAGCAGGAATTCATTCTTGGTGACGCCTTCCCCGAACTTTAGGAACTGCACCACATCAGCCGGGGGGATCAGCTTCGGTTTCGGTTGGTAATTCTGGTAATTCTTGTGGTATCCGTAGGCCATTTTCTCACTCCATTGATTGGTTGGTCATCACTACGACTCCAGAATACCACAATTCACAGGTTTGTCAAAGAGATTTTGGCAATCAATTGCCATACACTTCGCGGGCCACGGCATCGAGTTCCGCCAGATCGGCAAGGATGCTGAGTACTTCACTGTATCCGCAAGAATGTCCCCGCTCCCATGCAATGGCATACAGCCTTCTGGCGAACGGGTTTGATTGCAGGCCGAGTTCGGTAAAGGCATCCAGCATGAATTGCTGCTCCAGTTCCACTTGCCGGGCGTTGTGCTTACTAACTGCAACCCTATAACCAGCTTCATCGAACACCTTTTCCGTCACGGCACCGTCCGGCACTTTTTTCAAGCAGGATTGGTTGTAGCTGCCGAGCACTTCGCCACCCTTGTACACATGCACCGTGGTGTAATCATTGCGATGCGGATAGGGCACATCGTTTTCGTATTTGCTGAAGTCCATGGTCATGCCTCCGGCTCAAATTCGATCAGGGTGCCATCTTTCTTGCGGTAAGAGACATCCTTGAAATATTGGGATAGCAGATAGGCGACGCCGGCTTCCTTGTGTTCGTGTTTTGAACCAAATGATTTGATCAGCGCTTGGATATGGTCATAGGCTTTCTCCGGATCGATACCCTCGCGCTTGACGAAGCGTAGTTCACTGATACCGGAGTAAAACCAATCGTTGAACAGCATGTTCCACTTGGTTTTACCGTACTTGAAGTCTTCCGGCACGGTATCGTAATCGGGCAGCCCCTTCGTCGTGCCGAACACGATATCGGGCTTCGTGATTTCAGGAATGCTGATCGTTGTTGCTTTCTTGATGGTCAGGCTCATCTTTCACTCCTTTGATGGTGTAGGCAATGCAATCTTCCAGTGCCGGATATTTGCGCACCAGATTCGATAGATTGACCAGCGTGATCGGCATGGCGTCGTCTTCCGACAGGCTCCAGTACGGGACTTCCCCGATGGACACCAGCCATTTGCCATGCTCCGGGTCATAGAAATTGACCAGCATCAGCGGGTCACGGAATACAACTTTCATCAGGGCTCCTTTTGGCAATCAATTGCCGGATCATGCGAACACATGCGAGGCCGCGCCGGATTCAATCAGTGCCTTCAGGTATTCTTCCGGCACGGTTTCTTCGATTCCCCGCTGCCATTGGCCGATATGCTTGCTGGTGGTGCGGGAATAGAACCGTCCCGACTTCACATAGCCCTTGCCGGGGATATATGCGGCAACCGGGGTGGAATACGAGTACAGCACCCGAGCGCCATTCGGGAATTCGGCTTCGGTACGATTTGCTCCGAGAACATTGATTTTCATAGTCACTCCATTGAGGTTAGGTTATTTCTGATTTGCAGCATCAAAAATGCGCTGGGCATCGGCCAGCTTCATTTCTCCGACGCGGGTACGGTCAGTCGTGCGAACCCGACAGCGTCCAAAGGGCATCTTTTCGATAATTTCCCATGTGCGCCCCTTGGCATCTTTCCAAGTGCTGCCAACCTTGATCGAATACTTGCTCGCCATGATTGCCTCACTGCAAGTAGAACGGTTGGCCGGCATCCTTGGCATTGCGAGCAATCAATTCCCGCTCCAGCAACGCGTTATAGCCCAGCACTGCGACGAAGGCCCGTTCCGGCACCACCGGTTCATCGTATTGCACCACGGGGGCGGGCACCGGGGCGGCAGGCTTGTCGATCACGAAGCCGATATTGCGATTCTGGTAGTCCATATTCACTCCATTGATGTATTTTAGAAATTACTTCGGGTAGACGTAGTACAAGGCACCCCGGATTTTGCATTCGACTTTATAGCCGCGACGCTCGGCAGCCTTGATGACTGGGATGCTGTAGGGTTTGTAACGACCCACTTCGCAGTACGCATATTTTGGCGCGTTCGGGCCTTCCATTTCCTTAATGCGAATCAGATTACGTTCCAAATCAGCGAATTTCATACCCATCTCACACTCCATTGGTTGTTTATCTCGTCCCACAACTTCATCTTAGTCGCACTTGGGCGGTTTGTCAATGAAAAAGCCCGGAATTTTTCCGGGCTCGCATCAAAACATGAACAGCCACAGCAGATTCACTGCGAAGTTCACATGCACCGCTTTGTCGGGCGGCAGGAAGTAATTGGCCGACAGGCCGATAGCGATCATCAGCTTGATGACGATCAGGCGGCGCAGGCCAATCCGTTTCAGGATCGCGTTCATGCTATCTCCCCTTTGTCGTCGTCATCGTGGAAAATCAAGTCAATCACCATCAGCACCAGCAATACGCCAGCGAAATAACGGTAGTGACCGTGTGCCTCGAAGAAAACGAACCCGAAGTATCCAGCGTGAGCCGACCAGTGCAGGTTGGCAGCCTTGCGGATGACCCGCTTGCATTTGTTCAACGATTTCATTTCGCACTCCATTGCGTCTTGATCTATCGAAACTCCCTAGCTCCTTCTTTTCGGAAGGGCTAGGTTTCTGCCCCCCACGACTTAACTTTAGCACAAGTCGGAGGTTTGTCAAAGATTATTTTGACGCCTCCCGTGCCTGTTGGGCGAGTTGGGCGATTTCTTGTTTCACATATTCAAGATCGCGGTATTGTTCTTGTTCGCATGTAGGCCACGGGGAGTCGGGCAGTCCCGCTCGTTTCCTAAGTTGACTCATCCGGTAGGCTTGGGCCGGCAATAGGTCGAAAGCATGGCCGCAATCGAAGCCCAGCCACCAGACACTATCGGGCTCTCCAGCGGAGGGGATATGGCAGATGCTGCCTTCTTCAGAACCGCCTTGGCATGGCCCCGCAAATGTCAGCCCGCCATGGACATCGGCATCAACATCGTCATAGTTTTTGCCGAACCAAGGGTGGCCTTCTGATACGCCGACATAGCCGCAAAGGGCTCCGAAGCGGTTTCGCACGACCAGCGCCGGCAATCCGGTATCCGGATCGGCGTATTGCACCTTGTCGGGTTCCGCCACCCACGGGCCTTCGCCCCAGTTGGCTTTTTCGGTGAAAGTTCGGTATTCGCGGGTTTCCATAGTTCACTCCATTGGTTCAGTCTACGAGCCAGCCATCTTCGACCATGGCTTCAATGGTCTTGTAAGACAGGGACGGGATTTTAACAAGGTCTTTGCCTCTTGTGTTGACAAACGCATCGATAGACAGCAGTTTTACAACAGTGAGATTGCCGTAAAGAATGATTCCGAAGCCGGGCCATGCGCCCGCTTCCTTGTTGTAACGTTTCATCGGTAGCACATTCATCAGCGGCCAGCCTTCCGTATCACGAATCATCCGGGCTTCGCGCTCGATCTCCTTCGGCGTCAGTTTCATTTTCCACTCCTTGGTTTGGCAATTGATTGCCAGTCAGCCTAGCTCCGTGGATACAACCACGTTATCTATTACGCGCAAGCCGATGCGATCCATTCGGACATCAGCGGTAACCATAGCAGCATGCCCATTACTCGCTACCACGCGGCTGCGCAGTCCGTTAGCCGCTATGTGATCCAGCGCCTCCATCAGCGTCATGTGCATGACTTCCTGTGCTACCCGTAGCGCCTTCATCCGTAGCTCTTGATACTTGTCCATCGTCTTGCTCCTTGAATAGTTCTGGGTATTTATCGGTGTAGCGTTTCAGTTGCAGCGCCTTGATATCGGGTGGGATGCTATCCAGCGGTGCCCAGCCATCGTAATACTGGATCGAATCCCGGTTCCATGTGACCTTGCCGACATCGATGCCATCCCGGCTCAATGCCCGCACAACACTCCCTAACTGGGGTGGAGTTAAGTGAGCATTAGCCCATTGCCTGTCCTTAGCCACGAGCATACCGCTCGGATTTAATTTGATGGTCATGGCACATGCCTCCAGCTTCTACCCCCTCGAATATCAGCAATAGCCCCCCGAGATACTTCGTACTTTTTCATTAGCTTGATAATTTCTCCCTTTTTACGGGGAGGGGAGGAACGGATTTCTCGCACTGCGGCTTCGGTTAAGCGGGAGTTTCCGTTCAACTCCCCCGGACAATCCCCTCCGTTTCTACGCCTATCAGCCGTATTTTCCGCATAGGAACCATAGCAAAGATTAGATACAACGTTGTTCGACCTATCATCGTCAAGATGCCGTGCCACCATGCCTTCCGGCTTTTCTCCAACAAAGGTTTCCAGAACTAGGGAGTGGATGTTTCGAGTTTTTCTACCTCCACCCTGAAAATATAAGCAACAACTGTAGTATTTAGTGCTAGTGCAAATTTTCACTAGCTTTCCACCCCCCCGTAGGGCCTTGGTGGAGCGCACCCTCCCCAACGACGAAACTTGGTATCGAGGGTTACTCGGAATAGGCTTCCAAACCTCAATCATGGCTGGCACTCCGGGGGCAGCGGGAAGCCCTTCGCATCCGGCAATTGATTGCCATTCTGCGGCAGCGCATTGCGGTCAAGCGTATCCGGGGTGATACCCCCGCTTCGTTTCACCGGGAACGGCCATTTAGGGAAGGAAGGATCGACTACGACAAAGGGTTTGCCATACCCGGCAGGCTGGAAGTCATGGGCAGTAACCACGGTGCCGGGGGCAAGCTCAAAGCGGCGACTCCCATCTGCACCAACGATCAGTTTGCTGCCGTTTTCGTAGTGAAATTCTTCGCCCCCATCGGGGTGCCTCACCAACGTTGTACCATCCGCCATACGCATCTTGGTAGTCTCGGCGCTGGGATGCACATCCCCGACCTTATACCGGGCTTCCGGGCCATCCCCGCCTTGGTAAGTTTTGGGATGGATTGGTTCTTCCACTGACCCGCCATTTTGCAACGTAATTGCGTCTTCCAGTTCGACTTCCGCCCGCACATCCGAATGGAAAGTGATCTTGCCGGCCACCAAACGGCCCTTGCTCGCCAGCCAGTATCGGATCGCTTCTTCTATATCGGCGCGACCCAGCTTCGCCATGTCTTTGCGTTTCTTGATTTCCATAATTATTCCTTACAGTTTCAGTTTTTGAAGGTCGGCCATGTTTTTGCCCGCCTTGATATCAGCAGTAAAACGAAGCTGGGGTTGCCAGCCCACACGCTCGAAGGGCAAATTTTCCATCGAGTCCACCACTAGCTTGCCATATTTTTCGACTTGATCCTCCGGTACATAGTTATAGCTGGCATCGTGGATAACGCAGAAGCAGGGGGCAGTCTTGGCATGGCCCGCTTGGGTGTACAGGGCTATCGCCCAAATCATGCAGTCTGACAAGGTAGATTGGATGGGGGAGTTCACCGCCCTTCTTTCTTCCTTGCTCCTTGATTGTTGATTAGGGGATTTAATCAAGGGCAAGTGGCGAATCCTACCAAGAGGGCTGCGCACATAGCCATACATCCGTGCCAAGTTTTTATATTGTTCATGGTATTGGATCAGGCCGGGGTAGGTATCGAAAAAGGTGTTACGAGCCCGGATAGCTTCATCGAGGGAGATGTCAACGCCATACCCTGCCCCCGCATACTCTTTGAAGCCTTCGGCCCCCATTCCGTAAATCAGGCCGAAGTTGAGAGCTTTCGCCAACTGCCGAAGTTCATCATACATTTCTTGCTTGGCCGGATCAGGGGAGTTCTTCAACTCCAGCATCTGGTCATACTCCAGACCGGCAAGCCTGCCTCCCGTCAGAGCATGCAAATCCATGCCGTTCAGATAGGCATTGAGCATCGTGGGCTCGTTAGCAACGCAGGCGATGACCTTCAACTCTCCTTGCGCATAGTCGGCTTCTGTGACGACATGGCCCGGTGGCGCAGGAAAGCACCTACGAAGCGGTTTTCCCCACTTTCCGTGTTTCACGATTGTTTGTATGGCCGGGTCGCGGGCGCTCAATCTGCCGGTGACCGCGCCCCCTTCCGCATTATCCCTGTTGCCCACGAAGAAGTAATAGCTGGGGTGCAGCTTGCCATCACTACGAATGTGCTTCTGGAAACCATGGACATAAGTATTCAATATCTTGGAAGCCGATGAGTATTCTTCCATCAGGGATACGAACTCCTTGGCCTCCGGGATATCCTTGAACATGGATAAATGCTCGCCCGCTGTGCTTGGCGCATCTCCCCCTTCCGTCATCATTTTTGGGCGTAAATTCAATCCCATGGGGGAGAACATGAAATCGATCAAGAAAGCCGCTTTGGTAAGATTCAGCCCACCGAGTTTTGTTGTATCTGTGTGCTTGGCAGCGATCCGGCCTCCTACGATCTTCTTGGCTCTTTGTATCAGCCCGAGAATCGTATTGGTCAAATCCGCTTCGAGTTCCTTGTAGGCTTCCATGTCAACAAGAACGCCGCCTCGCTCCACCAGTTCAAAAGCGCGGGCAGCAGGGTGCAAAATATTGACGTAGAAACCACAAAGGGCATTGTCGGCTAATAACTCGGCTTTTTGGGCTTGGGCTACTCGTAAGCAAGCATCCGTATCTCCCCCCGCGTATTTCAGCAGTTCTTCCGGTTGGGCTTTCAGAACCAAGTCCATTCGGCTCTTATCCACACTCTTGTCGAATTGGTCAGAGTAGCCTGCCATTTCTGGAGCGTAAAGTTTCGCGTGGACATCAAGACCATTACTGCGATTTTCATCGAGGCAAGACCCACATAAATTGGTGTCGAACTTGAAATTCGTACATTCAATGCCGGTATGCACGGCCAGCCAATGCAAGTCGAATTTCAGGTTCGCGCCGCGCAGCGATATCTTTGTGGAATTCAGCAGGTATTCGATGTGGGGTCGAAAGTCGGATAGCCAGTGCTGCGCCGCTGCCGCTGATTCAAACTTCACGACATCCGCTTGCCCGATGGTATGGGAGACTTGGATCGTGACGATATACGCGCCCGGATGGTCGCCGTTGGGTTTCAGATAAGGATCGAGGCCAATTGTCTCTAAGTCGAGCGCCACTTCGACCGGGATGCTGGTCTTGGCAAATCGCTTCTCAATCGCGTCCATTGTCTCAGCGAAATGTTCAACATAGCGGTAATAGCCAAGATTCGGTTCCAGCTTGCCAGTCGTATGCAGCCGTAATGCCGCCGCGACATCGCATTCCAGATCAACGAACTTGCCATAGTCGATTTCCCCGATGCCGGAACTATACGAGAACATCACCGGGATGCCGGATTGCGGCATGGGGAATACCCGGCTGCGCAAGCTATTGATGGTGCGGCCCTTCGGCACAACGCCTTCCGCTTGCAGTGTTCCGAGGGTGGAGTTGCCGAGCGCGAGGATCGTGCCCGGTTGCTCTTGCCCGAACGGTGGCAATTGATTGCCAATGATGATCTTGGTCGAGTTGAAATTCTTGAAGACCGGCGCAAGCCGTTGCCGCACTTTGGCTTGCGGGTCATCCGTCCAAACAAAAAATGGTTTCATAGTTTTTGCAGGTATTCACGCAGGTTTTTCTCTGCCGCATCGACTTCTCGGGCGGCTTGCAGTTTGCCTTCTGGGCTGGCGTATTTATACAGAATGAGTGCGGCATGGTTGATGCGGCGCACGGCATAGGCTTCGACCAGCCGCATCACTTCCTGTACCTTGGAGTCTTCCATGCCCGCCTCCTACAGTTTCGCCACAGAAGGATCGAGAGCCCACTTGCCCTTGGTATGGGTGAAGGCGACGCCGCCCGCATCCAGCAGCCGCTTGATCGTGGCTTTCAAATCTCCCTGCACGAAAGGCGTGATCAGGGTGCCCTTGTCCACCTTCGCCGCACTGCCCGAGAACACGATCAGGTGCGCAATATCGCCACCCTTGCGGGAAATGATGTAGGCCCATAGGTCGTCATGCAGATGGGCAAAGAATGCCGCCTTGTCTTTTTCCAGCACATCGGACTTTGCGGTGATATCGATTTCGAGTTGCCATGGGCCGAACGGCAGCTTCACGGATTTGACGCTGCGGTAACCTTCCCCGACCGGATGCAGCGGCATGTTCAGGGTGTCCGCGATGGCGAACAGGGTGGAATCAGATGTCATAAATTCTCCGTTTTCTTCAGCACACGCTCGGCTTGGACGATATCGCTGTCATCCGGCTTGATGCCGGCTTTCACCGCGATCTTGATCAAGCGCCGGATCGTGTACACCAGTTCAGGGTGATGGGCTATCGCGTTATGCGCCATCGCTTCGAGTCGTTTCCTATCAATCGGCGGCAGATTCATACTTCTTCGAACTCCATTGCATCGTCATGGAATTCGGCAGTCACCTTGCCGAAGCGGATTCCCAGCAGATAGGCTTCGAACAGCCACCAATTCTCGGTCTTTTCGATCAGGAACAGTTGGGCCTTCGTATCGATGCCGGGGAACGGGCTGGGCAGCGGCAATTGATTGCCAACTGCCAGCGCCGCGAATTGTTCCCGGTATATCCGGGCTTGCTCGCCAGTCAGTTTCATGCGCCTTCCTTGATCTGTTTGTAATTCGTAATGATTTCCGTCCATTCGATACCCGAGCCGAACAGGATGGAACCGACGATGCGCGGCAGCGGCACATCGCCCGTGCCCACATGCATCGAGAAATACACCTTGCCACCGGGCATTTTGCCCTGCTGGAAGCCCACGCCGGTCAGTTTCGAGATATCTGAAGTCAGGAAATCGCCTTCGACGCGCAGCGATACCGCTTGTGGCTTGCGCCGCGCCGCGATCTTCAACCGATCCGACAAGCCAATCACATGATAGACGCTGCCAGCATCGGTGCCTCGCACTGCCTGCCCGATCTTCGTGGCTTCCCGCAGCGGTATGGGCTTGTCCAGATCAACCCCAGCAGTCTTGAGTTGTTCTTCCGATTCCTTCAAGGCCGCTTGAGTTTTCTTGAACTGGGAGTACGCCTCGGCTTCTGGCATCAACCCATCTTGCTTTGCCATCACATCGTTGACATTGGTGGGGTCATACTCGGCTGCCGCTGCCTTGGCAATATCCGGATTGGCAGCCCAAGTCATGCCCTTGCCCAGCAAGGCTTGCAACCGCGAAGCGCATATCTTGCGCTGCTCGGCATTGAGACTTCCCTTCAGGATGGAAGTAGTTGCAACCGGGAAAGTGATATTGGTTTCCTTGTCGCCGGCAGTCATTTCGAGGTCGTAGAAACCGATCTTGAATTGGACATTCAGCTTTTCGCGCAACTCCTGTACGAGCGTCAGGTCGTAATCGTCCAGCAGCGCCTTGAACAGAATGTCTTCGGGTTTTTGGTCTTTGTACATGATATTGATCGCCATTGTTCTCACTCCATTGATTGAACACCCTTATTATCAGTGCAATCGAGCGGTTTGTCAATCAACCGAAGATCGACTTGTTCGATTTCACTGGATAAACGGTGCCGCCCGTGCCATGTGATCCCTTTTCAACCGGGAACAGGCTGCCGCCCTTGTACGGTTTCTTGGTGGACTTCACCGACTTGATGCCGTAATGCTTCACAAGAAACTGAATTTGCTCGGCTGTCTCGACTGCTTTTTCGCAATAGTTGTCGCGCACATACTGGATCGCATTTTCATTGCCAGTCATATGCTTGACGAGTGCCGCGAACAGGGTGCCGGTGCGGCCATGCCCGCCAATGCAGCCGACATGGATTTTATCCCCCGCATGAAGCCTGTCTGCCAACCAGCACACCATCTTGTGGAACTCCTTCGGATCGCTCGGCGCATACATATCGGTGACCGGGAAATAAATCTCGGTGCGGGTCGCGCCATTCCATGGGTAGGCTTTCGCGGAATACGTCATGCCGTAATCGAGCCCGACATAGATATCCGCATCGCTGACGACCGGATGGCTGCAAGAGCCGCCATAGATTTCATATTCCCCGATTTTCAGTGCCGGGTGCGATTCATAGCACTTCGGCACCACCTTCTTCGATTTCTCGATGACTTCACCAAAATCGTATTGCGTTCCATAGTTGTAGTTCTTCATGCTGCAACTCCTTTGCGTGAGAGGATGGGTACGGCAATGCCCGGCGCGACTTTGTATTCGCCAATCTTTTCCATGCCTTCAATTATCACGGGCTTAGGTTGGGGTTTATTTTTTTGGGCTTGCTTTTCTTTCCCATAGGAACCTATAGACCCCAGTGCCTCCACCAAATGCCAGTCAACTTCCGGGCCGAATTCTTCCGGGCAGACACCCCGCACTTTTGTTACCAGATGCTTTAATGTGTAATCGCTGTATTGCTGCCCCGCCCAGTCATACATCACCATTTCCGGTATCTGCCCGGAACGCTGCACATCGAGGATGCGGATCAGTTCCGTGCCGTAATGGTCGTAGCACATGCCCTTGTTGAAAATCGGCCCACCGTTATGCGCCAGCGTCCACACGGTATCCAGCAACATTTCCAGCGAAATCTTGCCGTGGATGAATGCCTCCAATGGCTCGGCCACCTTGCCCCACTTCACGCCGCCATACCCATTCTGGTAGCTGCCATTGTTGAAGGCATAGGTAACGCCGGAAAACCATTGGCCGAGCGTCAGATCGGGCGGGGTATCCATGAAATGGTTGACTGCGCCAGTCGAATTGCCTTTGAACGGGCGCAGCTTGTTGATGTACTTCCAGACCTCCTTGCCGAATTCCTTATCCAGATGCGCCTTGATATTTTCTTCACTGGATTTCTGGGTATGCCGCACTTCTCGGGTCGTAATCAGCGCCAGATAGATTAGCGCCCGCTGCCCCGACTTCGCCAGCGCTTCGGCATACATCCGCATCACTTGTTCCGCCCAGTCCGGCAAGGCTTCATGCGCAGTGAATTTCTTGCGCACAATCGAAGCCAAATGGTTCAGCGCATAAAAACTCAGCGCTTCGGTTTCCGGATGCGGGGTGCCGCAACCATCCAGATAAGCGCGGCAATTGATTGCCAAATTCTTGGCCGGGATATGCGCGACGGAAATCAGTTTCGTTTGCGGCAGCGCATCGTAGTACGCAAGCGTGTTCTTGGGAATAAATTCACTCATTGCTTACTCCTTCACTCCATTGACTTTGTTTTTGCTACTGCTACACGGTCATCATACAGCACTTGGTAGGTTTGTCAAAGACTTCTTGAAGGTGAAGATCGATTTGATGCGGGCAAGAAAAATGCGCCGCTTCACTTCTTCCGGGATCGCATACTGGGTGACGAACTTGTATTGCTCGGCAGTTTCCACCGCATGCGGGTAGTAGTGGGCACGGACATATTCAACCGGGTGATCGATACCGAAAGCTTTCGCCAGCACGGCCAGAAACAGCCCCGTGCGGCCTTTGCCGGCATAGCAGCCGACATACACTGGCTTGCCCGCCAAGATCGCTTCTACCGCCTGTAGCAGCCCCCTGTCGAGCCATTCCTTTTCCGGAGTACAGAAATCTTTGGTAGGGATATCGATATCGCAGTGGGCATTGATTTCCCGTGCCATTTTCACACCCACGGTGCCCGGCAGTTTGCGAGAATATGCGCCGCCAATCACGGTGTAGTGCTTACCCAGCAAGGCTGGCAGCTTCAAAACGCCATTCATGTCCTACTCCTTAGTTTGTTGGTTTATCGCTTCTTTTTTGCTTCGTAATGGATAACGGCGAATCCGATGTGCCCGCACTTCTTGCAGCCCTCGCCATCGCAATATGGGCAGACATCTTCCACGGTCAAGTCCATCGTGCGGCCCGGCACATTGAAATGCGCCATCGTGGCTTTCGTCATATTCCTGACCACGCCAACTTCAACATTGAATACCCAGTCGTGATAGCGGCGGTTACCGCGCTCATGCGTCGTAATCGCGGCCCGGTTCACCATTTCCCCGAGTTCTTCCGGAGAAATACCTTCCTGTTTCGCAATACTCAACACTGCCTCGGTCACCAATTTATCGGTCATCGGCAGTTTTTCCATGTCAGTCTCGAATCCGGTGGATGCCCACCGCTCGCGGCGCTTCGAACGCCAGCCGGGAAAAGTTTTCTTGAAACGGTCGATCCGCTTTCACGCCGCACTGGATATACACGCCGGGTTCGACTTCGGTGCGTTCTTCATCCGTAATCAGGAATGGCTCGCGGCCATACAGGATATGGACATGGCGGGCATCGGGAATTTGTTGCACGACCAGTAGCTTGTTGCCGACCCGGATTTTGCTACCTTCATTGATACCTATCGAAAGAGCCACTTTTCACTCCATTGTTAGTTGCCTAGCAGTTTATCACATGCATCAGATAGTTCCCAACTCGATCCGCCCGCCACGCCGCGCCGCACCGTCACCGCAATCACCAACCCCTTGCTGCGCAAGATCGTCAGGTAACTGGAGACATCCGAGATATCGAAGGGATGGCCCAGATCGATCAAGCGCTTCGTGACTTCGGCGGAAGTCGCATGCTCCAGATTCGCCAGCGCCATCAATGTATTCCAGATATGGCTGCCGCGCCGGGGCAGCTTTGCATCTTCCGCTACATCCGCATGCGTGACCGTGAATTCCTGTAGCTTGGTTTCCACAACCCGGTGATAGCCGCACAAGCACCGGAGTATCTTGTCGTACTCCGTGACTTGGTAATACGCATGTGGGCTGCCGCACTTCGGGCAATCGATCTTGATCATAGGCGGAAAGAAATTTCCGCCATTCTACTTTCACTTCAGCAACAGGGCAATCAATTGATCTTCCGAAATGAACGATTTCTGCCCCGGTAACAGTTCGCCAATTGACACCGGGCTAATTTCATCCTTCTTCCATTCCAGCACTTTTTGCACCGTGTCGCTATTGCTGATCTCCATTTGAATTTCGCCTTTTGCCAGAATCAAGTCTTCCAAGGTATAGACCCATTCCAGTTCCGGCAACGCCATCGGGCCGATGCTGCTGCGGATAATCTTGACCCGTGCCTTGTCTTTTTCAGTCAGCGATTTCTCCAATCCCTTGATGATCGGGTCTTCAAACGAGTCTTGCGGGTTCAAAAAGGTAAGGAAGAACTTCAGTGAATCATCGTATTTCGGCAACCGGATATCGATATAGACTTCTCCCGCTGCCTCCTTGATGCTGGCAACCAGCTTTGCCACGATTTCCTTCGGGTCATTCAGGTACATGCTATCGATGCGCAAGTAATTGCTGCCCCCGACTTCAATAGCCTCGGCCTGCTGCCACAGTAGGTTCTTGAATTCCTTCAAGTCTTGGCTCTCGCTGGCATCGATGATCGGCACTGCGCCAACCCATACACGACCCGTGGCACCGCAAATCGATATCACTTCCCCTTCATCGAAGTCCACCGTGCTGCTGCCGAGGCCGACCACGCACGGCTTGTTCATGCCCCTTGCCACCACTGCGGCATGCGAGGTTTCGCCCCCTTTCATCGTCAATACACCTTTGGCGGCAATCATGCCGGCAATGTCATCCGGGGTGGTTTCGTCCGTTACCAAGATGCAAGGCTTTTGGCAATCAATTGCCGCTTGCGCCGACTTCACCACCACACCGATTGCCACGCCCGAACATGCCGGAATGCCGGTGTACGCTGGCTTATCCTTGAAACTCGGATCAATGATCGGCAAGCAAGCCAGATCGATATCACGCCGGCTCACCCGCTTGATCGCTTCTTCCTCGCTGATCAAGCCTTCCTTGGCGAAATCCACCGCGAATTTCACCGCCGCTTGCGCCGTGCGCTTGGCCTTGCGGTATTGCAGGATATACAGCTTGCCATCCTGCACAGTGAATTCGATATCAACTACATCCTTTTCTTTCTTTTCCAGCTTCTCCCCGATTTCAAACAGTTCATTGCAGATCGGCGGATTCCACGCAGCAAAGTCACCCGCATGCATGCCCGCCACTTTGCCCGCCACTACATCCTCGCCTTGGGCATTGGCAGCAAAGTTGACCACGGCAAAAGGGTCACCAGTATTGCAATCACGGGTGAAGTACACGCCCGCACCGGATTGCTCATTCATATTGCCGAACACCATCGCTTGAATCGTCACTGCCGTACCCAAGTCATCCGGAATGCCGTGGTGCTTACGGTAGACTTTTGCTTTCTCGCCATTCCAGCTTTTGAACACCGCTTCGATGCAGTTCAGCAATTGCAGCGCTGCTGCCGGGGGCGCTTCCCAATTACCCTTGCTCAAGCCCAGCACAGTTTCGTTATACATCTGCGCCAGCCGGTTGCGGCAATCAATTGCACAACCCTCACCCAGCTTTTCTTTCCAGAAATCGAACGTCACGCCATCTAGCCCGACATTTAGCACCGTTTCAAGCATCCCCGGCATCGAAATCTTCGCGCCCGAGCGCACCGATACGAGCGGCATATAGCCAAACTTGTCGATGAAGAAATCGGTGATGTCGTTGATGCGGTCTTTGACTTGACCCATCACTTTCTTCGGGTCTTTCATGTACTCGCGGCAAGCTTCGGTCGGAATGATGATCGCGGGTGGCACGTTGATGCCCTCGCGCTGCATCTTCCACAGGCCAAAGCCCTTGCCTCCGAGGAAATCCGCCGTTTGTTCTTCGGCGTCATAGATCGTTACCAGTTTCATATTCACTCCATTGAAATTGATCTGACTACAGCATCAGTATGACACACTAATCCTGTTTGTCAATACAGCAGTTGGGCTTCATACGCGGCAACCATGCTCAAAATCAAGCCCAGCATCATTGCGGCCCATGCGGCAAACGTCATCGTGCCATCTTCTTGATTCACGATCTTCGTTGCGGCTATGACGGTAATGATGATTCCTACGATGCAAAAGATTTCGACTTCCATATCACTCTTTGATTTTTAGATTTTGGATGGCTTGGGCAACTTCCTTCCCTGCCATATTAAATGCGACTTCGCTTGCCAGTTGCAATGCCCGGTTGAATATCTCGGCGTCTTCGTTGCTTGTAGCCAACATCGAGCGCACTTGCCAGCTATGCCATGCCAGCTTGGCTGGGAAGAAATGGAAATCCTTGCCATCGGGGGTGCGGCGCAAATTCAGCTTGCGCATTGCGGCCCATTTCTTGAATTGCTTTTCGAAGAATCTGGGTTCCATTGCACCCCCGCTTGGCAATCAACTGCCAGTCCCGTTGGCGGCTGCCATGCTGGCGTTGACACTGTTCAAATCCATCTGCCCTTGTTGGAAGCCTGCCTTGCCCGGCTGGCGCTTCTTGCGTCGGCGCAGCATGCCGGCATAGTCAATCTCGGCAGCTTGCTTGATTTCTCGAACGGGCACGTTCTTGCCCAGCACCACGGCCATGTTGTATGCCTTCGAGATATAGCCATCGTAGCCGGCCTTAACTATCTCTGACTCCATCGTGTTGTATTTCGTGGCAGGGTCATCGATGCCCTTGATCTTGTCGAAGATGCCCTTCGGATCATTCGCCAGATCATACAGGTTGGATAACGTGGTCTGGTACACGTTGTTGCCGAGCCCGGCTTCCTTCCGTGGCAGCTTGCCATCCGGGGGATTCAGGTAGAAATACACCCGGTTCTTGATATTGAAATCTTTCGATTTTGCCAGCCGCTCGGCTTCCGCGCCGCGAATGCCAGTGCCGTAATACGCACCGGAGAGTTCGGTTACGCCGGCTTGTTTTCCGTAGTGGGTGACGGATTGGGGTGGGAGGGCGTCGGGTTGCTGCGGTCGGAGTGCGATGCCGCCATTTCCTGATACGCTGCTTCCGCTATGTCCTGCGCCGGCTGCGGTAGTGAATTGTCCGTTTTTTGGGTCATGGTATGGGTCTTCCTTCAA